TCGATAACTAGCGAGTCGGTGTCCATTTCTTCTGTCATGCTGCCAACGAGAACATTCAACTCACGCTCTTCAAAGCCGAAAACCTCGATATCGTCCAGAACAAGCGACTCAAGCTCTTTCTGTAGCTTAATTGCATCGTAATCAATGCTGGCAAGTCGGTTATCTTCAAGGCGCTTCGCACGAACCTCGTCATCACTGAGATCATCGCGAACAATAACCGGTACGCGCTCAAGTCCAGCAAAAATTGCAGCCTCACGGCGGCCGTGGCCAGTAATAATTACGTCGTTCTTATCGACCGTAATTGGCTGGTCAAATCCGCGCTTTTTAATGGCTGCGGCTAGATCTCGGATCTGCTGTTCATCATGCTTTTTGGCATTCATCTCATAGGGAATAAGATCTGCCGGGTCGCGATATACGATTTCAAACTTTTTGGTCATTACATACGCTCCTTGTAGTAGTCGACCAGCCACACCAGAGCCTCACCAGCGTTCTCCATTTCATTACCGGTGTTAATAGCCTGCTCTTTGATGATGTTTTTTATGGTTTCTGCAACACGATCTGACGCATCGAAAGTTACTTTGAAGCGCATGGTCTGATGTTCCGCCCCCACACGTTCGGTTTTCTCTCGTTTGTCGGTATCGACAGGCTCATCACTACCACGAGACAACGCCTCCAGTGCTTCAAGGTCGATTGCCGCCTCTTTTGCTAAAACCATCGAGATTTCGTCGTCATACGGGGCGATTTCAGACAGTTGATAGTCAAGTTCTGACTGAATTTCTTCAATGAAGCGTTGCAATGCGATTTGGTCGTCTTCACCGTATCGCTCGTTGTCCACCAGTGACATCTGTTTAGCTACGACATCGCTAATTTTGCCCACAGAAAGCACTGGAACCGTTGAAATTCCTTGCTCAATAGCGGCACGCCAGCGATGTTCGCCGCCGAGGATTTCAAAAAATCCATCTTCAAGTTCACGAGCCAAAATTGGCTTAAAAAAGCCCAATTTTTCGATAGAACCTTTCAGTTTTTCAAAATTCTGCGCACCAACCGAATTGGTGTTCCAGGTATTCGGGCGAAGGTTGGCAACATCAACCTGCAAAATCGTGATTTTTACATCCATTTTATTGCTACAATCCACTAAGTAATCACTTACTTATTATAATAGCCAAATAACATACAAAAGGCACTAAGGAAAGAGGTTTATGACTGTTCGGATTGTATCTAACGCAGTTAATGCGCTTATTTCTGGCGCAGATGACAAGGTAAAGCAACTGGTGCAACAGATGTTGAGCTACGAAGTCGAGACTGGCGACTGGAAGGGCACAAGCACAATGTTCAACTGGAGTAAAAACTCGTTCCCTGCAGGCTTTGCCAAGCCTGTAGCGGCGAACTTGAACAAGGCGGGCATCAAATGTGTTCATATCCGCAAAGACAAAGCCCCGGCGCTTGGTAAACCAAATCCGGCGGTTAACCCATTCCCATACAATCCTGATTATGCGTATCAGGATCAGACTGTGGAAACACTGGTTCGAGAGGGAATGATGATTGCGCAGATCGCTACTGGTGGCGGGAAATCTAACGTTGCCTGCAAAGCAGCTGCACGTATCGGTCGAATGACATTATTTTTAACAACCCGCTCTGTTCTGATGTTTCAAATGGCCGAAAACTTCCAGAGATCCATCGACTACCGCGCCGAAAATGGCGAACCGTGGTTAAAAGACCAAAAGGTTGGAGTCATTGGCTCGGGTGAGTTCCAGGTATCACGACATATCAACGTCGCTACAGTTCAAACTCTTGCAAGTTTCCTCGAAGAACCACCACGCGATGCAACACCAGATAAGAAAAGCTACCACCTCAAACGTCGGGAGTTGGTGAAACGCTTCCTTTCAAGTGTCTCTCTTCTTATTCTGGAAGAGGCGCATGAGTCTTCAGGCTCAAATTTCTATGACATCGCCAGATTATGTGTGAACGCAGACTATCGTCTGGCGCTTACAGCCACGCCGTTCATGAAGGATTCGACGGAAGCCAACATGCGCCTGATGGCGGTGGCCGGGCGAATTGAAATTAAAGTCACAGAAAAGTACCTGATTGATCGAGGCATTCTGGCAAAGCCGTACTTCCTTTATCATAAAGTTGCCTACAAGCCAGACGAGGCCAGAATCAAGGCCGAACTTGCCAACAAACACCTCAATTTTAGAGTTGGTATGAGCACCGCCTACCAAAAGGCTTATCAGTTGGGGATCGTGTATAATTTGGGACGTAACGAGGCCATTGTTCGCGAAGCATTGCTCTATAAGCAACATTCTCTCAATTGTATGACTCTGGTTCGTCTTAAACGCCACGGGCAAATCCTGATGGAAATGATGAAAGAGTCCGGCCTTAGAGTTGACTTCATCTATGGGGAATCTAACCAGGCGACAAGGCAAGCAAAGCTGAACAGTTTAGCGTCTGGAGAAATAGATGTTTTAATAGGCTCGACTATTCTGGATGTCGGTGTTGATGTGCCAAGCGTTGGTGCGGTCATTCTTGCTGGTGGTGGGAAAGCAGAAGTTGAAATGAGGCAGCGTGTCGGTCGTGGCTTACGAGCCAAAAAAAATCAGGCAAACGTGTGTTTTATCACTGATTTCATTGACATTAGCAACAAATACCTGTTGTCTCACTCTTATGAGCGAAAACACATCATCGACACCACACCTGGCTTTGCAGAAGGTGTATTGCCTATTGATGGAGCATTCGATTTTGGAGTTCTGAAACGAGATTAGTTATGAGCGAAAAGAAAACAACTTATTGTCAGGTAGCATTGTCTGATAAGGCCAATGACAAACTTGGAAAGTTTCAAGTGAAACTAAAAGAAAAAAATATCAAAATGTCTAAGGCTGAAGTCATAAATACCATTCTGGAACAATTGACAATGGCCGACTTTGACAAGGTTATATCTTCTGTCGGGGCTTCCGCTAAGACTCGTGAGAAAATCATGCGTATCTATGAGAACTCTAATATGACAAAGGAAGATCTCGAAACGCTATTAAGCAGATTAAAATAATCACGCTATCAATTAGGGAGACAAAGATGAAGTCTCCCATACTGTTCACTTTCTGTTCTAAAACTATCATGAAATACTCGCTTCTCCCTCTACTAACGTTACCAGTGTTGATGCTTACCGCGTGCCAATCACGCCCAATATCAATCCATGACGCCAAACCAGCACCGCAGGCCAAAGTGTTCAAGTATCAAAGCGCAGCGCCAGCTACGTTGGTGGTAATGAGAGACACAGGTTTTGTAGGAGCTGGATGTGATGCTTCCATTTTCATCAACGGCGAAACTGTCGCAAAACTGGCTACAGGCGAAAAAGCGACTTTCCATTTAAATGCCGGAGAATTAATTGTGGGTGCATCTCTTGAAGGTGCAGGTTTATGTGCTCTAAACCCCGCTCGTCAAGAGCGAGAAACGACTCTGAAGAATGGAGACACAAAAGCGTTCAGGGTGTTCACCAGCAATTCTGGTGACATCGACATTCTGCCAACAACTCTGTGATGACATGACAACCAAAGATATTACCTACGGTATCCAAGCTGAACTCTGGCCGCGAGATTACACTAACGTTGAAAAACTACTGATGTTCTGGCGCAGAGAACAAATTCCTGTAAGGGTCACTCTCGAAGATGGTCAGGCGTTTTGCATGTACGTTTATGGCCTCATGCCATCTCGCAACAAAGTTGACCTTTGCCCAGCCCCTTTTGACAAAGAAAATCGTATAAGGCTCCCACTTGAACGCATTAGTACAATTGAATCAGGTGTGGTTGACAGTATCGCTCACGATTTCAAAGGTCGATTAACAGTTCACCCTGATTATGTCGATAATCGGCCATCACGCCGCGATTTTTTTGCAATTTGCAACCAAGCCTACAAAGCAAACAAATCTATAAGGGTGTACATGGCGGATGGCCGTGAAATTGAGGGGGTGTCAGCAGGCGCAGATGCTTGTCAGGTTACACTACGTGTCGAGAACGGTAGAAAAATAGTTGTTTTGTTCGATTGGGTTGAACGAATTTTGCCTTTTTGAGTTATGAAATCGATATTGTTACCACCATTATTTTTACTTTGCTCAGTTGCGGCAAATGCAATGGACTATAAGCCTGTCATTCAGTCGCTGATGAATGACGTGTGCTCAACGTCTCAGAATGTATCAGTTTGCATGTATCAATTTTCGGCAGCCGTAAAAGCAGGAAAAGCGATAGGTGAGAATGTGGAACTGTGTAAGAAAGTGGCAAATGAAGAACGGGCAATGTTGGATTGCGAATCTAGCGAGTCATCGGCACAGTTCGTTGATGCGCTATTTGACACCAATCGTAAGGCTGTAGAGTCTGTTCAATAAATCTATAAGGTTAATAACCGGCTAAGTCCGGTTATTATTTTTCACATCACTTCTTTATATCTACAAATCAAATAACCTAAATATATATAAGGTCGAAAGCCGGAATCGATTATTTATTTAGGGAACACCTTCGACGATCTCGCTTTTATTTCTAGGACTTTCATCCCTGCAAAAAATTTTAAAAAAACACTTGCAATCTTTTTTCGCGTATCGATAATTGAACTCGTCGAAAGCGAAGACGCTAACGACAATAAATTTTAAATTTACATAAGGAAAAATTATCATGGCTAACATTATCATTTCTAAAAAGTCCATCATTGAAGCTGCATCTATTGTATCCGACGAGCTGCGCGAAAAAGCAGATCTGGCAACTCAAACATATAACGAACATTATAAAAATGGTACGCACACTAAAGCAGACAAAGCAAATATGCAAGCTGCGACCACTAAACTTGCTTACTTCATCAACAACGTTGTAAACGCTGTAGAAGACGAAAAATTATGCTCTGTTTTTTACTATGCGATTAAAGCAAGCAAACAAGCGCCAGAAGTATTTTTCCGTGATGCAATGACTAATAGTTATTCTCTGGAAAAACTGGTTTATCTGGTTAAATCAATTAAATCTGGTAAATGCGTTTATTCCATCGCTGATATGTCAGGATCTCGTGTATTCGCTTTAATCGATATGATTAACGACGAGATCGACACGTTCACCAATGGCGCTGTTTTCGATTTAATGAATGAAGCTAAAAAAGCGTGTGAAATTAAATTGGACGCTGGCTATACTCAAGCCAACCAGTTGATCAATCTTTGCGAACGTCTTGGACTTGTTGAAAAAGTCAAAGGAGCTGGGAGCGCGAAAGCTGGTACTCAGCAATATCGCTTCATTAAAAATGATTTCTACAATTATTTAGCTGATGCTTTCAAAGCGTAATTAATGGAATCAAGCGCCCATTATGGGCGCTTTAAAGGAGCTTTAAAAAATGGTCAGCTATGACAAGATCCGCGCGGAATATCGCGCAAAGTATCGCGCTTATAAACTGGAATTAATCGATGATTTGATCGCGCAACGCGACCAATTAAATTTTACGTTTTCTGATTTGCTTAACAGCAAGCGAGATTGCAAGCGCAAACGTGAATACTTACGTTTAAGCGCATTAATCGGAAAACTTCAAAATTCTATTTAATTTTTTTAAGGAGCTTAATCATGTTTGTTCTTATCGCTGGCGTTAACGTCCATAACGAATATTATGTTAATCGCATCGCTGGGATCGCTGGTTACGCTGGGCGCGCAGTCGAGCTTATAGATGAAACGACGCGCAAAATTGACTTATTGAGCGACCAGGAGCGAAAAAAAGCAGACGTGAACGACGCTGATATATTTTTAATGTTAAAAGCGTTTGTAGAAATGGGATTTGAAATCAGTTTACATAAATAAAATCGAGCGCCCACTATGGGCGCTTTTTTCGTTTCCAATACTTCCACCATAACGCGCCAATGATGGCGCTTTTTTTATTGTCTTTGACTCACTCCAACAACATAAAAATAAGCGCCAAAATAACGCCACAGACGAGCTTTTATATCCTTACCAGTATATACCCATTACTTAGCGCATTAACGCGCTTAAAACGCGTTATATTGCGTTATGGTGTATGGTTAATCATTGGCTTTTAGTCTTGCTTTATGATCCGCGTTTATTTGTCGGCGCGGATCGGCATTTTGTTTTGTTCCGTATCCGCTCGCGTATTATGTGCGCGTGATTTTTCACATAATCACACCACTTAATCACGTATGTGATTATGCTACGAAAGAAATCTGGATGTCTCAGGCGACGAAAGTCATCATAATTTTCCCCGCTCACCTGTCCGACAACCGCTGGTTGGATTCCACCAGCTTCCCGATGTTTTTTTCTACACAAAGGCGAATGCAGCCGTTTCCCGAAAAAATCCTGGCCGTTTCCCGTCGGCTCATGAATGCGTTCCTTGCCGTTTCTGAAAATTTCCCTGCGGCAGCTGGTGGCTATAGAGAAAGGGCCGTTTCTGGCCCTCTTCTCAGTTACACGCCATCAAGGATGTGGATGCGGTTGCTTGCGTATACATTCAGCATAAAGTTAGCGCAAAACAGTTTCCATGTATCAACGCCAGCGGTATACGTAATGTTTTTGCATTTAATTGCATTGTTGGCGATCCGCATCCCCTGCGATACTGCTTCATCGTCGGAAAATTTGAACGACGATTGAGTTTTAATCCAGACAGAAATCTGCGTAGCGAACTCAATCAACTTGGACTGGCAGAATCGCCCGGAGCGCACCGGAAAGACGAACGTTCCGAATCCAGAATTTACCACATACGCTTTCTCAAATACCCGCGAGTAACGACGATTGCCAATGATGTCGCGTGCAATAATGCATTTTTCTTGTGCTGACAGTTCTACCGTCTCATTGTCGCGCCATGCACCAAGTACTCGTTTTTCAATGTCAGAGAACGTTACAGCGATATTGCCATGTGCGGGTGCGTTTACAGTAGCGATAAAATTCATGATTAATTCCTTATCGTAAATAACAAATTGTTTTCTTGTTGGTGTTAATTATCGTTGTACGAATAAGGCGTCAAAGTGGAAAGTTGCGGTAGCCGGACGGGAACAGGTGGGTTTGTCGGTTGCCTGGAGGTAAGAGGTTGGTGTTTTTAGCCTGCGGGAAACAGGATGGTCATTTAAGGCCACCAATGCTGATGGCCTTAATAATTATCGACCGATTACGCTAAGGATCTTTTCCTCAACTGATTTGTTGTTGCGACTAAACTGCCTTGCGTATCTGATGACAGAAGAGGCGTTTTGCTTTCTGACCATCTCGGCTCTTTCCTTCAGGCGTTTCTTGAAATCGCCCATATTTACCACCAGGCGCAGAAGGTCAGTTTATTATTGTGAAAGTCGTGGTTCTTAATCAGATCTTCCACAAGCTCTTTCAACTCCCCCACATCATGCCAGTAACCTTCATCGTACTCCTGACTGCCGAAGAAAAAACCTTCCCGAGTAGGCAAGTACTCTTCGCAATTACTTTCGTTTATGTGCATCAAATGAGCTTTCAGAAGACAAATGTCATTCATCGTTAATTCTAAAAGCTCACAATTTTCGACTTCACCTACGTTGCGCTCCATCCACCCAACGAGCGCATTGAACTTACGGAAGTAAGCAACCTGCTTTCTGGATGCCTCGTTATTCAGATCGTTTTTAGGCTGTGTCTCGATATAGATATCAAGTCCCATGATGGTTTCCTTATTAAGTTGCTTCAGTGAAATCATTTTCACAAATCAGATAAGGCAGAAAACAAATTGTTATCGGGTATAAGAAAATGGCGCGGTTTGCGCGCCATTTAAAGAGGATTAAGCGAATACGCTTTCAGGGATTAAGGTGTCAGCAGGAATGCCGGAGGTAATGCGCAGACCATACTGGCCAATCCAGGTGGTGCTGGTGTTCAGGCTGGAGGCGAATACGGTGTTAACCATATTCATCATGGTTTCAAACACCTCTTCATCAACCTGGCGGAAGTAGTTCTCGATTTTCAGCAGCAGCGGGTCAGTTGCATCGAGAATGGACTGGTATTGAGTCGCGTACTCGCCGCCGGAGGCATCACCTTTACGCACGATCGTACTGGCCTGGACTTCGGCACCAGTTTCGGTGTTGTACGTAACAACGGTGATTTTTGCCACATTCTTACCTTCGGCGGTTTCAGAGGCATAGTAAACATCAACTGTCAGTTTTTCGCGTTTAACGGTCATTTCACTCTCCGTAGTGTCTTGGTTATTTTTCTATTCTATGATCGTAAGTATGTACTTACAATACAAAAAAGCCCCGTAAGGATGGCGGGGCTGTCGTACGGTCGACTAATTACCACTTGCACATTATCAGGCTATTGCCATCACTGATGCTCTCTGAATTTCTTGCTGGGCCACGCGGTTAACTTCCATCAAGGCCAGTTCGAGCTGATGTTCCGGCCACATTCTTTGAAACGCCATCCAGCCTTTTCCACGCTGGCGACGAACATTCATTACATAACGAGTAAAGGTGTTTTTATCGAAAGACACCGCTGTTTCACGGAACAGACGAATAGAGGTTCCATTGGCAACGATGTCCAGCAAAGTTAATTGAGCAACCAGTGCAGGCTTCTCTTTTCTCTTCTGGTCTTTGTCCAGACCAAGAACCAATGATTTTTTCATCACAACTCCGTAAACAACTTGTTTTCTCAATGGCGTAAATAATACCAGTAAGAAAACGGCTACAAAGCATAATGATCAGGTGCATGGGCGATATGCAGGTTCTTCCCTGCGGCTATAGAGAAATTAAGCCAGCAATGCTGGCTTTGGTTGGGATTACGCGAATACCTCAAGAAACTCCTGAACGTCCCAATGCTGGACGAGGTGAAGATAGACCTTAGAAATCACGTCATTTTCGCTATCGCATGTGAAGTAGTACTTCTGGCTGCGGTTGTATGTGTCCACACAAAATTCGCTCATATCCATAAAGTCAGCATCTTCACCCAGGTCGCTGATCATCAAAGCAGGTGCATCATCACGAGTCATCAGCTCCAGCACCCATCTTGAATTAATCAGAGTGGAAGACCAACCTTCCAGCTCATAGAACTGGTCAAACTCTTTTTGAGTTAATTTCTTGATTTGGTTGATGTCGATATTTGCAAACATAAAGCAATCCTTAAACAACATGTTTTCTTGTTGGTGTTATTATCGCAATAACACACAGGCGAAAAAGGATTTTATTCCGGTGAATGTGGTTTTGGCAGTGAGTTTTCAGGTTCAGTATCGAGTACACTTTTTACATTATTCTGATTTAGTGGCCGAAGGTGGCTGGTGGGCAGAATAATCCTCTCCCCGAAAACCTACTGAAATCGATTGTGACCCGCTGACTGTCTGGCACAATTACGCTGTAGTTGGGCATTCAGAGGGAATCCAGCGGTAAGTAAGTTCGCCTGCACGTGAGCGCCTCTCTTCTTCCCGCACATTACAGGTGGGTAGCCGCAACTCTCCCTCACGCTATACCGGTACGCCGCCGTTCCTGAACCGGCATCGAGCCTTTTCCCGAAATCCACACAGGCAACTCGACCGTTTCCCTGAAAACCTCCAGCCGTTCCCCGAAGGCAACCCAGCCGTTTCTGTAGCGGGATGCAGCCTTTTCCCTGTATGGACCGAAGGCTGACCGTAGGGGTGTTACGGGGGATAAAATCAGGAGTTGAATAAATACGAAAAAGGAGGCGACACCCCTCCTTCCCTCCCCACTTATACATACCTGACTTCTTCGCTATACATGTTGTGTTTTCTTCGTGTTTTATCTGTCTCAACCTCTCTATAGTCGTTAATGCTCACTCCTTCCAGAACGTTCTATACGGCGACTATTTCTGTTGGTGAATTGGGTGTGTTGTTTTCTCTGTCGGTGTATGTGGTTTCGTTAGTTTTGCGGTGATTCTTCTATGGGGTGTTCTCGTCGTTTTGGTGATTGTTCTTCTCCGTGTATGGAGTAATGGCAGGTTGGCGATTCCTTTCGTTATTGTGTTTGAGTTGTTTGTCTGGAGTGTGTGAAGGCTTTTGTAGTTATTCGTGTATTGGGTAATGGCGTTTCCCGTGATTGTTATGTTTCGTGTCTTTTGGGATTGAGAGAAACCTTGCGGTTACAGGCTTCGTTGGGGTTTCAGCGGTTCAGGTGTTTCTTCGCTGTTTGGGTAATGGCGTGTCGTGGGTATCGCGCGTATGAATGTTTTCGGATTGCCTGTGAAAGTTAGGTTGGTTGTCCGGTAGCCTGGGGAGAAGAGGTGGGTCTTTTCGGTAGCCTGCCATAAAGAGGTTGGTTGTTTTGGGAATGGCATATGTGTTATTTAGTTGTTTTGTTATGCCTGAAAATAAGTTGTTTATATGGTTGTGTAACGCAACGGGAACGATTTTGAGCGTGTGTTTTTGTTGGTAGTGTGTTGAGTCGTCTGTGGTGAAAATTGGACGCTGTGGCGCTGTCTGCTGCGTAGAATTACGGGTATAAGAAGTGATGTGTGAAAACGTCAATTTTTTAGACCAAATCGGGTGAAAGCGTTGATGTTTCGTTGATCTGTTATTTAGTTGTTTTCTTGATTGTATAAACAACTATAACTTATTGATATTTAAGGATGTGATTGCGGGTATGGAAGGGGAGTAGTGGCGATCAACGGATTCTTATAGAAAAGAATCAAATTGTGACCGCCATTATCAATAAGTTACAACCGCTAGTTGTTCAGATAAACATTTGGAACACGGACGTAGAAGTTCCTGTCGCCGGTAAGTTCCAGAGTAATGTTAATGTCATTACCATTGTCTAGTGTAGCCGTTGCTCTATAGAACTTATCCGTCACCTTGTCCTCTATTGTCACCTTCATACATTTTGGTGCAGTCGAACCGTTATTCTCTTTCAGAATAGTTGTCACGAGAGGGCAGGCTGCTTCTTCAAGAGCAACCTCGTCCTTGTGTGGGATGCCGATGAAGATAATCCAAGCCAGCGACGCAACGATTATGATAAATGGCACTCTGCTGCCTTTTGTAATAGTCGCGCGCTTCCAGAGATAGACAGGCAGGAGGAATACCCCCCATAGAATTGAAGGTGGTTCACAGCCAGACTCCGATAGAGCCATTCTGTCAGCTACTAACAAACCGATGGTAGTTACACCCCCAATTATAATAGCGTAATTGGTATACTCTTCCGGCGATACTCCAAAGAAGAAAGGCATGAACGCTAGAATCCACGCATAAATGTTATTCAGAGGTTTTGTTTGTTGGTTCTGGGTTTCCATCACATCCATTCCATCACATAAAAATCGCGTTTATATATTATCAATTTTCTCACTTGTATAACCTAAATACGCATCCGTTTATCAATCCACCTTCCACAAACATCGGCTTTAGCTATGAAAAATAACAATCTCAAAGTGAAAACCATTATCATAGGAAACGATTAGATGAGATGGTCTAATTCATCATCTATCATTGCTTTAACACTTGAGTCATTAACCCCGTATTGATTTATGAACCGTTTCAGCTCCGGTGAAAACTGAAGGTAGATATCGTGAGCGTTTTTCACTGTAGGTTCAACGCCACGCATTTCAAGCGCCTTTAGTAGATATGAGTCTTCTTTAAGCATAAATTCTCCGTTGTCTAGTATGAAGCGATTGCCGGATTACCATTGCCAGCACTCTAGCCCTTCAACGACCGGTGCACCACAATCAAAATGTACAGAGTCAAAGCCTACATCAAGTACTTTCTGAATGTTCGCAATCGCGCCCTCGGATATACCATATCGACGCAACTCATCTTTCCAGTCATCGTCCTGTAACCCGGCGTGGACAATGCAACCGTACTCAATTTGTGAAACCCAATCCAGCTCATTGCTTGCGATCATGAATCGGCGAGCATCTTCCTCTGATGTATGAGATGAACTGATCAATGCCACCTGGTAGGCTTGGGTAATGTTCAACATTTCAACCACTCCAAAACAATTTGTTTTCTTATGTGGCTTATTATCTCAATCAACAAAAGGTAGAAAACAAATTGTTTTAAGGCTTGTTTAAATCAGGAGGGATTGTGTCTATATGAAAATGCCCAGCGTGTTGCCGGGCATTGCGAACAGAGGTTGTTTAATTACTTAACCTGGTGGCCAGGTTTAGCACCGACATCCGGGCTTAACAGGAAGATATCTTTCCCGCCAGGGCCAGCAGCCATCACCATGCCTTCGGAGATACCGAAGCGCATTTTACGCGGAGCCAGGTTAGCCACCATAATGGTGTGACGACCAATCAGTGCCTGTGGGTCTGGATAAGCAGAACGAATGCCGGAGAAGACATTGCGTTTTTCACCGCCGAGATCCAGCGTCAGGCGTAGCAGTTTGTCAGAACCTTCAACAAACTCTGCGTTTTCGATCAACGCCACGCGCAGGTCAACTTTGGCGAAGTCGTCAAAGGTGATGGTTTCCTGAATCGGGTCGTCAGCCAGTGGGCCAGTTACCGGTGCGGCTGTGGCTTTCACTTCTTCTTTGGATGCTTCCACCAGTGCTTCAACCTGCTTCATATCGATGCGGTTATACAGTGCCTTGAACGGATTCACTTTATGGCCCAGCAGCGGTTGCTGGATACCATCCCAGGTCAGTTCTGTATTCAGGAATGCTTCTGCACGTTCAGTCAGTTTCGGCAGTACCGGCTTCAGGTACGTCATCAGCACGCGGAACAGGTTAATGCCCATAGAGCAAATCGCCTGCAGATCGGCATCGCGTCCTTCCTGCTTCGCCACCACCCACGGAGCCTGTTCATCGACATAGCGGTTAGCCAGATCAGCCAGCGCCATGATTTCACGAATCGCTTTACCAAATTCGCGGCTTTCCCATGCTTCACCAATCACTTCAGCGGCATCAGTAAAGGTTTTGTACAGTTGCGGGTCAGCCAGTTCGCCTGCCAGCACACCGTCAAAACGCTTATTGATAAAGCCCGCGTTACGGGACGCCAGATTCACCACTTTGTTCACGATATCGGCATTCACGCGCTGAACGAAATCCTCCAGGTTGAGATCGATATCATCAATGCGCGAAGAGAGTTTCGCAGTGTAGTAGTAACGCAGGCTGTCAGCGTCAAAATGATTCAGCCAGGTGCTGGCTTTAATAAAGGTGCCGCGAGACTTGGACATCTTCGCACCGTTCACCGTCACATAGCCGTGAACAAATAGGTTAGTCGGCTTGCGGAAGTTGCTGCCTTCCAGCATGGCAGGCCAGAACAGGCTGTGGAAGTAAACGATATCTTTACCGATGAAGTGATACAGCTCGGCGGTGGAGTCTTTCTTCCAGTATTCATCGAAGCTGGTGGTATCGCCGCGCTTGTCGCACAGATTCTTGAAGGAACCCATGTAGCCAATCGGCGCGTCCAGCCAGACGTAGAAGTATTTGCCCGGTGCGTTCGGAATTTCAAAACCGAAGTAAGGTGCGTCACGGGAGATATCCCACTGTTGCAGGCCAGATTCAAACCACTCCTGCATTTTGTTTGCCACCTGCTCCTGCAACGCACCGCTGCGGGTCCATGCCTGCAACATTTCGCTGAAAGAAGGCAGATCAAAGAAGAAGTGTTCGGAATCACGCATTACCGGCGTAGCACCAGAAACTACCGATTTCGGCTCGATCAGTTCAGTCGGGCTGTAAGTCGCGCCGCAGACTTCACAGTTATCGCCGTATTGATCTGGCGCTTTACATTTAGGGCAGGTGCCTTTTACAAAACGGTCCGGCAGGAACATGCCTTTTTCCGGGTCGTACAGCTGAGAGATAGTGCGGTTTTTAATAAAACCGTTCTCTTTCAGGCGAGTATAGATAAGCTCAGACAACTGACGGTTCTCTTCGCTGTGCGTCGAGTGATAGTTGTCATAGCTGATGTTAAAGCCTGCGAAATCAGTCTGGTGTTCCTGACTCATTTCGCCAATCATCTGCTCCGGTGTGATACCAAGCTGCTGTGCTTTCAGCATGATCGGCGTACCGTGGGCATCGTCGGCACAGATGAAATTAACCTCGTGGCCGCGCATTCGCTGGTAACGAACCCAGACATCAGCCTGGATGTGCTCCAGCATATGGCCGAGGTGGATTGAGCCGTTAGCGTACGGCAGCGCGCACGTCACCAGAATTTTCTTCGCGACTTGGGTCATAGTAGGCATTACTTCTTTGTAGTGAAAAGGGGCTTGATAGTAACAAAATGGCCTTATGTCTGCCATGTGATAACAGCATTTCTCATAAATGATTAAATGTCGTAGCTGGAGTACACTACAAGGCGACAATTGCGCAAATTAAAATAAAGGAGACGGGATGAGCGAGTCCAAATCGCCGGATGCCCTGAGAGCAATGGTAGCCGGTACGCTGGCTAATTTTCAGCACCCAACCCTGAAACACAACCTGACTACGCTTAAAGCGTTACACCATGTTGCGTTGATGGATGACACACTGCATGTCGAACTAATCATGCCTTTCGTGTGGAATAAGCCTTTTGAAGACCTGAAAGAGCAATGTAGTGGTGATCTGCTCCGTATCACTGGCGCAAAGGCTATTGACTGGAAGCTGTCGTACAACATTGCCACGCTTAAGCGCGTCAAAAACCAACCAGGCATTAATGGCGTTAAGAACATTATCGCCGTCAGCTCAGGCAAAGGCGGCGTGGGTAAATCCTCCACGGCGGTAAACCTGGCACTGGCGTTGGCTGCTGAAGGTGCGAAAGTTGGTATTTTGGATGCCGATATCTATGGTCCATCAATTCCAACCATGCTGGGCGCGGAAAACCAACGTCCAACCTCACCTGACGGTACTCACATGGCACCTATCATGTCTCATGGCCTGGCAACCAACTCTATTGGTTATCTGGTCACCGACGACAATGCAATGGTGTGGCGTGGACCGATGGCCAGCAAGGCGCTGATGCAGATGTTGCAGGAAACTCTATGGCCTGATCTGGACTATCTCGTTCTCGATATGCCGCCGGGCACTGGTGATATTCAGTTGACGCTGGCGCAGAACATTCCTGTAACTGGTGCGGTTGTGGTAACTACGCCGCAAGACATCGCGCTGATCGATGCGAAGAAAGGCATTGTGATGTTCGAAAAAGTCGAAGTGCCGGTACTGGGTATCGTCGAAAACATGAGTGTGCATATTTGCAGTAACTGCGGTCATCACGAGCCAATTTTTGGCACCGGTGGCGCACAGAAACTGGCCGAGAAATACAACACGCAGTTGTTAGGCCAAATGCCACTTCATATCTCTCTTCGTGAAGATCTGGATAACGGAACACCAACCGTTATTAGTCGTCCAGATAGCGAATTTACGGCTATTTATCGTGACCTCGCAGATCGCGTTGCTGCCCAAATGTATTGGCAAGGTGAAGTAATACCTGGCGAAATCGCATTCCGCGCAGTGTGATAAAAAGGCGGTGCATTGCACCGCCTAATCAGTTCTCCTACATCACGGGACAATCATCAAACTCGCCACTTCTTGCGTCGTTGATAATGTGAGTGATCACACCAAACACGGCATTGCTGCCCGTGCATCCATCGTCATCCTTTGGCAATGCTTCCTTCTTACCGGTTCTTAAATCCTCCAGATGCTGACGTGGATACTTCCGGTATCTTTTTACGCGATATTCCCCATCCAGAGCGCATACAAGCAGAGAACCATCAACCGGGGTAAGTGAGGAATCGACCACCAGCAATGCACCCTGTAATATTCCCTCACGATGATGACTATCAGCTGCCCTCATGAAGTAGGTCGCTGAAGGATGTCTAATTATCTGCTGATCAAGAGAAATACGGCTCTCAGCATAATCCGCCGCAGGAGAAGGGAAGCCCATAATACTCGCCTCTTAATACTGTATATGCATACAGTATATGTTGAAGCTATATATTTTTGAACTCTATCTCTTAAAAAAGATGTTAATAAGATGCTAACTATTGAAAGGCATAAATATATACAATTCCAACAAACGTTATTTTTAACAAATTTTTTCTCTCCGTTGACTTTTGCGAAAGCCTTGTCTGGCCTAAATTGCGCGGAAGCTACTTTTTCCTTACAGAGTTATCCACAGAGTTATGCACTTGCATGTATAACCTATACACACTATCTTAATTCGCAAGACACTGATGTTGCGGTATTGAAGGTTCATTGGGTTAAAAATAGACATTAAAAAGCCCAGTTGACTAGGCTGGGCTTTTTAAAAGGAAACAGAGTTTGCGGCTCTGTTCCTGAGCCATAAGTATCTGGCGACTGAATTAAGATTAACCGAATGTACTGGATTCATCAAGAAACGTTGAGTGGTCATACCAGGTAATAATGGCCATTTACTAAACATCGTTGTTCTCAAAGAAGATTTAAGTCCAGGTTTTTGGTGACTCTAAAACCTTACCTTAACTCGAAATCGTGCCGTAAGTATCTGGCGACTACAGATATTGCAACTGCAAAGGCAAGCCCAAAGGTATTTGCAGCTAGGCGCGATAAAACTAAGTGAGGCCTGTTATGGTTAACTTACTGTTCAAAATCGTGCCGCCGATGTTCGCGATTATCAAAGCGATCATTGAGTACGTAAACCAGCGTCCATAACGCTAGTTGCTACAGGCCCCATCAAGAGCATGGGGCCTCTTTATCGTACTATTGCTTATTTTTTACGGACTGAGTTGTTCACTGCTCTGGCAATCTTCTCCCGCAATTGCTGCGTTCCGTGATACGTAACCGCAATATCCCGCAACTCGTTCACTAGTTCTCGAATTTGGTGATCTTTAAGCTCATTATTTGGGTGATTGGTAACAACTCTGGTTAATTCCCCCTTGTCTTTTGCTCTTACGTATGCAGCTCTTGTGCATTCGACCCATGTATTACCACCTACATTAACTTCGTAGATTAGGCTGGACTTATCTGTCAATTCGGAACAAATACGGGCCGTGGTCTGGCAACTAGAGCATTCGCAGTTATCGCGGAAACCGTGATCTACCGGTCGAGAAAGAGGTTTAACTTTTTCATCCAACTTCATCACAGCATCGTGATAAGCGTTCCAGCCGTCATCTTTACCAAGTTGATAAATCTCTGAAGGCTCCATGTAGTCTATATCGCAACCATCTTCATCTGATCTATCTGGTCGTTTCCCTGGTAATCGCTCATAAAAACGATTTCTGTCTCGACGTTCGGCTCTCAGTGCTAACGCAAGAAGTTGCTCAAGCGAGGTATTCGCACCAGCAATAATTTCATTGAGAATATCTTCTGTGAGATCTTTCGCTACCGTGCTCATTTATCTCTCTCAGTATGTTGCGATGGCGTAAATTTGACGACATCAAATATTTTGGATGGCATCAACTTTATCCGCGAGCTTAGTTCGGCTCTTCTCTGTAATGCGGTTAATAATGTTTTCGTTCTGACGCCTTCGTGTATCCTCATCCCTGGCACAAGGACTACATCGCAGGGGAGATGCTCAGGTGACAAATCATTTTGGGCATCACCAATAAGTCGTGTAATCTCTCTTTCAAGCCGACCGCCTAGCTCTGTTTTAGTGCAATGTTCTGACCAATCGCCAGCCTCAAGCAGCGCGAGAATGCTTAAAATATCGTCCAATAGATCAGTGGTATTATCGACTTCCTTCTGAAGCTCACCGGCTACTGATTTATGCATCATTCGTCATCCTCATCCGAGTCATCCTCATCACAGAATGAAAGTAGTGGGCTAGTCATTCGCCCTACTTGAGTGGCGTAGCCACGCCGACAGAGATTGCGCAGCACACTGTATATTTCGAACATCTCGGTTCGTTCATCGCCAACATCAAGCTCAGATGCTATAGCGTGGCATTCAGTCGCGAGAGCCGATATTTTCTGAAATAACTCTGCATTATTCACTGTTCGACTCCTGCGGCGTTCTGGTAGTTGCATCCAGTGTGTGACATTGCTAATCAGACCATATTCATTAGTTTGAGGATGGTTGCCGTTATCGTCTCCGTATTTAAGACTCTCCATAAAGCCATAATGCCTATCACCATTAACGCTCACAAAGCCGTAATAAGCAGGTATAACGCCGATCTCACACGTAACCAGTAAAGGAAAACTAGTTCTCCAATTTAGCTCGCCAATTACAGGCATTCGCTCACTACAGCTTATCCAACCATCCTTAGATGCGGCTGTATTGGCATAGGCCTTACGGTGCTTCTGTAGCTCTGTTGCAATCGCTCTCACGACTTCAACTGGTGCCCTTGCAGCAAACTCAATGTTGGTGATCAGCTCATTAAGATATTTCTCGCTTGGGTAGCATTTCTTATTGTTAATGGTGGTCATTAGGCAGCTCTCTCAACAACAAGCAATTCGTCGTAGTCATAATCAGTTTCGGAACCATCCGTACCGAACAGAGTCACTTTGTCACCTTCCATCCATAAAGATTTAACCGCACATCGTTTGCCTTTAGATGTTATGACCACATCACCTGGGGTTACATCTTCAGCGCGAATTTCTACTGTTCTCATCATGCTGACCATCTTTGGTGAAAACGCCTGATGCAATACTGTTTATGATGCTGTCAGTACAGGGAGTAGAAAGCTGGGCATCTCCAGCTATTTTCATGACTTCGACATCCGCATATCGAATACCGAGGTGTATCAGACCTGCTATACCTGACTTAAGTCGAACATTTTCCAGAAACAGATCCTTTTCCCGCTGTTTAATGGTCTCCAGCTCAACACGCAGTTTCTCAAGCGTTAGGGCCATCTCTACGTTCTCCTGCTCAAGACGTCGGATGTGTTGCTGTCTTTTATCCAGTTCGTCCAGCAGTGCAATCACATCGGGATCACTATCATCAACTACTGTTACGCGTGATTTTTCATAATGTTCGTCTGCAAAAGTACGTCCTATCTTAAAATATCCATCATCACTCTCACCGGAGCAGGCATAAACGACATGTGCTCCAGATATGCGCTGTATTGACATTTCCTCGCCACAAACAGAGCATCTAGGCGCTGGTTTTTGTGAATAACGCTCACGTAACGCCAGGTAGTTAATCTCACTCACTGTCTATCTCCTTTACGTAGCTCGGCGGCAAAAGCTACTGCGTGATCATGATGTTCAAGTGTGTATGCACACTCCGCAAACATCTCCACGCCCTGCGCACGTACTTCAGCCAGAAAAGCATCGGTGGCTGGAGTCTCCATTAATTCGCTAACCCAATTATCTCCGTGTTCCTCGGCACACATCTCATCGAATGCTCGCTCAGATTCTTTCAGGGCTGCATTCTCCGCCGCTAATGCGTCTCTTTGCGCCCGCAACTTCTCAATTTCGGCAGCCATGTAGTAACCAACCATAGCGAAGACGGCAAAAGAGTTGTCTGCCTCATCAGGCGACACTGAGGCCATTAGCAGGCCATCGTAAAAATCGTGACTCCCATTGGTGATCGCCACCGCATAGGAGTCGTGGTTCTCGCGCTTGTGAATGAGAACTACGGGATTTTCGATTTTGTTACTCATGTGTTTTTCTCTTCTTTGCTGTTACATAAGCACTACCAAGTGCTGGTTTATTTTCACAAATAAGAAAATGTAGAAAACAATTTATTTAAGGCCATAAGTTATGGCCTTTATTTATTCATGCAGAAGGATTTGTAGCGCCTAATTGCCGGATAAAATGGGTTGAGGTGCTTGCCAGTAAGCTCCACCGTCCCATGTGAACCCCATGCGAATAAGAGTGTTTATTGCGGCTTTGGTAGACTCTGATTCGACGCTGACTTTTCGAAACTCTTGAACCTCTTTCGCCAACTTGTATGTAATTGTGCAGGGGACGATTGCAGCCCAGCCTTTCTCATGACTGTTAATGACCATCTGGATGTGACCATCCAGAATAGGTTGATCAGGCATGTTATTGAAAACGTCTGCCTGTTTTTGAATGTGAAGAAAAAGCCTTGCCAGCGCCATTTGCTCACTACGAGACAAGGGATTATCAAGAGGGCTTTTTGCAAAAGCGGCTATACGCTGTGCATCAATGCCAAACATCAGCGCACCTCACCATCTTTATGGCTGGAGTTAACTTCCGCCATTAAATGTCCGACGTAATCGACAAGAGAGCCACCTGGTGGAATCTGGCATTCCTCAACTAACTGGAAGTAGATATCCGCTGCATTACGTGTATTACTACCCTCGCATATTCTTTCTTCCCGAAGTGCATGAAGTTCGTTGATCAAACGGTCACACTCTCCGTTACGCTGATCCACAACGGCCTCAAGCTCTGCGACGCGTTCACCTGGCGTCTTACCTTCTTTGCGTTGGATGGTAACGACGAAATCGCCAATTGCAGGGACGTTGTAATCCAGCTCAAGGTAGTTTTTGGCACCGCTGCGGACGAACTCACCCGCGAACATGGTGGCGAACATCGCAGAGGCCACTTCGCCGTTGAAAAGTGACTCCAGATCTAACGGAGTCCCGGCAGCAAGAGCCTCTTTTGCTGTATCCATTGCATCCATGAACCGATCAAACTCACTAGCGCGCTTTTCCAGGTCTTTCCATTGCTCGCTCCAACGTTTGGCAACGAAGTCTATGAATGTTTTCGCGGATTCATCAAAATCCCCCTCAAACTTAACGATGCCTTTATCAATAATGATCTGGCCTACCGCATCCTCTGCATAACCTTTCAATGTAAACTTGAAAGGAAAATCAGAATGGCCTGTGACGTTAAAATGCTCTAACTGGAGGTTGTTCATGTGTTTTTCTCTTATCGTTTAGTTATTACATTCTTACACAAATTAAGTAAGTATTTACCTATCATTTAACGCGTTTGAAAACGTATACGCTGACTGTGATCCCTGTGTCTTCAAACTCGTTGGTAAACGACTTCCCTCTGGCATAAACGTAATTATCCATCGTCATCCAGTCCAGTATTGGCGCAGTGCCCGGCAATACTGCTACAAGACGCCCGCCGACTTTCAGATGCCCCAGCGCAGCCAGCGTGTGCTCTCTATGACGACCAAGCGAGTACGGCGGGTTCATAACGATTTTGTCGAACTGATAACCTGCGTTGTCCTCAGACCACTTTATGAAGTCGCAGCAAATCGTGTTCGTATACCCTTTTCCACGCAGGATATCAGCGAAGAGAGGTGCGATTTCTATGCAGGTAACATCTTCCAGATCGGCGTTAATATAGGCCAGAAGATCCCCACGTCCGGCTTGAGGCTCCAGCAGCTTCTCACCAGGCTTCAATTCAGTGGCTCTGGCAACGTACTCAGCAATCAAGCGTGGGGTAGGGTAGAACTGGTGTGATTTTGTATCCGGTATTAAACCGGTAGCCACAATCGTATTTAGCGTATGGCCGATGTCATACGGGAACTGCCAGTGCTTTTTCTCCTGCACGCCGCCAATGAAGCTCAGTGTGCGCTCAAGCTCTTCCACCTGCGACTTCTGGAGAGCTGAATCAGAGAAGTACCATACGCCTTTGTCTTTGCTCAATCGCCCGTCACGAAGCGCAGTGCGAACCGGCACGGAGATCGTCTTCTGGATTAACCCGAACTGCTTTGGTGCCCGTGTTTTTGGCGCAGTTCGGCATGGCGCGGGGATTGCAGCAGGCATACTGTAAGCCAGCACCTCATTCAACTTCCAGGCCACGTCAGGATGTATTTCAAAGTGAACGTGTCAACGACGGATGAAAAGTGATCCACTTATATCTCCACCAACGGCCCAATATTGATCCACCGTTTTACTCAGGATTAGCTTCTGCTATAACCCCGGCCTTTCGTTTCTGTCTGAGTCGATAGCTTTCTCCTTTGATTTGAATGACATGTGAGTGGTGTAAGATACGGTCCAGCATCGCTGAGGTCAGGGCTGCATCACCGGCGAACGTTTGATCCCACTGCCCGAACGGCAGATTGGATGTCAGGATCATTGCGCTCTTTTCGTAACGTTTAGCAATGACCTGGAAGAACAGTTTTGCTTCTTCCTGACTGAACGGCAGATAGCCTATTTCATCAATGATGAGCAGGCGGGGGGCCATTACTCCACGCTGAAGCGTCGTTTTATAACGGCCCTGACGTTGTGCCGTAGATAACTGAAGTAACAGATCTGCTGCTGTTGTGAAGCGAACTTTGATACCTGCACGGACTGCTTCATAGCCCATCGCTATTGCCAGATGGGTTTTCCCCACACCTGATGGTCCCAGTAATACGATATTTTCATTACGTTCTATGAAGCTGAGTGAGCGTAACGACTGGAGTTGCTTCTGCGGTGCTCCGGTGGCGAATGTGAAGTCATACTCTTCGAACGTTTTCACCGCCGGGAAGGCTGCCATTCGGGTATACATCGCCTGTTTACGTTGATGACGTGCCAGTTTTTCTTCATGAAGCAGATGCTCCAGGAAGTCCATATAACTCCATTCCTGGTCTACTGCCTGTTGTGACAGCGCAGGCGCTGCGCTTATAAGGCTTTCCAGTTGCAACTGCCCGGCGAGCGCCATCAGTCGTTGATGTTGCAGTTCCATCATCACGCCACTCCTCTGCAGAATGAGTCGTAGATGGAGAGTGGATGATGCAGGGGGTGTTTGTCGAAGTTCACCAGATTTTCACCAGGATGCACGTCATACTCTTTTTTCTCCGGAGGCAGTGCCAGCATGGACTGCTGCTCTTCGAGCCAGCGATCGCAGGGACGGGCCTGGATTGTTTCATGCTTTCGTTGGTTAGCGACATCGTGCAGCCAGCGCAGACCGTGGCGGTTGGCTGTTTCAACATCGACAGTGATCCCCATCGGTCGCAGGCGAGTCATTAGTGGGATGTAAAAACTGTTACGGGTGTACTGCACCATCCGTTCCACCTTACCTTTAGTCTGTGCCCTGAAGGGGCGACACAGTCGGGGAGAGAAGCCCATCTCCTTGCCGAACTGCCACAACGAAGGATGGAACCGGTGCTGACCGGTCTGATATGCGTCACGTTGCAGAACCACAGTTTTCATATTGTCATACAACACTTCGCGCGGCACACCACCAAAGAAGCGGAACGCATTACGATGGCAGGTCTCCAGCGTGTCATAACGCATATTGTCAGTGAATTCGATGTACAGCATTCGGCTGTATCCGAGAACAGCAACGAACACGTGAAGCGGTGAGCGACCATTACGCATAGTGCCCCAGTCAACCTGCATCTGTCGTCCGGGTTCAGTTTCGAACCGAACGGCAGGCTCCTGCTCCTGAGGAACCGAGAGAGAACGAATGAATGCCCTGAGAATGGTCATTCCGCCACGATATCCCTGGTCTCTGATCTCTCGAGCGATTACCGTTGCCGGGATTTTGTAAGGATGAGCATCGGCGATGCGTTGACGAATATAATCCCGGTATTCATCCAGGAGTGAAGCAACAGCAGGTCGCGGCGTATATTTTGGCGGCTCAGATTTTGCCTGCAAATAACGTTTAACCGTATTGCGGGAGATCCCCAGTTCTCTGGCAATCGCCCGGCTACTCATTCCCTGCTTGTGCAGGATTTTAATTTCCATAACTGTCTCAAAAGTGACCATAAGCTCTCCTGAATCAGGAGAGCAGATTACCCCCTGGATCTGATTTCAGGCGTTGGGTGTGGATCACTATTGCACCGTTCGTGACAATAGCAACGTTTGTTCCTGAATAGCCTTCAACTCATCTTTTAAGGACTTGAAGGTAGACTTACTGGATACCAAGTTATCTTCGTGTCTGGCGATAAGAGCAATAAACGGATTAATCTCTTTTGATATACGATCGACCTCAGTACGAGCACGAGTCACAAGAGACTCAATAGCAACAACCTCCTTCTCACGATGACGCAAAGATGAGAGTTGTTTCGTAAGCTCTTCAATCCGGGCAATGATAGCCGTTACATCAGGTGTCGTTTTAACAAGGGCAGACTCAATGCTTAACGCTTTCTCAAGATTCGTTTTGTGTTTAGCCATTGCCTCTGCAAGTGTCTTCGCCTGACCAATTTCCTGACGTGCTTGTTCAATGAAATTCTCCTTCACCGTTGATAGATCTTCTTCGCAGTAGGCTTTGCCACAAGTAGGGCATGGTGATCCCACTTTAGTACCAACCTCTTCTGCTTTGGTCTTAAAATTACGCGCGCGGTTCATTGCATCAGCCTGACTATTTTCTGTAGCTTTGATGCTTGCCCGAATATCAGTTATCGCACCACGAACTTTGAGCAACTTGGCGTCATGTTCTTCTTTTGAGGCTAACTTTTTGCGCTCACTTTCGATTGCCTTCTCTGTATCACGTATCTGTTCGGGAAGAGTGCGGATCTCAAGTTCAACTTCCGTTAACTCAACTTCGGCACTGGCCAGCCCAGCCAGGGCATCGTCATAACGTTTAGAACGCTCTTGCTCCCATGATTCAGAGGAGGCTTTCGCTGACTCAATTTCTGACTGTGTTGCCTCAATGGTCGAGATTGTCGACTCCAATTTGGTTTTAACCACATCCATACGTGCGGCAGCTGCATTAGCTCGCTCACGAGCAATAGCGTAGGCGCGTGTCAGTCTGTCAACGCCAGCGGCTTCTTCTACGATGGTTTTGAGGTTTTTGTCGGACATTCCAGGTAAATCTGGCATAGCTTCTTGGCTCGCATAGATGGAAGCCATGAAAACCTCTTTAGATGCACCGATCAGACGCTCGACGAACTCCTGCGTCAGCGCATCTTTGCCTTTCGTCATATCGCCATCTTCACCACGAACGATAAGACGATTTTTGAACTCTTTGTGTTTACGGTGACGAATGATTGCGTATCTCTTGCCTTCATCCTCGATGGTTACTGCAACACGACAGTTCTTTTCATGGTCGGTAGACAACACATCGTCACCCTTCACACCATGAGCTGTTTCGCCATAAAGACACCACATCAGGCTATTCATTAGAGTTGACTTTCCAGAGCCATTACTTGATGCGGAACTATCATCACTATTAACACCCTGAATGAGCACTAAACCACGCTGATCTAACTCGACCTCCGCGCTGGCGATAGCCATAAAATTCTCAACCTGGAGCTTTAAAAACTTCATATAACACCTCTGATACCGTGTGTTAGCTTTTGGCCTTCTTTCAATCTGAACTCCGTATGCGCCGGGAAGGATCTGCGCCTCAATACGCCTTTTCTTGTTAACCTTCCAAGATAAAACGCTACGGGATTTCCTTGTGGCGGGTAGGGCTTGTGAAACATCACCGTCTGGCCTCGTTCAAGTCTTTTCATCGTGATGGCAAAGTCTCGAAAGCTCCCATAACGACTTTGCTTCACACAGCCTCCGAACTCTCCGCTTCGGTGAGGATTTCCTGACACAAAATATCCAATTTGCTCAGATCAAATCCGCCGTCAGTATCGTGGACAATCTTGCAATAAGCAGATACCGACTCTCCCAGGCTATCGATTTTGCTGGTTTCAGTTGTGCTGGCTGTCCCTTCCATCATTGATGACTTACGGATGAAGTTGCACACGACACCTTTTGCACCCATTGTTTTGAGGATGTTCTGGTACTTAATGCCTTCTTCATCGTTCTCAATTACGGCGCGGAAACGCACGTAGTTGCCGCGAATTTGGTCATCAGCAACATCATCTTCCAGGTTAATGAATTTAGGCGCACTGGTTTCGTAGTGACTGAAACTGCCGTCCGGGTTTACGATCATGTAGCCAGCCAGAGATCCAACATCTCCCCAATTTTGATGAGTCAGTGCACCGACACTGATAACTCCAGGAATGACCTCTTTGTGGTTGTGGTAATGCCCACTAAGCACGAGACGAAAGCCGATATCCTTTAACTCCAGCGCATCGATACCGACGTCAGGCATTGTTGGAATGGCTTTGTTAATGGATGTATGGATAACAACGTCATGATTATCACCTTCTACGCTCTTACGTAATGCTTTCAGATCGCTGATAAGCTCCGCATGATTGTTACGCCAGCTAATCAGGTGGACAGTCACATCACCAATTTTTATTGAGTGTGGGCGCTTGCCACATACGATTACCACGCCGATAGAACTCAGCGATGCTGCTGCGTTGGCGCTATATACTGAATCGTTGGTTTCAAGATCGTGATTACCGGCCAGCATTACTACTGTCAGATCAAGCTCGTTGATAATCCACTTGTACGTTTCAGTTACGTAATGCAAAACAGAAGGGGACACAGTTCCTCGGACGTGAAATGTATCACCGGCAACCAACATGTACGTACAACCGGCCTTCTTCATGGCGATGGCTGCTTCTTTCGTTGCTTCCAACTGTATTTCAAGTCTGGAGTTAAGCCCCTCAGCGTTCGTCGTGGAGAACGCATCCCATTTGTGGTAGTGGCAGTCAGAAATGACGCCGTATGGCAAAGTCATGTGTTTTTCCTTTGTGGTTATTTTGATACAAATTTTAAGAGCAATGAGAAGGTAAACAACTATGCATAACGGTATGTTAGGAATGAAACGAGCGCCTTAATATACAAAATTTATAAGTAAGTATATACCTATTTATCGTGGCGCAACTTTGCTTGTCTGTATGACTAAAAATAAGACAGGATCACTGTAGAACGCTATGAGAGCTATTTTGAGGGGGCGTAGATTCTATCTACGCCAATATACGATCTGGAGGGTTACAGCGCGTCAGTGGGCTTTTTACGCGCTGCGTTTATGCTTATGACGCCAGCTTTTGGACGTGGGTCAACAAGGTTAAGCTCTTCTTCGCTGTGGTATTCGAGGTCGAACTCACGTTTTACATGTCTGATGTAGATTGCTGTGAGCAGGCTATCTTTGGTCAGAAAGTGTCCGTAGGATTTGCGGATCACTTCTTCTACCTTCTCGATTTTCTCACCACCCATACAGAGATGATTAAACCGGCTGTGTTTCCGCAACATTTCGTCTACTGGGCCTGAGTAAACCTTGTCTACTTTCCCAAAACGGATGATTTTCCCTGTGTCTGCGGATACGAGGCAAATCAGCTTGTCTGGTGATAAACGATCTCGCCACGTCACACCTGAACGGAGTGTGTTGAAGTAGGGAGCATCCAATCCGATGATCGGTTTACGAAATGCGAGTAATGGAACGTACCTGATGCAACTGTTTAAATGAAAATTCACACCAGCCTTATCAAGTTTAATTCTGGTTTCGTAGATCGGGCACTTCGCCGCTATACCGCAGATGTCACAAAGCAACTTCTGCTTATTCAGGTTGGAATTTGATTCGATAGTGTAGGAGCCGTCTTCAAGACGACGAACCCAGCGCGTGCGTTTTAGATCCATATGTCATTTTTCTGTGATTGTTAGCCGAGGCAACGATAACCCACCAGGTGCGCCGAAGGTAGTAAATGCCTGTTTTAATTATTCACATATCCACAGGATAGATCCTAATAAAGAGATCCATAGATAGATCCTTGTATAGATCAAATAAGATCCCCGATCGCTGTAAGCCGCGCCACGACTGGTCTGAAGCCATGTTCATGTATGCTGTCAGCGGTAATTGATAGTCTGTCAACGGTTCGCCGTATGCTGCCAACTGTTTTTGGTATGCTGCCAGCGGCAAATCAAGTATGCTGTCAGCGGTTGAATGACAAAGGTGTCCACATGTCCACAAAAAATAAAAAAGGTAAAAATAACAAAGAAGTAGAAGATAATCTCGACAACTTTGAAGAAGGTTCCCTTGAATTGTACACAGGGGAACTTGTCCCTAATAGCAACAATACAGTCCAACCAATTGCGTTGATGCGGCTGGGATTGTTCGTGCCCACGCTCAAGGGGACAAAATACAGCAAGCGTAACAAGCCAAATGAGATCGATGCTTCAAAGGAGCTTGTTCAGCTCGAAGTAGCCCGTTCTGAAGGCTATTCCGATATCAAGATAACCGGTCCTCGTCTCGACATGGATCATGATTTCAAAACGTGGGTGGGCGTTGTGCGTTCGCTGGCAGAATACGGCGAACCTAACGGTCGTGTCGAGTTAAGCATCACGAAATTTGCGAAGTTTTGTGGCTATCCATCGTCACAGATCCGCAAAACACTCCGCGACCGGCTTACAAACAGTCTTTTGAAGATCATGCGTACAACTCTGTCTTTCCAGAGAACGTATGAAGAAAAGAACGTCGACGGCTCTAACAAGATCTCGCTTCTGATGGTGCACCTCATCAATAGCGTGGACTACAACGAGCAGAAAGATACGGTGGTGTTCTATGCAGAACCGAAGCTGGCCGAACTATATCGCTTTGACCATAAGGTTCTTTTGCAGTTAAAGGTTATCAATAAGCTACCACGCAAAGAAACAGCACAGGCTCTGTACACCTTCATCGAAAGTCTTCCAACCAAGCCTGCGCCGGTATCGCTTGCTCGATTGCGTGCGCGACTCAATTTGAGTAGCAGGAATGTCAGCTCGCAGAATCAGACTATACGTAACGGCTTAAAAGCTCTCCAAGATTTGGGCTATCTCGAATACAGCGAGATTAAGCGAGGGCGGTCGATCTATATCCAGATTCACAGCCGCAATCCAAAACTTAAAGTCGCACCGCCAAAACCTGAAGACATCGAACCCAAAAAACCAGATGAGAAAGCCGGGGAAATTGATGCTAAACAGAACATTATCAACAAGATAACTGAACTTTCGCAGAATTTGACGCCTGAAAATATCAAGATGATTGAGATCCTTTCCAATAGTCTCAAACTGCTTTGATATGCTGTCAGCGGTGAAATGTATGCTATCAGCGGCTATTTTTCTGAAAAGTATGCTGTGAACGGTTAAAGATATGCTACCAGCGGTATAGTGAGATAAACGTATGCTGTGAGCGGTAAATCATCTATCACCACTCAATGCTCTTTTATACCTCCCCAGTGGTTACTAACCTCGAAGAGTGCATTCCATATAGGTTTGCGCTCACTAACATTCTATTCCCATTGCGCTGATTACTTGTAGTGAAAGGTATTTATTGCCTGCTGCTCCCTGATAGAACGTATGCTGTCAGCGGTGTTTTATTGAGGAATTTTTGTTTGGATATGCTATCAGCGGTAATTAATGGCATATATCAGACCTTCGTATGCTGCCAGCGGTAATTTTGTTCTGGTTATACCCATACCGATACACATTATTCATGCAATGTCTTAAGTATGCTGTCAGCGGTAAAAAATCGAGTAAAGTATGCTGTGAGCGGTGAGATAGACTCTCGATATGCTATCAGCGGCAGTTGATTGTGTATGCTGTCAGCGGTGACGACTATGAAATATGACTGCGGAACGTGCCGCAGTCAGTTTGCATTTAGTGTATTTTCTTCAACAGACCCCAAAGTGTTCCGGCTTTTGTAGTCAGTTTTCCTGTTTCTGGATCGTACATACGCCATTCACGCCGCTGGTGGACGATATACCCATCTTCACGTTCCAGACGCTCAAGAATGCCAGGCTGCTTGAAACCCTTAGCACGCCAGTATCCGCTTGTTTTCTCGATTTCCAGACCTGCCAGTGTTAATGCCATTATCCAACCTCCTTGCAGTCATCGAAAAGGTAGCTTTGCTGAGAAGCGTGAACGCCATAGAAGCCCTTGTATTTGTTGTATACGAAGTGGTCTTCTCCGACGCCGGTTAATTTGCCATTACGGTTTGTGAGATATGGGGATGACAACACTCGATCGTCACGCACAACATAGAACTGGTCGCCGCTGTCTACGACCATCGCTCCATATGGTGCTTTTATGACGTCGGCAAGAGCGCCATTCTTAACGTCGGCTACAGACATTTCACACTGATAAACAGTGGTGTCGGCCACAACGATCGAGGAAAGGAACAACAGAGTGAATGGGATGGCCTTCATGCTGCCACCTCTTTGATTACATCAAATGCTGAATTAAATACGAGCACGATAGCCAAAGCGTTTATGACTACGTCGTTCACCGGGGAAAAGACTTTACGAATGACACCGGTGAAAATGCAGTCGATGACAAAAGCTATTGAAACGATGAGTAACAAGTATTCAATAAAAATCTTCATGATAGGTAGATACTAACTTATATAAATTTTACTGTAAACTCACTCAAAAGTGCTGATGCTTAAAATACGCTCAAGATGTTCGGCATCTTCATCACTGATTTGTTGAGTCTCTTCTACGTACCAACAGTTGCCGTTATGCCAACAAACACCATCATCATCAACCATCACTGAATCAGCGTCATGACCTGTATATTCAACAAGAGTACGCTGGATCAGCGCGTCAGTTTCTTCGTCGTTAAGGCCATCGACTTTGATCATAAAAAGTGGAAACACGTCATAGACAGTGCTGGTAACGATTCGAACTAAAACTCTCATGTGTTTTTCCTTTTGTGGTTAGTGTTTACTTATTTTGTTAGTTATGAATAGGCGATCAATCTTCTTGTTTAGGGAAAAACTGTTCAATAACTCTGTCAACGGCTGTGTCTATATGGAGTAGATGCCACACAACCATATCTTTGCTTCCCATGCCTTGTGTGAATATCACGTCATACTTACGCCATGCGCAGTGGAACCAATATGCTGAGTCATCAATTGGTAAATCCTCTCCCGCCTCTTTGAAGTATTTCAGCAGCATTGCCTGCTCTGCCGTTGGCGTTGGACCTATTTCCTGAGCGTACATACGGATGAATCGCTGCCAGTCTGTCTCGTCGGGGGTTGGATCTGGTGGGGTCATTTCTGCGATAGCGTTTCGTAGCTGATGCGCCCAATCAGGTTCAGGAAAGCCTTTTGCTACTTCATCATCAATAACATCCAGAGCCACGTTTGCGGCATCGTAGAGTATCTTAATAGCTGTCATGTTTTCTTATCCTTTTAAACAAATTGTTTTCTTAATAAGATAATTGCGATAAAAAAGGCGTCCAACTGGACGCCTGAACTTTTTAGGGGAGTTATTTCACTGTAATGAAAGGAGTGTTAGCCCCTTGAGTCATGTACTGCGGTAACTGGCCATTCCATTTATTGATGGCTTCCAGTTCCATAACGTTCGGGTTTTGACGCAGAGCTTCACCGCGCAGACGAATGGCGTCTGCTTCTGCTTGCGCACGAGCACGGATAGCATCAGCTTCACCATTAGCCTGTTCACGTAGCATATTCGCCTCAGCTTTACGCTGTTCAACTTCCTGCTGACGTTGCAGAGTACGCTGGTTAGCCGTTACTTTGGCGTTAATAGATTCAATGACGGTTTTTGGGTAATCAGGCTTTCCAACCCATGACAGGCTCAGTACCTCAATACCAACCGGAGACATCTCTTTCTGAATATCTTTCAGTGCGTTGTCCAGCAATTGTGCCTTACCACCGTCGATAAATGAGTCAGTGGTCATACGGCTGGCCAAACGGTTTAGAGAGTCGGCAATTTTCTGACGCAGATCTGATTCGGTGATATCGTCTACGCCTTTGCGATAGGTCTGGAACACCGTCGTTACCTTGTCACGATTAACCAGATACGCAACGCCAATTTTGTGACCAATAGCAGTACCGTCACTCATCTGGAATGTGAACGGTTCGTCGTAGGTCTTCATTTGTTTGAAGGTCGGGAATACGTAAAGTTCGGTGTTAAGACCTGTCCATTGGCGACCAACGCCAACCACTTCACCAATCCCTTTGTCTTCACCTAATTTGTTTACTTTGATGCCAACGTATCCAGGCTCCACGCGATCACAGCCAGTAAGACCCATTGTGCAAATAGCCGCCAGAGCAACTGCAAGTAAACCTTTCTTCATTACTTATTTCCCCTTTGCTTTGATTAATGAGTTAATAAACTTACGACCACCAATAAGACCGATTACTGGAGCGCCAAAACCAACGAGAACTCCAAGCATGACGGCCAAATCACTCTTTGCAGAAATCAGCGACGGAACCAGTAATCCGTAGATGAGAGCCACTGAAAGGCCTGTGGCTACTGCCAATAGATAGATTTTGATCATGTGTTTTCCTATGTGGTTGTTATGTGAAAATGATAAGTAAGCACTTATATATTTTCAAGAGATAAAAAAGGCGTCCTGTGGACGCCTTGTGTTTACTCTTCTACTGACTCGGTGGGATTGTCTTTTGATCTCCGGTCGTCGATTGCCTGTAAAGCCGCAATGATTTCAGCTAGTGGCTTCTCCCGATACATCTCGACGATCTGTGATTTGGTGTATTTCTTGTCACCAATTTCTACTCGACCGCTGGCGTTCTTTGGCAGGTATCCTTCTTCCAGCATGTACTCGACGAGCGACTCGATAACGTCGAGGCCACGAGTAGGATCGAAGTAGAATTTCCAGGTGCATTTGCCATACGGTGGTGCAACTTTGTTTTTGATGCACTCTGCGCCTACGTCCTGACCGATCTTCTCTTTCCCATCCTTCATCACCGATGCACCGAGACGGATGCGCACAGAAGCGTAAAACTTCGGTGAATCGCCGCCTGGAGACGTAGTAGGGTCGCCAAACATTACACCGATTTTTGTGCGAACCTGATTCAAGAAGATGATGCAGGCGTTGTATTTGCGTGCCCACAAAGCCAGAGTAGGGAAGTTCGCACTCGTCGCACGAGCCAGTGCCGTATTGTCGTTCATGTTTAGCTGATCTTTGTCTTTGGCTGTGCCTTCAGCCATCTTTTCGAACTTCTCGGCTTTGGAGTTCGGAACCATAGACGCAAGAGAGTCAGCCACGATACAGATAGGTGCTGATTCGGGGATAAGCTCTTCATCACGAACCAATTTAAGTATTGTGCCGATCAACTCTACAGAGTCTTCGAAGGTATCTGGCTGCTTGTATACCCACTGACCGTCATCCTCATCTGCGTTCAGGCCATTGGCTACAGCCAGGCCAACGTCAAAACTGTTTTCATGATCGAGGAATACCGCCAGACCATCTTGTTTTTGAGCGGAGATCATCGCTGCTGTTGCAAGGAACGTTTTCCCCGCGCTTGGTGGCCCGAATACTTCTACGATACGACCACATGGGAAACCGCCATCGTAACGACCGGAAATAGCTTTGTTTAACGGAGGAAAGCCTGTGTCAATCCAATGAGTTACTTTCTGAATTTCGTCGTTGCTACCGATTTTCTTTTTCAGAGCAAGTGCCAGTGCGGATTTTCCTTTTGCCATGATCAGGCTCCTTTTGTTTCGTTGATTCGTTTTAAAGCGGCGGATTCGTCGAATACAATCGCATCGTGATTAAGGAGTCTGGATACACGAGCGAGGATTTTTACGACCTGCTCGCTGACTAATCCAAACTCGCGATCTGTCGCTTTCATTCCGGCAGCGCCTAGAATTGACGGCAGTGCGATGACAGCGTACTCACCGTGATAAAAGACAATCTCTTTTGCCAGTTGGGTGGGGGTGGTTGTAGCGCCATTAATAATCGATTTAAGCATTAGCAATACCTTTCGAATGGAAGAACAAACACTTCAAGGTCTTCAAGGAACGAACGGAAATTCAGCTCGTAGCACAGTTGCTCGAATGCTTTCACGTCACGATTGCCTTTGATTGTTTCGATTTCGGTAGGCGGAAACTTCGTCTCAATCAGGTTCATTAGCGTGATGTTTCTCTTGAACGCTTCGAGCATTCGACAGCCTGTTTTCTCGTTGAAGGCATTCTTCGCTAGTTTGTTGAAGGCGGTCTTATGGCGTCCTTTGTCAACCACGATTGAGCCGTCGTTGATGCCGCGTACCATCGTTGCGACACTTCCCCATTCATGCAGAAGCTCTTTCGCACCGCCAGCACCAATGCCACCAACACCGCTAATGTTGTCCGATTTATCGCCTTGTAATGCTTTTGCTTCCAAAAATGCGCGAGGCGTGGCGAATCCTGTCAGCTCCGCAAATTGCTCAAAATTAACCTGCTTGTTTTTGGCGTCTTCACGCAGGCTTACCCAGCTTACGTTTTCACGAACTAACTGAAGCCAGTCGCTATCGCCTGTTAACAGATAGATGTGTTCAACGGTTGGCTGCGGTGCCATGCGGGATACCAGCAGCCCGGCCAGATCATCCGCTTCTGCATCTTTTGCAATGAGTTGGGTAACTCCAAGCGCGGTCATCATTTTGAGGATGTATGGCTTCTGGATAGCAAAGCCTTCCTTCATCTTTTTCATATCAGGATCGTCGTCGCGATTTGCTTTGTAGTCCGGGTAAAAGTCGCGACGCTTGTCACTAAATCCATCCCAAAGAATCATAGGTCGGGCATGGAGGATGGAGGCATAACGACGGACGTTCTTAACAAAGCCGAAAGCAGCCTGTACTTCCATTTCGCCGTTGTGCAATTTGTCAGATTGTTGGTGGTAATAACCCAGGCTATTGCCATCTACGAAGAGATAATTCACCGGTACATTCCTTCCAAAAAGTAAGGCGTCCGTAGACGCCTTACTGGTCACGTAATGGGATTACAGAGAGTCCAGCTCTCTCAGTAGGTCATCCAGACCTTCATCTTCCGTCGCAGATGCGGTTGCTACAGATGTCGCTGCGACTGCTTCAGACTCTTTGACTGATACGGCAACGGCAGCGGAACTTGCCTCTGGTTTAAATTCAGTTTCAACGGCACGGAGGATTTCTTCATCAACCAGACTGGTTGGTTCAGAAGCCGGTGTGTGCGCGGTTGCTACAGCCGTCGCTCCTTCTGTATGACCAGTGACAGAGCCAAATCCAGGTAGTGCCGCAGCCGATGTTTTCGCGGTTGAGGAAATTGCTGGTGCAGATGCTGCGGCAGTTGGTGCAGCGATGCCAATCAGACGACCCATAGTGCGAACTGTCGACAGAAGACGAGTTTCATCAGCCTGATTTGCGTATGCGATCAGATCATGCTGGGTGTTCCAGAATTTATCTTCGATATCGCCTTTGTAGACTTTACGCTTAGGCGAGACGTCATATTTGGTATCGCGACCAGAGCCAGTACGTTTAATCAGGAATGCGTAGCCTTCCTCTTTGCTCAGTGGATTGCCGATATCATCAGCGATGTCTTCGGTGATTGCTTTGCAGATATCATCGAATACAGTAGACGGCAGCTCGATTAACTGGCATTTCTCAGCATCTGCGAAATCCTCACGAGCAGAAAGAATGCCGTTGACCAGGTAGCGAGGAGTGGCACGCATTTGACCGATGCGTTCTTCCATTGCTTTGTTACCCTTGTGACGAGCGCGACCTTCCATCACCATTTCGCATAGCTGACAAGCGCGACCGTGAGTATGTTGCTCACAAATATAAGCGTTGGTTGCTTCTTTACCTTCCTCATTCTGATACTTAACGTAGTGCATACCGAAAGTCTGGAAGAACTTACCGTTTGGGTCGTCTTTATTCGGGAAGATGCGGATATAGTTGACGCCGTCTTTTAAGCGAGTCAGATCAACGTTGTTACCACGTTTGGCGGCAATGTCTTCACGAGTTTTGTTAAGCAAATCAAGTAATGTCTTAGACATGTGTTTCTCCTTGTTGTGATTTGGCCGATGGCGCTATGCGCGTTGGGCTTTCGTTCATTCGTGGCTCTTTCGAGCTGTTAAATGATAGATCAGTACTTACTTATTATCTATCAAAAATCAACGGGGAGTAATAAAGCGTTCAGAGCCTAATCGCTCTAATTCAACGATGGCCATCTTTGACGCCTGAACGATCATGTCTCGGCGATGCGAAAAGGCGGCGACAGCATGTTTGTATATGTCTGCGATGTGCCGTGCTTCATCCAACTTCTGCCGTTTAGACAGATACTGTGGGTTTGTTTTAACCTTAGCGTCCAGTACAGACTCGTTGAACTTAATGCCGTTCATACTCAAATTCTTACGCTCTGTGTCGTATAGCTTTGCTTCAACAGCTTCAAGGTTAAGTTTTGCCTCTGCGACATCTCGATCTGCCTGCGCTAGTTTTGACCCATACTCCATTAAAAGCCGTGGCTGTTTACGCCATACTTCCTCAAGGTTGTCGCGGTCGAACTCCAGATCGGCCATGATTTTAGAAAAAATATCAGTGTTCACTCTAATAGGTTCCTACTTATAAAATCTGTATCAATTATATCAAACAGAGAACGGGTTTATGGCGTCATGTCAACTTTGTTCAGGGGAAAATATTGAGATCACCGAAGATAATTAGTTGTCTTATTTTGGTAAGCTGTGCTGACCATCTTTAGGTCACATACATGAGATGGATGGGGGTGTGGCATGAACGGATGAAATTCAGTCGCCGTTGACAGATGTCAACACTGTGAATAGAATACTATTATCGGAGGCGAATGAAGCAACATCCGAATAAGCATATTCAAGCAGCCATTGACTATGCATTAAGTAAAGGCTGGATCTGGGTAGCTGCTGGTGGTGCTGCACATTGTTTTTGCAGACTGCGATGCGGTAATCCAGAAGGTGAACACAAAACTCACCAAATGAGCGTATGGTCGACTCCGGGTAATCCCGAAAACCATGCCAAACAGATCAAACGAATGGTTGATCGTTGTAAATGATTTCAAGGCGGCATTAGCCGCCTTTTGCAGAAACTGTCCAACTATCTTCAAAGGAAAACTATGGCGCTTTATAACTTCACTCTGACGCTCTCAGGCGTATCGTATGAGACGGAAGGACTGGAAGACGCGCTGTACCAAAACGGCTGTGACGATGCGCTAATTTGCGCATATGGAAACTCCGTCTATGTAGAATTTGACCGCGAAGCACAATCACTTGATGCAGCTATCGCATCTGCGGTCGACAATATTGAATCAGCCGGTATCGGTGCAATTGTTGAATCCGTCGACTCGGCTCTTGTGGGCTTAAGCGATATCGCGGAACTGACAGACCTGTCTCGCCAGGCAGTGGCGTTGCTCAAAGACGGTAAGCGCGGAAGCGGCGACTTCCCTTGCCCTGTACAACGCATAAAAGGCCAGTCTCCTCTCTGGGATTGGGCTGATGTGGCTGAATGGCTCATGAATAACGGACGACTTAAAGAGGGCGATCAAATTGTCCAAAATGCCCGAACTTTGAGTAAATGGAATCTGGCGCTTCGAAACAGCGTCTCGAAAGATTTCAACGAAATAGAGCAAATTGCGGAGAAACTGATTAAACGCCGCAAAGATATTGCGAAATGCGCATAATGATGCCCGCCAATTGGCGGGCATCTGTTCTCTGTAAAGGTGTCTGGCATCGTCTGGTTCGTTAACGTTTACTAAACCAATGGTGACAAAAATTAGTTATCTTTGAAAAATAAAGGTTGCATGAAAAGAAGGGGTATGCGTTAATAGCATCGTTGGTTTGCAAGACAGACCTTATGTAAGCAGTTTTAGTAAAGCAGTCTCAGTTCAGTGTTATCTTCTGATTTCCCTTCTTCGTGAGTCTCCTCCTTAAGTGCCTAAGTAAGTCCCAATCTATACAGATCAAATTCTCGCCGCACTATGTGGCTCACAAAATTAAGAAGGTAATATCTATGTCTAATAAAATGACTGGTTTAGTAAAATGGTTTAACTCTGATAAAGGCTTTGGCTTTATTTCTCCTGCTGATGGCAGTAAAGATGTTTTTGTACATTTTTCGGCAATTCAGAGTAATAATTTCCGCACTTTGGAAGAAGGCCAGCAGGTCGAATTCTCTATCGAGAATGGGGCTAAAGGCCCAGCAGCAGCAAATGTCGTTGCTCTAAGCTGATTCAACGCTGATGATCCTCATTTCTACAATAACGAAGACGGTGTAAGCCTGAGTGGATAGATTTGTAGGATTGTACAAGTTGAATAAATTAGCATGGTAAGGCCATGCTAATTAAATCGACACAACGGCCAGTTTATTCCATAAAAGTGAATTGCCCATTGTGGCGAAATGCGGGGTTGCCGCATGAATAGTCAAAGGCAGAAGCTAACTGCCGGCATGGCAAAACAAAGTGCGTAAGAGGAGTGACTTCCTCAACAAGCGCCATAATTCTTTATAAACCCGCCAACAGGCGGGTTTTCTTTATTACTTATTTATTGTCTCCGCGATATCAGCCAGAATGGCCTCCAGTCGCTCTCCTTCTTCCGGTCGGAAGTACAGGATATTCGGGTTAAATCCGTAGAAGACGGTTGCATCAAGCTCTGGGAAGTACTCCTTACGACCAATCAGATCTGATGGTTTACTCTTATTGTTAAATAGTGCGGTTGAACGACTACCACACGTCAAAATGTAGGTTGGTCGTACAAGATTAATTTCTTCCCGCATAAAGTCTGTGAACTGGCCTATCTCGTCTTTGGTATAGTCTTTCTCTTTGTCCTTAACCTTCTTACAAACACCCGTGACATAAAGATCGCCCATGCGCAGATCTCCAACTGTCAGTAGTTTTGCCTTAAAGTCGTCGTATCCGTTCTCCATGAAGTAGCCGGTACGAGCGTCATTGCCGTTCGCATTGTCCAGAATGATCATGATTTTGGGTTTAATACCAATAGTCGGGCGTATCAACTCCTCACCCAAGCCCATTTCAGCCGCCATACGTGTCATGAGTACGTTGATTTCGGCAGAACGCTTAGGATTCATTTCGAACGGACGTGATGCTTTAACAGCGTCAATGATGAGATTGCCCATCAGTTCAGCCTGGTCGCGCAGTCGTTCAGGATCAGTTGCTGGCAGACTGCCTGGCTCAATTGACGCAAAAGCCCCTACTTTATGAAGCGACTCGCGTACACGACTGTTACATGCACGCTTCTCGACCGCTTCATCGAATTGTGCCACTGACTCGAATTTGCCACCAACTTTCTCACGCGCACGCATAATTGCCTGACAACCATTTTCAGAACAGCCTTTCACAGCAGAGAATGGCGCATACAGTGCCTGACTGCCGTCTTCGAGTGTGCGGATCTCAATTCGGTTAGATGACACATTAACGTCTGGTGGCAATACGCGAATGCCATAGGTCAGCGCATCCTTCACCAGCCCCTGATGCTTATCCTCGCCCAGAATGGTGAGCGCAGCTGCGAAGAACTCAGCAGGGTAGTGCGTCTTTAGCCACATAGACTGATAACTGATTAAAGAATAAGCAACGGAGTGTGATTTATTGAACTGATAGGCTCCGTTTTTCTCAAATGCAGTCCATATCTCTTTTGCCTTCGTCTCAGACAGACCTGGATGTGACGTTGTAACGCGCACAACTGGCATTGGCAGCTTCACTCCATGCTCCAACGCCTCTTCAACTGTCCTCAGAGTACCGTCCTCGCATTTAAAATGTTCTGCGCGATGAATCCGTTGTATTGCGCCATTTTCAAGCTCTACGTCGATCCACCCAGCTTGAGCCTGAATGACAAATTTCTCACCCATGCTCCTCATCTTTTCCATGTTCTTCTTACCGATTGCTGAACGCACACCATCCGCCTCGGCCATTGTGAAACCAGCAAGAAGCCTTGTTGCGTTCATCGTTTGTTCCTGATAGAGAATCACTCCATTTGTTTCAGAGGTCAGTTCATCCAAGACAGGATGTAGTGATGTAGGCGTCATAAATCCTTTCGCAACGGAAACATAGTCATCCAACATGCCGGATTGAATCGGTCCCGGTCGGAAGAGGGCGGTAGTTGCGACAACGGTTTTGAAACTCATTGGCTCGATGCCACCGCCCAGATCTTTAAGCAGCTTACGCATGGGGCCGGACTCCAGCTGGAATACGCCCTGCGTGTACCCTGCAGCGAACCCATCCAGAACCTTGCGATCGTCCAGTGGGATAGCGTCGAGATTGATGTCTTCACCGGTACTCTCTTTGATGTAGCGTTTCGCGCTATCCAGAAGATCGAGTGTTGCCAGACCGAGAACGTCCAACTTAATCAGCCCCATCGCCTCGCAGTAACGTTTATCGAACGCAATACATCGAGCATTGCCACGCAGCTCGACGGGCGTGCGCTCTACTAATGGAACGCCAGCGACGATCATCCCCGCAGCGTGACGACCAAAACCACGCATCAGGCTTTGCAGCTTACACGCCGCTTTGAACGCTTCCGGGTTTTTCGTGGCGTATTTGTCCAGGCTGGCCAGTTGCTCGCGCAGCTCTTCCAGAGACAGGCTGTCGTCCTCCATATTCTTGAACTCTTTGGATACCGCCATATCCGCAGCATCGACACCGTAAATACGTGCAGTGTCACGCAGCGCAGATGCCGCGCCCAGATAGGTGAAGTTCGGAATGCCTGCAACGTAATCTTCGCCGTAGCGTTCATTCAGATACTCGATCACCTCATGGCGACGTGCCTGGCTGAAGTCCAAGTCCGCATCCGGCAAGTCGAGACGCTCAGGGTTGATGAAACGCTCAAACAGAAGACCGTGACGGATTGGGTCGACGTTGGTTATGCCTATGCACCACGCCACCAGAGAACCGGCAGAGGAACCACGACCAGGCCCGACAGGAATGCCAGTTTCACGGCTGTGATTCATCAGATCGCGTACCATCAGGAAGTAACCACAGAATCCCAGGCGAGTCAGCGTGTCCATTTCGTACTTTAGCCGCTCAACATAAACCCTGTTCTCAGAAGCAGGTGGTGTGTATCCAAACTCTTTTGTGGTAAGACGTTTACGCAGCCCTGCAACAGCCAGTTTCATCAGCGTTGCAGGTTCGTCGTCTGCCATCTTGGGCAGTGCTGGTGGCAATTCATGCCAGCGCCATGTGCAGGCATCGATAATGGAGTCCTGCGTTGTTGAGGCCATTGCAGCTGTTACCGGCACATCCATGCGAACGGAGAAGGCTTTAAGCGCCTCAAGGAGATGGCGACGACCATTGATGGCGTTATCTCGCTGGTGGGGGATACGCAGACGATGCGGCTGGTCGATTTTTATGTTGTTCGTAACCATGTGCGCAATGTCTTTAATGTCTGCATCGTCGATCGATTCGTAATAAGCGGGATAGAACGCCACTGGCTCTATTTTCAATGCGCTGGCGACTTTCATCGCCCGGACGTTAATCTGGTCGTAGAATGGGGTAGGGTGCGGATAAACCACACTATAGAAGTTGTCTTTTCCACCCGCTGTAATCAGTGTGCTTATGATTTTTGCAAAATCGTTGCGTTGGAACACGCTACCGATGTCGGAAGTAAGCAGGATGATGTTACCTTTGGCATATGTAGAAACCAACTGTTCGAGCGAGAGACGCGGTACAAAGTAGAACTGTTCTCGTGTGTTGGCCGCCGTCATTAGTTCGCAGATGTCGCGATATCCTTTCTCATTTTTAATTAGAGCGGTAAACGAGTAGTTACGTCCTCGCTCCAATGATTCCATACATCCCTTAGACTCTTTAGCAAGTTTAGCCCGGTGCTCGTATGTGGGATCATCAACGATGTTTAGTTTCACACCACAAATAACCGCCATGTCGTCACCAGCGGCACGTTGTAGTGGAATAACGCTCGCAATATTCATGCTATCTGCTGAAATTACAGCGGTGTAGCCAGCTTCTCTGGCAATCTTCACCGCGTTTTCTGCTTTTAAAGCCGACTCCCCAAGTGAGAAGTCAGTTCGAACCATCAGTGCCTTCATGTGTTTTTACCTTTCTGGTTTTTTTGATTTTGTCATTTGGGAAGCCTACGAACTTCCCATGCATCGAAATCGCAACTTCTTTTGCTGATTGGTGACAATCGGGCTTGTCTGGACACACCAGACAAGCCTTACCAGTTTCAGAAGCAGCGATAAGAGAGCCGAAACATCCTTTACGCACGATCAACCAAATATTTTTTGAACAACTTCACGAGCCGCTTGTGCAGAAGCTGAAGGGAGTTTGTTAATGAAAGAACGCTCAATACCTGTCACAAAGTCGCCTCGCATCATTCCAATCTTGGCCGACAACAAAAGTTCACGAGGGCCAATTGGCTGACTGATAAGGTGTTCTTCGTATCCATCGCGAACGATACCGGCAAACTTAACCATCTTTTCTGCGTATTCATCCACGATACCGGCATTTATCAACATGTTGATCTCTGCCTCTTTGCTCATGTATTTCACATTCGAAACGATGCCAAAACGCGAAAAGTTCGCGGCGTTCTGGATGTTTGTACCCTGGTACAAGCCGGTTTCATCACCAGATCCGTTCGTGTTGCCAGTGCCAATGAAAGCAAACCGTTCATGCGGAGTAATGCGACGCCATTCTGGAGTCGCCTCTTTGATGACTAACGCTTCACCTTCCAGCACTGGCTGATACACGCCAAGAATTTGTGGAAACGCAAAGTCGTATTCATCCGCGAGGTAAACCCAGCCATGCTTCATTGCGAGCGCAAGCAAGCCAGGCTCGAAATACGTAGAGCCATCACGCGCCAGAATTTGCCCCGTAACATGTGCCTCTTCCATTGATGCTGTATGTTGGGCACGGATCAACGGACGATTGAGCAAAGCACATAGTTGTGTAGGCAATGACGATTTGCCTGTTCCTGCATGACCCCACAAATAGCCAGGTATGCCAAGTTCAAGCATCATGAAAATGTCTTTGATCAGTTCGAAGTCGCCATATACGTATCCCTTCTTCACTTCTGGAACGAACTCTGGAAACGGCGTATTGACGTTGACGCTAACCATGAGCGGCGTCCCACGTTTTGTTCCGAGTTCTTTCACCGTTACATTTAGCAGTTCGTGAGCTGCGACCAGATCTGTCTTGTACTCAACTGTGCCTGTGTAGCCTGGGCTACTGGTCACGCCAGATGATTTGGCCATTTCGCTTTTTTGCTCGGCACGTTTAGCTTGAATTGCATCAAGTGCCTTTTTCGATAGCGTTGGCTCATCTGGAAACTGTGTTGTGTACATTTTCAGTACGGTGTCAGGATCGGCATCTTTTACTGACTCAGGAATGCCCTCGCAATTACCATTGGCTACATGGGACTTAAAATAGTGAAATGATTTTCCGCACCACTTGCAAACAAGGTAATCAGAAGGATTTTTTTCATTTTGCAGTGCAGTAGTAGTCATGCGTTTTTCCTTTGTTTTCTAATGAGCGTTCAACTTCTTATATAAATATATCATTATCTATCGTAAGTGGTTACTTATCGTTAAGGCTGTTTTGTTCACTTTAAAATGATACGAGATAGTTCAGTAACTACAGATGAACCAAGACTATCAACGCTCGTTACCAGGGCATGTTTTGAGTAAAATCTCTCCGGTGCGTCAGTCATGATGCCAATTGCCATCAAATCAATGTCAGTCTGCGTTTCAATTTGCTTCGCAACCGAACGCAAATGAGCGTCAAAACCTCTCCCAACAGCCCACGGCGCGCCATCACTCAGAACAAGCATGATCTTCCTGTCCTCCATGCGACCGGAAAATAACGATGCAAGGCTGGCTATGCTTTCACCATCCACGTTATTAAGAAGTGGGAATGTGTAGCCTACGCACCCCATACGTGAGCGAACTTCGCGAGAATTTACCTTTTCATTCCAATTTTTGATGATAGGTAGCATTAAAGATTCAAAGCGAGAGAACTCATACTTGACAGCCTTAAGTTCTCCTGCCGCCATATGACTACCAAATGTAGTGAAGCCGGTGATAATGTTGGGAACATTTATTCGATCAAGGGCATCGGCGATGGTATATGCACTTGCAAGAGCCAATTGTATCGTTATACCACTCATTGAACCTGATAAATCAATCACTTGTTGAACACAGGCGTTAACGGCTTTAGATTCTTCTTTTTTACGAAACACGCGATCATCATTCATTGCTAATCTGTAGATACTAGAACCATGAATGCGCCCCCGACGCTGGCCCGGTATAAACTGAACTCTGTTTCTGCTTGCTATTGCTCGCTCCAGGTCTTTTGCCAGCGTCGACGAAACACCTGACGAAAGATGCTTTTCAATATATTTGTCGAAGAGCTGGTTGCCTTCAGGAACGATGCGATAGCGGCTGATTGGATATCCTCCTAAATCAATATCGGAGAATGTTTTAATAAGCCGTTTGATATGGGCTTCTGCCTGATCAATCGAGCCGATGAAGTCGTATGAGCGATTGTATGGCCTGTATTCGCTTTTCGAGCTTTCTGTTAACTCGCTTTTAATCGTTTCGGATAGAGCATCTTCTGTCATGCCTCCGACTTCATCTTCTATGCTATCCAGCTCCTCTAAAGCCTCTTCCAGACTCATTTTTGACGGAGTTGGGATATCTGAAGAGCCGTCTTCTGTCGTTTTTCTTTTTTCGTGGTCAGCGGTTAATGATTCTGACGCCGCGTTATCAGAAGCATCAGAATCTGATACCTCTTTATCATTTTCTGTATCATCGAATATTGTTTCTGATGATTCAGAATTATCTGAATCATCACTGTCATTATTATCATGTTTGTACTTACTGTGTGACTCTGGTTTGATAGATTTGTGATTATCTAGCGATGAGGGTGTCTCATGATCTTCGTCGTCTTCATTGTTTTCTCCAGAGGCATCCGTCTGGTCAGCGTCTGAAGGATCGGAAGTTTTTCCCGGAGCTGACTCCTTACCTTTGCTTTCACTTTCAGTGTCTTTGAGGATCTTAGCTATGGTCGCAGCCACCTTTACACAATCCTCGGTGCAAGACATGTTACGCACGGCCACATCGATACCATGTTCTTTTAATAATGAAATTGGTTTCTCAATGACAGGCCAGTATTCATCCATGAAATCTACGAACGGTGCTTGGCCATCCCAGGCTCTTACAACCGGACAGAGAAAGAAGTTTAGAAAAAGCGCGCGCTGATCTTTGCCACAATAAGCAATAGCCTCTGAAGCCTTTGGTTTAAAGACTTTTTCGATTATAAGGCGTTGAGTTGCCATCAGATTACGTCTTGTTCCGTTAAAGACCTGCCCCATTTTTCGCTCGATGAACACGTCTTCTAAGGCATTCCATAGCGACCAGGAAGGAACGCGTCCTTTTTCTCTCATTTTGTTGGACACACGAATATCGGTAAACAAAATGTGAGCAACCTCATGATCGAGAAATCCGCGCACAGCATTCATCAATGCCGGTGTTGCGTTATCCGGGATTGATGGGATGTTTACGAGAATTGGCTCTCCATCATCGTTATAGCGTACATAAGCGTCGTCTCCTCGTTCTGCAACAGGGATGTTTTTACCTGAAAGGAGAGCGACTACTCGTTTTACACTGTCACGGAAGTCCTGAACCTCTTTGATGGAACGTTTTTTAGACATGGCTAATCCTTTGTTATGAAAACAAATTATTTACTAGTGTGTTTAATGTAGCACTGCGCGAACAGGGAACTAAGCCATTCGCGCAGGGAGAAGAGGGGTTAACAGATTCTGACGGCTAAAGACCCGGAGCCGGTATTGAGAAGCGTGAAGCGTTTGTTGTTAAGTTCGAATATAAAGCCAGTTGTGTCATTCACACCAACCTGAATCTGCTCATTCGGTAGATCGGTGAGGATGTCAGCTACACACTCATCAGCTAATTTCTGTACGTGTCCGATCTCAAGAGCGATTAGGCTGGAAATAGTGGTGTTCATTCAATCAATCCATTCTAACTTATACTATGGTAAGGAATACTACTAAAATTTGTATCAATACTGAATACATTCATATCATATGCAAGTTAATTTTCTTACCTATTTTGGGCTAATTTTTCTCCGTGCAATGGCCTTTAACCGGTCTTTTAAGTGCCTATCGAAAATAATGATAATAGCTTTACAACCCTAACCTTTGATGTAATATCGGTAAGCACTTACCAGAGAGAATTGAACGCGCAAAGGTTGTAACCATGTCTGATAACAAGATTGAATTTATAGAAAGTCGCTACGCTGCTTTTATCGCAGGGTTGATTGAATCCTCACCTATGAGCCAGGCCCAGATAGCCAAAACAATTGGGTATAAAAACGCCAACAACCTTTCTTTAATTAAAAGTGGCAAAATTCCTTTGCCTATCGATAAGGTTCGTCCGCTGGCGCTGGCGCTGGGTATTGAGCCTAGTCGTCTTATGATGATGGTGCTGGAAGAACGCCAACCTGAACTCGCAGCATTTTTGTACAAAGAAGGCACCGCTCCTCTTAACGAGGACGAAAAACAGGTTCTTGCTGCATATAACGAGCGATTCGGTAAAGAGAAAGGCGCATCACAAAAGGTTGTTGAGGCCATAAAGTCTCTATGAAAAATTTACACGAATAAGCTCTGTTGATAGACGATCTCCCTTGAATTTGTGGTCAATTTCGTCTAAATCCGGTTGATCTACGATTGATGCGATGTACGTCGAGAAACTTTCTAAGGCGTCTCGCATCTCGTCCATATAATCGTGCCGGTCGTAGACCCGATCTATCCCCTCAAGACTGTGGTTCATGATTTTGCGTGATACCTCCTGGCTTATGCCTAATGCTGGGAAGTAACTACGCGCAGTACGGCGCAAATCTCGGGGTGTAAATGGCTCAAGCTCCATCAGTTCTGGTCGTTCCAGAATACGACGTAATGCCTGGGCTATTGCCACTTTAGACATAGGAAGGTCTTTCCCGATTTTTTTATTCGAAGGCACGAGCCACTGGCTGTCTTTACCGTATTCGAACAACTCTTCAATGCATGTGCGCATTAATGTGCTTAAAGGCAGCGAATGCTCACGTGCTGACTTGTTTCTCTTGCCTTGATTCCAAACTCCACGCTTAAGATTGAACTCACTTTTTTTAGCCCGCAGTACTTCGTCAGGTCGTCTTGCTGATACAAGACACAGTCTGGCCGCCCATTTTGTACCAGCGCACACATTGAAGTAGTCCCATATATTCCAGAACACCCATACCTCTGCGTCGGTCAGCTTCCGCTCGCGAGGTGTGGGCTTTGCGCCACCGGCAACTTTGTTTAGTGACATATCGTTTAGCGGTGACACGTCTATCATCCCCTGGAAGGCGCACCAGCTAAGGAACTGCTTCATCAGAGAGAAAACGCGGCGGCCCATAACAATTTTGCCATCCAATATTAGAGGGTTGACCAGTTGGTTCACCATGAACCTATTAATGTCACTTACTTTTACATCAGCAATGTGCGGCAAAACATGTATCAAAATACAATGAACAGCGATCTCTGGCCGACGTCTGGTTATCAGCAGAGATAAGCGAGTGAATAACATGAATGCGTCCGAGAATCTCATATCATTGCTAACCTGCGAGATCATAACGGCCTGCATTTGAGATGCTCTTTCGAGATACTCAATCGCCTCTTTTGAGGTGTTCTCCGCAGCGCGTGCTCTGTCAAAGCTATTTTTCATATGACAATCACCGAGTTACGCCGATTCACTGTATAAGTAAACAGTATATTAGGCATAGATTCTTATAGGATCAAGAGTAAAAGTAACTCATTTTCAGCAATGATTCCATACATAGTAGGTATGGAATCATTTAGATGTTGTTTTTTGAATTTTAAGGGAAACAGGAGTGAGTTTGGTGGGAATAAAAAACGGCTCCTGTGAGCCGTTAAAATCAGAGGGGGCTGACGTATGCAGCCAGTTCTGTGTATCCGCCAATCGGTTGACCATCGATCAGTACTTGGGGGATAGTCTCTACCGGTTTACCAACAATTTCACTTAGTTTTTCCTTGTCGATACCGGCAGTGGTGATGTCGATGTACTCATAATCACCGTAGCCATGTCCCTTTAGTTGCTTCGCCATCTCGACCGCACGTTTGCAGTATGAGCAATTATCGCGTCCGTAGATAACGACCTTCATCACTTCACCTCGTGCAACTGCTGCTTGAGAAGATAGCCTTCCAGGGGCCAGATTTTGGCAATCGCGTTCTGGCGTGCAATTTTACGTCCGATCTCCGGATCAAAGTTCTCCGGGCTGGCGCACGCAGACTCGCCGGTTACGGTGTAGCCGTTCTCCAGCACAAGAACGCAGAAGGTCAGCAGTTCGAGTGATTGCAGGGCCGGTTCAGGCTCTTCCTGCTTCAGCCACAACGGTGAGCTGCGATATCCGTCCGCGCCGGTAAAGTAAAACTCGCCTGAGATAACAGCTTCAATGCGTTCCGGGGTAACACGCGCGGCCGTTTTGCCTTTGGCCACAATCTCTTTTTCGATATCCATATCGGTCATTTTGGTTTCCTTACGTTAAAAACGAGCGATCCGAGCAAGAAGAATCAGGTCATACGCCTTCATCGTGTCCAGCTGCTTAATGAGGATGATGCGGTCGACATACAGCAGGCGAGCAAACACGTCGCCTGCAATGTACGCCTCCTGTTCTTTGATGCGACCACACAGTTCTTCGTGTTCATCCATGACACGTTTCTGGTGTGGCAGGTACTCTTTGGTCATTGGCTTTCCCTTACTGATAGGCTTCCAGTGCGACTTTGCATAGCTCAGAACGCACGCAATCTTCGGTCGCAAACTCAATAAGGCCAACATGGGAGGAAGGTTTAAATCGCTCCAGTGCATCTTCCAGACCAGACTTAACATTGCTTGGCAGGTCGCATTGCGTCACATCTCCGTTCACAATGACGGTTACGTTCTCGCCCATACGGGTCAGGAATATTTTCATTTGTGACGCTGTAACGTTTTGCGCCTCATCGAGAATGACTACAGCGTTCTCGAACGTGCGCCCACGCATGTAAGCGAATGGGGCAATCTCTACTTTGGCCACCTCTGGCTTTAAGCAATATTCAAGGAACGAGCCACCCAAACGCTTCTGTAACACGTCATAGACGGGACGGAAGAACGGAGCGAACTTCTCGCTCATGTCGCCCGGAAGGAAGCCCAGATCTTCTTCTGCTTGCAATACTGGACGCGTCACGATGATCTTCCCGACTTCCTTATCCAGCAGACGCTGCGCTGCGACGGCAGCTGCCAGGTAGGTCTTGCCGCAACCGGCTTCACCAGTGGCGAACGTCAGAGGTTTGGTATCGAGGGATATAAGATAGTGGGCCTGGGCCTCGTTACGTGCTTCGATGGGAGAGTTGTCACGTTTAGGTTTTGGTGGCAGAGCAGGGGCGGCAGCCAGCTCGTCAACGATGATTGTGTCAATTTCGTAGCCGTGGATGCGTGGTTTTGACTTCAGCGCCTGACGAGCTGCGCGACGCGCCTGTTTACGTTTGTTTCCCATATTGAGTCCTTTCAAGTGAGTAACTGAAAGAACTATACCGACAAATCATAGGTAAGTCATTACCTATTTTTTGTGTATTATCCCTCTACCATATAGAGGGATATCTTCATGACTCACGGCAGTTTTGCTCTAATTTCGAGTAATTTTTGTGCCGTGACGCTGATGTCATAAGCCAGATCTTGGGTTTGGTTAATGATTCCGTAAAAGCGCTCAACCTCTTCAGGATAAAAACGTCTGATATGGGGGATGTCGATATAATCATAATACCCAAGCCCACCCGCGGAATATTCTCTGAAAAGCGCCCAAAAGTTGTTCACTTTCCCGACCAACTCCATACGGATTGTTTCTAAAACAACATCATTGAAGCTGTAAAAGGGGTTATAGGCAATATTATCAAATGCGTAGAGTGGGTCGGTAATGTTGGTGCTTACTTTTGCCCGGAACTGTTCGCTCTTCAGCATTTGGAGGTAGTTATAATTAAAAATATCAGTAATAGCTTTTAGAACACCGATGTCTCTATCTGAGTAATTGTTCTGGCTCACCTGGTGCGTCATTTGAAGCAGTAAAGATTGCCGAGTTTCGGCCAGTTGCTTCCAGTTTTTCAATTGCTCAACAGAATAGATAGTGTGGTCAGAGTCAATGAGTGCGCCATGTGAACGACACATCCATATACCGTTATCAATCGAGCTTCGCTGTTCTGGGGTCAAGCTAGGATCATATCTCGGCCCACCTGGCGCTGCTGCTGTAATATGGGCCGCAATACCATTATTAATCCTGCCGTTTGTATCACTGCTATCCGGGCCTACTGTTGTCTGGTTGCAGCCAAGAAAAGAGCATTTCCAGCCTACGCGTTCGGCCAGTGTTCGCTTCACCGATTGGGGAAAATCATCTCTGTTACTCACGATTAACCTCGCTGTGTTTAAACAATCTTATGGTTATTTGTTAGTGGCGTTTGTCTTCTTCCAGACGCGCCGTTTTTAAGTGTTTGTCGGTAAAGGTAAGTAACGTTACGCCCTCATCTTTATTCATGAAACCGGCACCGTTTATCATCATGATCAGGCGCTCTTTGCCGCGGAATACCTCATAATACTTTCCCGCTGCACATGACATTGTCTTGGCGCACTCCAACCCATTCAAGGCTGTTTCATCAAATACCTGATCTTTAGTGGCAACCGGCTTCCCGTATTCTTTCGTAAGCATTTCGTCGAGCTGCATGAAGGTATACTTGCCGACGTTGGTAGTCATGCTTGACTCAACTTTGCCATCAATCAATCCACCGGTGGTATGCGGTTCCTTACCTTCAGCCGCTGCTTTATCGAACAAAGCGAAGGCTTCGATGTTTGGGGTTCGTTTTTCAAAGTGGGTTTTGTACTGGCTCTCAAGGGAGTTTTTGTCCTGACCGATTAGTGTAATTTTATCGACTTCAGACTCGTTGCATCCCGTGAGTGTGAACGCGATTATTAGAGAGGTGAGAATAGTGAAGTTGCGCTTTTTCATTGATGCTATCTCCATGCAAACAGCTACGTTCCTACTACGGGTGGCACTTCAGATAAATACTTTAGACCTTGGCAGATATTAACCGATGCTGTTTTGATACCTGCGAACTGCCGCATCCAATTCACTAACATATCGATTAAACTCACCCACAACATACTCCAAAAATTGATCGTCCATGAGGACACCGTTGAAGAAATTTACTGTTATACCGGCGTTTTCATTCTTTGCACGATTGATTGCGCGGATATCTCGCTTCTGTGTTTCTGACTTCTTTGCTTTTGATTTTAAAAGGTTATGATAGTTTTCGGCAACACCATCGTTGTGAGCCATGATATTTCTGATGGCCGCCAGATGAGCAATATCCCTGATGCCTTTGCCTCCTATGGTTCCAGTAAGTCGCTTATGGCAATCTTCGACCGTTTTGAATCTTTTGTCTGTCACCTCGCCCGACAATCTATCCATGACCTCAAGGCATTCAACCATGCGGTGTTCAAATAACCCGAACATCGTCAGAAATGCCGAACGACGAGTAAGTTGTGAAATCAAGTGCTTGTATTCCGATTTGACTTCATCAGCATCGAATCCAGAACATGAACCGCAGGTAAAATACTGTACCGTATATAGATGAATTTTACCTTCATCGTCCTCATGCTCATCGTCATACTCACCCTCCGAGACTGCGCCCGGAAGATCGGCATCACTAAGAGCGCGAGCAATGTTTACTTCAGCCTGTTCAGCTAGCATCTTCATGATTGTAATTGATTTCGTGGCTCCCCAAAGTTGTAGATTAATAAATATCTTTGCCATCTTCCTTGTTCCTTAGAGTGTTCGGAGAAGATCCAAATAGCGTCAACCAAATGCCGCTGAATTCATATGTACGACCGCAAAGCAAAATGGGGCCGAAGCCCCATTTTATTCAAACTATTTATTCTGCTGGCACCTAAACAAAAGGTAAAGCATAAGCAGAGATAGGACTTGGCTATGCAGAGGAGCCTGAATAAATGTCGTTAGCATTTCACTCATCGAAAGATACCTCTATTCGATTAATCAAATGCGCTACGAGACCAAATTGACGTAGATTCACCTTAGTTGTAAGATGAACTTGTATTGACGTATCCGTTCTCGTAACGCGATATGAGGTTTTTAACGATGGCAGTCGTTAAAAACCAGAAAGAACTCCCGTTCGGGGGTTCTTTTTTTTTTGCGTAGTAGTCACTTTCCCATTGCACTTCCCTCTCGTTGTATGAAAACTACGGATTGTAGCATTTCCAATAGCTTGTTTATAATTTGCATAGCATAGCACAACCCACATGCGCATGTAGGACTGACAGGAATTGCCCCACAACGTATAAAAAAGTTTGTGATTATCAAAGAAAAAAGGGGCCGAAGCCCCTTTGGATTATGGTTTGCGCTAAAAAAGTGTTGCTACGATGCTAAGAAGCAATGGTTAAGAACGTCTGCCGTGTCTATCACAGCGCTGAACGGTTTGGCGACATTTGCGGAGTCTTTCCGTTCGGACGGTGGTGGCGAACTCCAAACCGTTCAGCGCTGTGTTGGCGATGGTGGGTGGACTCGAACCACCGACCAGTTGATTAACAGTCAACCGCTCTACCACTGAGCTACACCATCATATTTCGCGGCGGTACTTGTTGATGGACAACCAGGCAACCAGGAACTTTCCCGCAACTTGCACTTTACGTTAGTGCCAGACGAGGCTTGTGGCGCGCTCACATAGAGCAAAGATCTGGAATCCTTCTCGGTGGTTGACGGCCGCCAGATTCTTCGATCTTATTGGATGTATGGAATCATCCATGTTGTGAAACCAGGGGCTACATAGGCAACAATGATTTCACCAGAGGGTTAAAGAATCCTGCTTTCACAACGTTGAGGCCGCTGAACCGATTTATGTTCGACCCAACATATTGATCAGTCACTACAGCTCTGTGGAATCACCTGTATGATTAAAAGAAAAACAGTGACCTCAACGTTGTGCGCTGGCTAACCAAGCCAGCCGGGTTACGTCGCCGCTTTTAACCCAAGATTAAACGACATAAGTAATGGAAATGACGTAACAGGATGGACGGTCAGCTGGCTGAAACCGGGATGATGGAATGGAATGAGGAAACCAACCGTCCATCCTGTTACTTCATCGAATAGGGCATGGGTGGTGCAACATGCCCTATCCTGCGTTCTGAAATCACACTCGCTCAGTGTGTCCCATTTCGGTGACGAGGCTGGAAACTGACCTCGCTGGTGTTTGGCTTCTTAGGCTACTGCCAGGTACGTATCTTCGTTTGCAGTTATATTTAACGTTCAAACAGTCGCATCTCAACGAAAACAAGTGAATCTTATACGTATTAAATAAGTAAGTAAATGCTTATTTTTCTGTGGCTCGTTCAGTTGCTATCTTTTTGATCAAACTCACCTTCTGTTCCGGCGTTCTCGTGATGATGGCCGTAAAACGCTTCGCATGAATAGTGATAGTTTCGTTCTCCTTCAGTTCACCGTAGTGAGTCTCCAGCAGAGAACCCAGGCGCCACAGGCCGTCGTCTATGCGTTTATGGCTGGCAAATCTGATCAGCAGTAGCTTTACGATTAACTGACCAATGTAAAAGGCATATCCGAAGCCGGCCGCCACAAGGTAGGTTACCAGCCACCAGTAGAAAGAGGTCAAATTGCTCATTTCCGCACTCCCGTCTCGTGAACAACCCGATACAGACGCTTACCGATGCGAAGCGTTTTGGTTTCCAGTTCCTGCCTGACCATATCGCGACAGATACTGAAGCCGAGGGCCACGCCCCCAGCAAAAGATAATAGGATGTATGGAATCATCAGAACGCCCCCGCCTCAGTCAATTGCTGCAACAGTGAGTGTCCTTTTTCAGTGAGTTGATAGTTCTCCACACATCCCTTTGGCGAAACGTTAGCGACAAGATTCATACGTTCCAGTTTGGCGCGGGTCTTTGGCTTCCAGTTGGAATAGAACTCTTTCCATTGGCTGATTTCACGCAGAGTTTCCTTCTCCCGTTTACTTAACATGATCATCCTTAATCTCCTTCAGTGTGTACGTGATATCTACAATGCGGTTAATGCGGCCGCGCCTCTGCATGACACCGGCTTTTACGTAATCGTTGATGCAGCTGGACGTAACCAGACTGCCGATAACAATGCCGACGACCAAAAATACAATCATCCAGCCGAGCATCAGTCTTTATCTCCAATACGGTCTTCGGTATCTCGCAGACATTTCGGCCACTTCAGACGTGGGTGGCGTAAGCTACCGTCCGGCGTTTTCTCATGGCAGTGAACCTCGACGATGCGTCCACGATACTTCTCCTGATTGTTCCAGATCTCATCCAGGTACTTATGCTTGATACCGCTGGCACGAACGATGACGCCGTTCTCCAGACGAATCACTATCTTGCCCAGCGTATGCGCAAAGCCAGAGTCCGGGTCGCCTGGCTCGAAGTCGATGATTTCACCGTCTTCGGAATCCTCGTCTTTCAACTTCCACCAGCTGCGGGTACGCTTGAACTCGTAAACAGAATCCGGATCTTTGCCCATCTCCCCCTCTTCGTTCTCGTCCAGGCGCTTCATGAAGCGTTCGATAAAGTCTCCATGGCTATGGATGATGTAGAACGGATGCAGGTGGATATCTTGCGCGTAATCTTCCCCGCAAGTGTTGCGGAACAACGCCACCAGCATAGCCAGGCGCTCTTTCAGCTTCATGCCGGTCTTCAGGTACTCTTTGCTTTTTGCCTGAGCACGCCACTCCGGTAAGAAGAAATCGAAGATGTGGTAAACGGCACCAATGGCTTTCACGTTCTTCTTGCGAAGCGCCGATACGGACTGGTTGAACGTACCTGCAGTACCCTCACCATCGAAGAAGATGTGCTTGAACCCGGAGAGTCTGCCTCGCTCCAGCATGGCCGGTTTAAGGTGATCGAGTGACGTAATCGGATTTCCGGTACGCGTCAGGAAGTTCACCTCTTCCTCGTCAACGATGACTTCGCAGATAACCCGGAGACCATCGAGTTTGAGGCTGCCGATCATTGGCCACTTGGCCTTTGGATTTGGTTTAAATGGGTATTTGTCGCCTTTCTCCTTGTACGGAGACGCCAGCTGTACCTCAAACTTCGGAATTGGGTTTTCGAACACCTTGTTGCACAGGCTGATGCCGACGCCGGCTTTCGGATCTTTCAGCAGGAAGCGACGAAACACGTCCTGCCCGTCAGCGCACATTGAGGCAACGAGTGATTCGACAGCAGTAATGGCCGCGTTCCCGGTCAGTTCGCGCGCCGCCAGCTTCTCCAGCAGCTCGACTACCTTCTGGTCGATGGGTACGGAAGTATCGAGTGGCTCGACCACTTTGTACTTCTTCACACCGAATCGAATGAATGGGTTGAGCATTAGCGAGACCATGCTCTGCTCAAATTCATCAAGGTTGGCCAGCGCCTCTTTTTTGGCGTTGGTTCCCATCGTTTTTATGGCATCCAGCTTGTGCTTTAGGGCGATCAGTTTTTCCATTAGTGTTTAACCTCCATCGGTCGCTCGGGAGTTTTCATGTGTTTTCTTTGGTTGCTTCTTCAATGAGTGCCGCGTACACGTCAGTGACAGGCCCCAGTGAATCGGTGGACGTGGTTTCGGGTTTGGCTGGTTCTGTTTTCTTCGTGCGTTGAATCGTCATGGTGTTGCGCTTCCGGGTAAGCGTTCTGGCGTGGTCGTTTTGCTCTTCCACTTCTTTGATAAGCGCAGCCATATCGATGAAGTAGAGCTGTTCGCCTTTGCGGATCTCTTCGACCATCATCTTCAGCGCCTGGCATTTTCCAGCAGCAATGGCCGCAGCGCAGGACTGGAACGATGTCGCTGGGAGACGCTTCTCTTTGTAGGCGAGGATGGTGTGCTGGCAGACTGTATAGCTGCAATGGGCCTCATGGCCGTTGATCTTCACTTCCTGACAGCGCAGCGAATAACCGTTGTTTCCGGAGATAGACGGGATTTTCGACAAATCTGTTTTTGTGGACATGCTTCTAACCGTAGTCGTGTACTTACTTATTGAGCGCAGTTTAAAAAAGCCCCACCAGGGGGCTAAATGGTTTATCAAGGCTTACCAGGTAGCCCAGCCAGTCATTTTGTCCTGAGCGGCTTCGAACCGGTATGGTTCCAGTAAATCGTTGGCATGGTGGACGGCGTAGGATTTTGCCTCCTGTTTAATCATCGGCAGCTCGTTGGCCAGGCGTGCCACCTGCCCTGCAAAACTGGCGAGCACACCGTCACATGTCTGACCCGCGTCGACAATGATGCGCACCAGGTCTAAGTCGCTGCGGCACATATCGCAGATGATGCCGTATTCCACCTCACGAATGCGCTCAACGGCTTTTTTGGTATCGCCACTGACCACCAACTCCAGCAAACCAGGTGGGGTTGTCAGATCTGTAACGCGTTCGGTAACTTCAGGCAGTTCGACAATGCTCAGGAACGCCGCGATAGAAGGATCATCCTCTACGCCAGCCCTGCCTTTGATCGCGCGAAGAGTCGCGTCGACAATTTCCTCAAACCGTTCACCTTCATCGCACACTGCCTGATTGGTGTAGACAACGCGACCGTCGTACCATGCACCGGCGCGTACTTCGACCGTTGCGTCCTTCATTTTGCGAGTGAACGCCACGAGTGCCGCGCGTTTCTGTTTAACACCAGGCAGCTCCGGGGACTCCCCAAAACGAACCCAGACCCGCATGTATTTCGAGCCTTCCGAAAGAGGTGCGGTGCTCACAGACGTGGCGATGTGCTCCAGCGCAGTCTGGATCGCCTCATCGATAATCTTCTGGCGCTCTTCTGTATCAATTTCTACGCCTGATTTGTCGATGATTTCGGTAACGGACTTCTGAATATCTGCTTTCATAAAGGTTCCTCAATTCCTTCGTCGAGCATATTCTTACAGAAATATAAGTATGTATCTACTTATCAATGTAGGCGTTTAGTTTCGTTTATAAAAAATGCTCTTAATCTTGTCCAGTTGTAGCTGTCAGGTCACTTCTATATGATTTCACTTAACTAATACGTTAAACACACAAGGCTTAGGTCTATGACAACGTTGTCCAAAAACGTGATGCAACACAGGAAGGTATTGAAAGAAACTGGTTTGGCGTTTGCCAAATCTATACCGCTTGTTGGACCTCATATTGAGGCAGCGGAAAAAATGTTCACGTTGTTCTCAGAGATAAATGCGACGACTTGTCGTGATCGATTCAACCGTTACATTATGGGCATTGGTGAAATTTGCGACGATGAGGTCGATATCTCAAGAGAACACTTTTCGGCGTTAGTCAAAAAGCTCGTGCTTGATGATGAAGACAAGAAAACAGAATACTACATTCGCTTGACGGTAAGCCTAGCCCGCAGCAGCCTTAACGACGATGAAAAACTATTTTTTATCCACATACTGAGTGGGTTAACCTGCTTTGATATTGAATATGCGCGCAAACTTTACATCACAACAAGCTCGCCAATAAAAGGCTATAAATCAACTGTATTAGCCCAAGTTAGCCTCACATCACAAAAAAGTGGAATGGCTCTGAGATCGCTAAATAAGCTCATAACCTCGGGTCTCGTCTACGAAGACAGGGCTGGCGAGATCCAAGCGAACCCCATGTTCAAATTAACAGATGAACTTGAGCGTCTTTTAGGATTTATTTTTCACAAGGATGATTTGGAGCCTGAAGCTTTATCTATTGAGCCAAAGGAAGAATACGACGTCATTATCATTGAAAGCAGCGAAATCTATAGTGGGGCATATCCAAACAGCATTTATCGTAGTTTGAAAGCCGCCGGCATTAAGGTTTGCATAGAAAAAAATGAAGACTGCATTACAACCAAGCTGGCAAAGTACTTCATCTCAGTCAAAACAGGGAGCGGACTCAATGGTGAAGGTGAGTGGATTGAATTTGGGCAAATTTACGTCCTCAAACGCCTAGATTCAAGCAGTAAACGTTTCTATGAAAATGAGCACAGTGAGACAGTCAGTATCAGCAATTTTAAACCTAAGGATAACGACCAAACATATGATGCAAGTTTGCTAAATATAGCACTAAATAATATCGCTGCGTTTGTCCTGAACCGTCTGTCTCCCACAACTTAAACTACACGAGTGACTCGATACCGAGCACTTTGCATTTTAACTCCAGCTGTTTGGAGTAAGGCTTGGCACGATAATAGGCTTTGAGGATCTGCTCTGGCGTCGCGTCGCCGGGGTCGAGACCTTCTTCGCCCAGACAGGCCACTTTGACATTTAGTCCGATGCTGGTGAGGCGTTTGGCCGCCGACATGGTGTTGCGGATCGCTTGCTTCTCGCTATCCCACATCATGATGACGTTGCGTAATCCACGCGCCTTGAGCGTCAGGAACGCGCCCAACTGATCTTCAGCGTCCTCATTCATATTTCCGGACAAGTGCATCCCGAACGTGCCAATTGGCTCTACATAATCCCTCAGCGTCTTTTCGTCGAAGATGGCTCGCTTCACGCCCATTACGTCAAATGCCCCTTCACACACAACGACTGTTTGTTTCCCGACTGCGTTGTGGCCGTTGTAGAGAAACTTACCCGACGCCGGCAGCTGCATAGGGAAGAGATAACGGCGTTCTGCTGCACCGGTAATGTCACGCCCCTGGAAGGTCTTCATCACGCCATCCAGATCGTAAACCGGTATCAGGATGCGCATATCAAACACCTGCCCTTTGACCTGGTCTGTGTACGGATCGACGTATGCGTGCTTGCCTTCGACGCAGTAACGCAGATCAAAGTATTTGGCCAGATCCGGGGAGATATGGCGCTCCACCAGATAATCAGGAAGACGACCGTCAATGGGGAGTTCGTAATGTCGAGGGAGAGCTACTGGCCCTTCGAGTTCAACCTTGCTGGCCAGCACGACCTCTTCCTTCTTCGGCGCCCATCCTTGTGAGATCAGCGCGTTCTGCACATATTCCTCGAACTGTCGTCGTGATTTACCGCTGTAGTGCTTGAGGAAGACCAGCTTATTGAACTGAATCTCTTCGGGATGATCACCAGCAAAGCATTTGCCGACGCCACTGGTCAGATTGAAATATACCTTCCAGTTGGAGCTGCCACATACCGGACACTCCTTGATATTCACTTCACGACCGCGAGCACTCACGCCTCCACGTCGATAAACGATACCTTCAGTGTCCAACCATTGTTCAAAATCTAATTCGGTAATTAGCTCTTTCAGCTCGCTCACGATAATTCCACTTTTAATAGGCAATATTGTGACCAACCTAAATGTTGATATAACATAAAGGCTCATGTGTTTTTCTTTTGTGGTTTGGCAAAAGAAAAGTTGTTTCACCAATGAATCAAGCGTGGAGGTGTTCTCCACGCTTATTTTTTAGGTAACGTCTAAGATTCGCTCAATGAAGCGCATTTGTTCGAGTTTTTGTTTAACGCGAATGCTGATCCCTCCCTGCTGGTTACGTGAACCAGCAAAGTAGAGACGAGCCTCTCCTTTCGCTTCTTCTTCTTCGGTTTTGTTGATCGTTATTACCAGGTCAGCAATACGTACTTTTTCGATGTTGTCGGCGGCGTGCATCATTGTGGCAACTTCTGACGCGCCACCTTCACGGTTTGTCTGCGATGCCGTGATTCCAGCAACGTTATGTTTGTCATAAAGAGCACGTAAATCGGTGTAGATACTACGAATGTTGGCGCGATCATCACGAAGGTCATAACTGGCACGCATCAAATCTGCGTAGTCGACAACAACCATGTCAGGCACCATGCCGTTGGCTTTCATGCTGTTAAGCATACGGTCCAGATCTGCCGGTGACATACTTCCTGACGGACGCTCAACCACCCACAAACTACCAATCCCCTTCGTGGCTCCCAACTCTGCCAACTTACGATGAACCTCATCGCGCCGTTCCACCAGCTTGGACATTTCCGTCTCCGACAATCTTGCATCAAAACGGTCGGATAAAATGGTAGTGTGAACCTCCAGCGAGAGATACAGAACATTGTAGCCAGCAAGCGTTGCGTTTATGGAAAACTCACCCATTGCGGTCGATTTACCGGATTTAGCGAACCCCATGAAGAGCACCATTTCACGCTTCGCCCAGCCTTTTTGGTACAGCAACCTATCGAGCAGAGGGAGTCCAGTTGTAATGCTGTTTGGCACATACTCCTCTGAAGCCTCATATTCACGCGCTTTCAATCGCTCACTTGCGGAGGTGTAGTAGTCATAGATTCCGGTCGCTTCGTTCGATCCAATCTGCTGAACCTTGGCCATGATTGCCATCGCCCCCTGAAAGTCGCCTTTCTCTTTCAGTTCAGCAGCCTTAATCAGAGCATCATCAAACGCTACGCTTTTTGCGAAGGTTGATACCTGGTCAACCATGTACGAGGTATCGGACAATTTTTCTGCAAGGATGCGCTTAAACGCAGCAACAACATCGGCGAATAGTTCCTCACGGATAGTCTTATCGCGTTTCGCACGCTTAAGCATATCCAGAATTGCAGATGAAGAGGGCGCGCTCTTGTACATACGGTAATAGCCCGAAACCATATTAACCAATATGGCATTGGCCGCATTGGCAAATTGGCTAGGCACAACCAGATCTCCCGCACGAGTAAGAAACTCGTGATCACGACAAAAATATGCCGTCAGTCTGTTCTGGAAATCTTCATCAAACTCTTCGGACAGCCCGCGTCCTGTATGGCAAAGTTCGGTCATGTGCTTTCCTTTGTTTTTTAAACAAATTGTTTTCTAGTATTAGTTAATTAGATAGGGGATCAATAAACCGCCGTGCTTCTTCCAGTTCTTCTGGAAAGTGGGCGGAAATAAGGCGCTCTGGAACGATTTCCATTAGCCAGATAGCGGAGAAAATTGCGCGTATGCGCTTGCTGCGGGGGATGGTGCGTAAACGCTCCAGAATCCACTCAAAATAGCTTTCCTGGATCGGGTTGAACTGCATGTCTCCCATATGCTTAAAGCTAACCAGAGAGTCATCCAGACGGGTTGTTGCGCGTCTGGCTAATTTCTCTTCAAATATCTCAATCAGTTCTGGCTGCCATAAATGCTGTGGGCGCGGCAGCTTGTCCCACAGCCGTCGTGCAGCTGCGGAAAGAACGGTGGAGATAAAGTAGTCGTATGAGCAGCAATAGCGGTCAGCAAACTGGCGTGCTTTCCATAGAGACGTTTTATTGGCAGTCGACAACTCCTGATAAGGCAGGCGTTTTAACCCGGTGGTGAACGGAGCTGTTTCAAAGTGTTCTCGACCGTGCGTCAGCATGATATTTGAGTACTGACGTTTGTATGCCTCCGTAAAAAGACAGGTGGCCATGAGAGGATGCATGTCGCGGTAATCAAACCACTTCGTCTCGAAGAGTTCAGCCTCGTCTTTACAGCGCGACAAACCAATGTTTTCAGCGACCCACTTGTCCATAACAGCGGTATTCCACTCTGTCATGAAGTCGTACTGGTCGTTGTCGATGGTATCGAAAAAGATTTGGCTCATGTGGCTCGCCTGGTAGGTAGTTACTTACTTATCACAATGAGCGAATGATAGCGACTGGTGGCAGTTTTTGGAAGTGGAAACGGAAGGGAGTTGTTCTGGTGGTGTCTTTTAAAAGACCTGCTTCCGTATATATTTAATAAGTTACTTATTATTTATATATACAGAAGCAGGCATAACTTGTCGTCTTAGACGCCCAGAAGCTCTACACTTTGAGCCTGTTAAATTGATTAAAAACTTATGTGTAAAATAGAACGCATTAGTCAGTAGCTAAGAGATGCAATAATGGACGATTTATCGGTATACGCGAGATCATTGGATAAGGCTAAATACTATGTTTACTGTCTCTATGATACAGAAGACAAGATGAAAAGACCGTTTTACATAGGAAAAGGCAAATCGACTCGTTGTCTCGATCACATCAAGTATCCCGATGACTCTCCCAAATCCATGCGGATCAAAGAACTTTTGGCTAATAAAAAATTAGGCATAGATATACTTCGTCATGGTATGGATGAAACCACAGCCAAACTTGTTGAGGCGACATGCATCGACCTTATGGGGGTCGGAGAGCTTACGAATAAGGTTCGAGGAAGTGGTTCCATGATGGGCAGAATATCACTGGACGCCTACCATCACTTAGTGCTGCAAGAGGAAACTGAAATTGCTCCTGAGCACGCCGGTCTTGCCTTCCTGCTAAACAGCACCTACAAGTCAGGAATGTCCGCTCTGGCATTATATGAAGCTACGCGTGGCGTATGGGCAAAGGTTCCAAGAGACGAGAATCTCAAATATGCCTACGCTACATATGGTGGGCTGATAATGGAAGTTTATCAGATTGAATGCTGGGTCAAAGCCGGTTCTCAGCAGTACTTTACAAGGGATATAGCTCTTGGCCCCGACACAAAACGTTATGAATTTGTTGGCAGAATAGCCGATGAGCATATTAGAAAACTGTATGTAGGCAAATTAATCAAGAAGCCACCAAGCTACGGTAGCCCTTTTGTGAAGGTTGGGGTGGTTAGGACTGAACATAGTGTTAGCGCGGCATAAAGCTGACACAGTAGTTATGCATTGGCGCAACGTACGCGCCAATGCATGATTTTTAACCTTTTTTCATCAACTCTCGTTTGATTTCATCGGTACGCATCGTGACATCGGCAGCTGTGATCGCCTCGTTAAGTTTCACGATGTCCTCGATTTCCTGCGGTGACTTCTCTGCCAGATGGAAAATGGCTGCGCGAATCACGTCTGAACGGGTGAACTTCTCGAAGCGAGGGATGAACTTCATCATCTCCAGCAGTTCGAAGTATTCGTCCTCCAGTGACATTGTGCGGCTTTTAATTTTCTCTTTGCCACGAGTCGGGCGTCCCTGTGGTCTGACTGGTTGGCGCAAAGGAGTTGTGTTCTTAGCCGGTGCATCAGGCTCTTTGCGCTTTGCTAGGTCACCCATTTTCATGGACATTATTCTTCTTCCTCCAGACTCAACAGATAATCTACAAATTCTTCAAACTCGGCTTCCGCCTTTTTGTCGCGCTCGCTACCGGTCATTTCAAAGATAGAACGACCAGACTCTTCCGCATCATCATAGACGTTGCGGTTATATAGATTGACTGGCGCAGACTCGATGCCAAACGTCTCAACAATCTCTTTAGCCGCCAGAATGCGAGACACTTGTGATGGCAAAGCCGGGCACTGGTTCATGACCGCGCGGACCTTCACTTTATCGTTTACATTACGAACATTGTCGATAATAGGATCGATGTCACGCAGAGATTTCAAATCACGACGCTTAGGACGAAGCGGGATAATGATAACGTCGGCCATCAGCATCGCTTGTCGCTGAATTTCGGAGTCAAAGCCACCAGCATCTACCACTACATACTCAGCTCTACCCTGAAGCGATTTTAGGTGCTTAATGATGTCATCCTGAACGTATGCAAAAGGAATCAGCTCAAGGTCTTCGTTCTGTCGACGGTCTTCACACCAGCTCGTTGTCGTGCGCTGAATATCTATATCGGTGATATAAACCTTCTTCTTCTTTTTGACTTTCAGGCAAACGGCAATTTGCTGGGCAACGGTGGATTTGCCAGGCCCGCCCTTTGTGCCGCCAACCACAAAGATCTTGGTCATTGGAGAGTTCCCTTTGCGTATATAATTATCGTCTGAAACAACTTGTTTTCTTATATGTGATATAGCCTAAATGCCTACGGCTGTGGTGTAAAGGTTAAATGGTAGGTGCTGCCTTAGAATTTTTAGGCGAGAATCAATGGCTGTTAACAAAAAAGGCGACCAAAGTCGCCTGATTTTTAATCTTTTAGGTATAAACCTACTGGAGTTCTTGTTTTGCGGGAGATGATAAGTACGATAAATTTCTGAACGTTAACTTGCACTTTGTTTGGGAGCCAAGAGCTTAACTCTGCATCAAGCAACAATCCTCTGTTCCACGGCAAAAATCCGGTTTCTTTCCCCATCCCGTACTCGCCTAACACATCCTCGAACGTTTCTGTTTTGGCATTGTATATACGCACATCGCCGGTTCGCATGAGAGGCCCTGCCCAGATCTTAGCACCAGGAATGGTTTGTGTATCGTCGCAGACTAAATGCTCATACCAATGAAGAAGAAAGAGATAGGTACGGTGACACAATCCTCGCTGACGACGCTCTCTGACAGTTTCGACACCAGCTACCTGGTAACATTCGATCTCATTACCGTCTTCAACAAAACTATATTCACGCAGAGCTATCCTACCAGCGATCGTATTTTTGTTTTCGTCCAGAAGCCCGGACTGGAGCACCTCTTTGATAATCTCTTCTTCAGGGGCATCTTCATCCGCTCGATCTAAGATGAATTCGCTCAGGTCGCCTTGGTCGCGCGCACCTACACGTTCCATAGAGACATACAGGCAAATGTCATCTTCTGGTTCAATGATTTCAATTTCTGAGATTTTATAGAGGGAGGCTTCATTGATAAGAAAGCCAAAACGAACAACACGAGTCTCCCCTTTATGAGGAAACTCGCTTAGATCTTTTGAATATGCGCTATCTAGTGTAGGAGCCATTTTGTAGCAGAATCATCAGCCTTAACCGTGCTGACAATGCTACCATGATTGCGTAAGAAGCGGCGAATAGAATGTTCAATAACCTCCGAAAAAGCCTCGATAAAACGAGACAGCTCAGGGTACTGTTTAGCTGGCTTGACTACAAAACGAACACGACCATTCAGGTAAATTGCTTCAGCTAATGGCTTCACGCTTGCACCAGCGCGCTCAACATCGTCTTTGAAGGTAACGATGAAGCGTGAGTCTTCCGGTTCAATAGCGTCATTATTGAGCTTACGTACTTCAAGCTTGTGCTGATTCAGCACATGAGTCTCGATAATACTCGTGCAATCGCGAATAGTTTGTATAGAACGTTTCTCGTTCAGCATGTGTCCACCTTAGCCGTTAACACAAGTGTCATTGCGGCACCCCTCTCGGGGTTGAAGGCTACGAGGATGCGTAGCCTGTATGTGCCCACTTACGTGGATGCCTAATAAATCTACATCAAATTACTAAATGATTCAACATGAGCTTGAGTGAACAGGCGTGTATATGAGTGAAGATGCCATCTTTAGGATAAAAGGTAAACTGAGACCACTCATCAATCATCGCCTCAGTTCAGGTGCCCCCACTCACACAGCCTTTCACCTATCGTATTGTGGATAAGCAACTGTCGCTCCGTTTCCTCAGTCATAAAATCCTCTCTACTCACATAGATAGGATTTGCAGCATCGCAGAATAGCACGCCTGGAGCCTGCGTCTTAATCACGCACCCATTTATCAAGCAGCTCGCGATGAACACCAGAGGCATCTTTTTGCCGCACTTCATTAACCGTTTCATTTTTGACATCCACTGTGCTTTGAAGTCGTTTTCTGTCTTCCTGTTTTGCCTTCTCTTCCATTGCTCGTCGCGCCGCATTTCCGCCCATCGTGTAAGCGCCGACAAGAACGAAAAGAACGGCAGCCAGCGTAATCAAAGCAACTTTTAGCTTTGTCATCAGGCTGCCTAGCATATTAGACCATCCCTTTCTGGTGTCTTCTTACCTGCGACCAGGCGATAAATCCAGCCACAACAATAGTGGCAATACCGAAGATGATGCGTACTGTATCCCCGCTAGAGATATGACCTTGTGCTTTATCCATAGCAGCGGAAACCTGCGGCATAACATCTGCCAGCTGCGCCAGACCAATACCTGCTGTAACAGTTGCGCCAGCGGTTTCTTTAGTTACAGGAACAGCCTTCACGGTTTTCACCGGCTTAACGACGCCAGCTCGACGCAGACCTTCCTCAATAACTTCTGCCGCATACCAGGTGTTCAGCGTTTTTAGTGGACCTCGACCATTCTCGTGGCGAATGATTGCCTCAACCAAAGGTCGAAGGATGTCGTAATCATGCAGATCGATGATCATGTCTGCGGTTACACCAACGGCTTTAGACACCTCATTAATGTAGGCGTCAGTGTTGTTTTCATTCGGCGGTGCCCAACGTTCAATAACTTCACGAATGGTATCGATACTTGAGCCGTCTTTTGCGCGACGTTTGTCGTGGTAGGTAATTAGAGTCACCGCCAGCGCACGAATCCCCCAAACAGGGTCTTTAAACGTGCAAAAGCGCGGTTCGTCTGGATTCGCAACCAGACCTTGCCACGGTGATCCTTTATCAAGATTACCGGGGTTATTATTACGAATGCCTCTCGGAGTCTTCATCCTTGATCTCCTGTTATTGCAGTCCATTTTTTACGCCATACGCGGCTAACCCCAAAAGCAGTGCAGTAATAATGAACGACGTTATTTTAGAAACAATGCCGCCAAAGAACCCACTGGAGATGGAATCTAACCGGTTAAGGAGCTTGTCCAGGTTGGAGTGTTGAATACTATGTTGCGCTGGGGTCATATCACCAAAGTAGGTTTTCAGCTGATCATTGACCTCCTGGCCAATTTCTTCACGTAGCTCTTTGCCTAATTTGCCAACAACCTCCCGAGCAACGATCGCGGCAATACGCTCAACTTGCTCTGTTGTAACGCCCGCCATCTCGTTCGACATGTTTTCCTCCATGAAAAGTCAAATCGGGATGGCGGATTTATATCACATTTCACCCTTTTGTTGTAGGTGTGTACTTACCTACCATTCAGCATTGCAACGGACTGATGAGAAAGCACCTACTCCTACCCATCGCCAGTTATAGATGCTACCCGCTTTGTATAAGGTATAGTCGTTCACTTTTTTAACAGCATATATGGGTATGACTGTCTCCTGTCCACCAATGATAGCCTCACCATAACATATAGGTGTCGGCAATTTCTGGCAGCCAGTAAGAGAGAGAACAACAGCTATTGTTAGAAATAATCTTTTCATCATTTACTCATCAGTTATACAGATTTCTATTTATTACCGGTACTCTGCCATTTACGCTAAAACTATGGCCGCCATTAAGTTGGTTTACGAATATAGAGCTAACAGTATTTCCATATGCCGCATATCCATAAACCATTGTCATGGCCCCGCCCGGTACTGGAACCGCGAACACATTTGCATATGTTGGGATTATCGCTGGCGGGTAATCAAAAACATGCCCTCCAGAACTGTTCCACTCCGTATTATTAAGAAAGGTAAATGAAAGTGGGATATTTGCCGTATTATAGATCTCCTCTCCTCGCGCATTGAAAAAACTCATGCCCCAAGTTTCTTTTTTGGCTATACCTTTCGAAAATACGTATATCGTGGCACTAGAGTCGCTACCCTGACCTCCGAAACTGTAAATCACCTGGTTGTTACGCACTATTCTGTTGGCTATTAATGAAACAGCTTTCGAATAGGAAACAAAAATCATCGGTGAACGATCTGGAGATATTTGGGTGTTAAACTCTGTCCCGCCAGACAAAGAAACAACCTGCTTTCTCTGAAAAACGATAGGAGACAAAGAAGGAGACATCCAGACCTTCCCGTCAGATCGATATATCTTGCTTCCGTACATTATTTTTGAAAAACCAATATGTTTAAATTGCCACTAGCTCCAGACCATGAAATGGTATTTCCAGAAACCGTAAGACTTGTGTATTTCCCATTGGTTACGTCCATTATGTAATAGTCGATTCCCAATCCCGCCTCAACCTCATATGTTCTACTTCCAGAACCAGAGGGAGTAAAATAATCGAGGTAATAAACAGGGGCCAACGCATCGACCATCTCCTGTCTTGATGGCGACCATACCTGTGCACCATAGCTCATAAATATATCCTTATACTTTTAAGCAGGGGCTGGTTTAGTTCCAGCCCCGATTGAAGTTGTTTATTCTTTAGGTGAATTTAACTTCGTTTCAAGCTCCTCAACCCTTTTGGTCAATTGCTGAATATGATGAATGAGTGGTACAACCAAACGCTCATACATCACCCCTTCAGCGACCATACCATTTGAGGAAATATCTTCTGGAGAATCATTATTTGTTGGTTCACGCCAATGGACATATTGCGGGGCAATCTCACCTACCTCTTCAGCAATAAGGCCGTAATACCCCCAATCCTTTCGGTCACCTCGACAAATTGAACGATACCAAACAGGTCTTAATGACAAAAGTTCATCAGCATATCGATCTTGTAATGTTTCAATATCCTTTTTATAGCGCCTTGAAGATGTTGAACGCCAAACTGTATTGATACCTGGGTTTGGATCAATGTACATATTGGCACCGCTAGTAGTTGTGCCAATATCCCATATAGCAAACCCTCCACTACCGCCTGATTTGACAACCAGTGTTTCAGCAATAATATCCAGGTTGCCACTATAGCCTGTCAGTGATGATCTGCTTGCATAGGAACTTAGAAGGTTTGTTACCTCTGTTTTCGTGTAAGCATTAAGGTTAGCCGCAGTCAAAGTAATATCGGCAGAGCCATCAAACGCCACACCAGCAATTTTCCTTGCTGTCTGCAATTTTGTGGCTGTTGCGGCATTACCAGTAGTATTCTGATTACCGGTTGTATTCACACCAGGGATTGAATCCTTAGCAGTATATACCTGCGCCCACGCTGACCATGCCGCATCTGTGGTATCTCTTCGTGAGCGAATGAAAACTGGCGCATGTGCACCGCTCGTACCACTCCAGCCAATAAGCAACTCGCCCTCACCAGCAGCACTCGCACCTTTCATGTGCAATACGTTGCCATACGTGGTCGGATAGCTATTGTTGTACGCCTCGTACATTTGAATGCCAGCAGTGCCTTGAGTAGAGCCGCTTAATGCCGTAACTCGGCCACGAGATACCAGTGTATTAATGTTGATATCGCCTGAGCCATCAAACTTAACACCATTGATGTTTCTCGCTGTTTGCAACTTCGTAGCTGTTGAAGCATTACCGTTCAAACTACCATTTACGCCACCAGTCACATTTAGTCCATTACCAATTGATACCGCACCGCTGGTATTATTAATTGTAATAGGTCGCAAACCGTTCCATGAACCTAATGTGTCTCCTGATGCTGTTAGCATGAAATATGTGTTCGATCCATCATTACGGATAAAGAACCCAAAGCTACCGTAAGCAATGCGGAAACCATTTGCATATTTTGAAATGATCTCACCAGAAGACGTTAATCCGCCAGTTAACGCTCCTCCAGATAGTGGTAAAGCTCCGACATCAGCCGCAGTAGGCTTGTTTTTAGTGTTATACGCTCTGCGCCATCCTGGTTGGATTTGCCCCTATATTTCCAGACATCTGTTATCACTTAACCCATTACAAGCCCGCTGCCGCAGATATTCCCGTGGCGAGCGATAACCCAGCGCACTATGCGGATGCCATTCGTTATAATGCTCGAACGCCTCTGCAAGGTTCTTTGCTGCCGTTAACCCGTCTGGTTTGGGCATGATACTGATGTAGTCACGCTTTATCGTTTTCACGAAGCTCTCTGCTATTCCGTTACTCTCCGGACTCCGCACCGCCGTGTTCTTCGGTTCAAGTCCCAACATCCGGGCGAACTGGCGTGTTTCATTAGCCCGGTAGCATGAACCATTATCCGTCAGCCACTCCACTGGAGACGACGGAAGATCGTTGCCGAAGCGGCGTTCCACCGCTCCCAGCATGACGTCCTGTACTGTTTCACTGTTGAAGCCGCCGGTAGTCACCGCCCAGTGCAGTGCCTCACGATCACAGCAGTCCAGCGCGAACGTGACACGCAGTCTCTCTCCGTTATCACAGCAGAACTCGAACCCGTCAGAGCACCATCGCTGATTGCTTTCTTTCACGGCCACTCTGCCTGTATGTGCCCGTTTCGATGGCGGTACAGCAGGTTTTCGCTCAAGCAACAGCGCATTCTGGCGCATGATCCGGTAAACACGTTTGGCATTGATCGCAGGCATACCATCAAGTTCTGCCTGTCTGCGAAGCAGCGCCCATACCCGACGATAACCATACGTGGGCAGCTCTCCGATAACATGGTGTATACGGAGAAGCACATCCGTATCATCAGTGTGACGACTGCGGCGGCCATCCATCCAGTCATCGGTTCGTCTGAGAATGACGTGCAACTGCGCACGCGACACCCGGAGACAACGGCTGACTAAGCTTACTCCCCATCCCCGGGCAATAAGGGCGCGTGCGCTATCCACTTTTTTGCCCGTCCATATTCAACGGCTTCTTTGAGGAGTTCATTTTCCATCGTTTTCTTGCCGAGCAGGCGCTGGAGTTCTTTAATCTGCTTCATGGCGGCAGCAAGTTCAGAGGCAGGAACAACCTGTTCTCCGGCGGCGACAGCAGTAAGACTTCCTTCCTGGTATTGCTTACGCCAGAGAAATAACTGGCTGGCTGCTACACCATGTTGCCGGGCAACGAGGGAGACCGTCATCCCCGGTTCAAAGCTCTGCTGAACAATTGCGATCTTTTCCTGTGTGGTACGCCGTCTGCGTTTCTCCGGCCCTAAGACATCAATCATCTGTTCTCCAATGACTAGTCTAAAAACTAGTATTAAGACTATCACTTATTTAAGTGATACTGGTTGTCTGGAGATTCAGGGGGCCAGTCTACTGGTGAATAGCTCGTCCCGTTAAATACATAGATAAACTCCGCATTAGTGAGAGCACCAGAGACACTCGTCGTTGTGGCCGTTGTTATACGGATCGTATAATTGTTTGAGCTACTACCGTTATTAAATACCTCTATAACAGCTCCTGCTAATGGAATAACGCCACAACCAGTTTCACTATTTGGTATGGTTGCACTATTGGCATAGGCCCACGCACATCGAGCAATCCATGACTTTGTGTTAAATGCTCCATTATTTTGCAATAACGTCACTAACTGTGCTGTTGTTATTGCTCCGCCATTACTTCCTGTAGTTAACCAACCAGTAGGAGATGCCGGGCAACCTATATTTGCTGGCGACAAGGAAATATTTGCCGAGCCGTCAAACGACACCCCATTGATAGTACGCGCAGTCTGCAACTTCGTAGCAGTAGCCGCGTTGCCCGTTGTATTCTGATTACCAGTCGTATTAACACCTGGCAAATTAATATTCGCAGTACCATCAAAGCTCACGCCGCCGATAGTTCTTGCCGTCTGAAGTTTTGTAGCAGTTGCAGCATTACCAGTGGTGTTCTGATTACCCGTAGTATTTACACCTGGAAGGTTGATATTTGCAGAACCGTCGAAACCAACTCCACCGATAGATCTTGCCGTCTGCAATTTCGTTGCTGTACTTGCATTACCATTTAATGTTCCGGTGATCCCACCAGTAACAGACAACGGACCTGAAACTGTTCCTCCGGTTGTTGGCAGTGCTCCAATATCTAACGGCGTCGGTTTCTGATGTGTGCTATACATCGTATAAACAACACCATCGGTAACGCTGGAAGGCTTACTAGCTGAATATGTTGGCGATGTATAAATAGAAACTGTCGCATTTGCAGTACAATCCCAATGGATATTTACACGAGTCGCATAATTGCCAATCTCAACGTAAATATCATATGTATCGCCGGATGTGTTGATCCAGGCGAAATTCGTTAATCCGACAGCTGTACGCTTCCACAAAGCACCTGTAATCCCTTTGGGGTTTCCATTGCCTGCTCGTAGAACCAGTTCTGAAATGCCTGCCTGATGTGGGGAGCCGACGTTGTAACCAGCGCCACCAATCAATGCGATGTAAACGATGGAACTCGCTTGTGGCATTGTAACAGTAGCCAGTTTGAACCACCCGGCCCCGCCAGAGAAAGACATCGTTATTGAATTTAAAGTACCAATATCTTTCGGCGTTAATGTGATATCCGCAGTCAGTGCTTTCCCGTTAATTTTTCGGTTAGATGGCACCCTGCTGTTCGCATTGTCATTGACTACTTTAACTGCTTTTGGCGTTGCGGCCAGCGATTCACTGGTGCTGTCGACAGCACTGCTAAGTTTCACAACACCTTTAGTTGTAAGGCTTGCGTCTTCCATCGCAACTGCACCGGCAATCTCTTCAGCACGATCAGCAGCAGCTTCCGCACGGGTCGCAGCGGATTCAGCAGCAGTTTTGCTCTGAGATGCTGCCGTCGCACTGCCTGCCGCCTCTGTTGCTTTCGTGGATGCCGTCGTGGCGCTGCCCTTCGCTGCTGACGCCTGTCTGGTCGCCTCATCTTTTGAAGCAGACGCAGATGATGCCGATGACGCTGCCGAACTGGCGGACGATGCGGCTGCCGTTTTTGAGGATTCTGCACGGGTTTCCGACGCTTTCGCGTTCGTTTCGGATGTCTTCGCTGCGGAAGCAGACCTCGCTGCTGCGCTGGCCTGTTCAGTGGCTTCGCCAGCCTTCGTTGTGGCTGTTGAAGCAGACGATGCGGCACTTTCTGCCGATTTTCCGGCGGCGGTGGCACTGGCTGAGGCCTGCCCGGCACTTGTTGACGCGGCACTGGCAGACGACGCAGCCGCTGTTTTTGAGCCTGCCGCAGCCGAGGCGCTCTGTCCCGCTGCCGTTTCAGAAGACCTGGCGTTCGTCTCGGACGTTTTTGCCGCCTTCGCGGAATTTCCTGCCGCCGTTGCCGAGGAAGCGGCATTACTGGCGCTCGAGGCTGCGCTCGTTTCTGATGATTTCGCTGCCTCTTTTGAGGCCGCCGCATCCCGGGCTGAGGTGGCAGCTTCTGACGCCTTCGTGGTCGCGGTGGATGCAGAAGTGGCTGCAGATTTTTGTGACGCTGCAGCATTCGTTTCAGACGTTTTCGCGGCACCGGCACTGGTGGCCGCCGCGCTTTTTGAGGACTCTGCAGCGGATGCACTTTGAGACGCTTGAGAGGCTTTTTCTCCAGCGGTATTGGCGCTTTCTGCTGCTGCGGCAGCACTGGCCGCCGCCTCACGAGCTTTGTCGCCAGCAGCATCAATCGCGTCAGTGTTATTTTTATACCACTCAACGTTTTCGTTGTGCTCGTTGACGATCTGCATTAGCGGCTTAACGGCCACTTCTGTACCGTCTTCACGCTCGATTGTCACCTCATCCAGAGCAGTCAACCAACTGCGCATGGACTTGGAATCAGCCGACATACGCGACATTAGTGCTGTAAAGCGCGCGCTAAACTGTGTTAAGTCGCCTTCATAGGTCGTAATGATTCGGCACGGAACTTCAGACTGAGTTTCGCCGGTATAAGGTTCTGAGAGAACAATGTTCGTATCACTGGTTACGCGCTTGATCTCATACAGCTTATTGTCGGGGCCAATGACGATCATCCCCGGCAACACACCATTAGCTGTTACGTTCCAGGCTGTCCCTGCCCCAACCAGAGTATTGCTGCCCTGTGTAAATGTGATAGTACCTTCCCTGTACCACATGTTGAATATGCTCCTTGATTTGGTGGGCTATCCTTGCCCACCATTAAGTATGTACCTACTTATTTTTACCTATATAAATATTTTTTTCTACATTACAGAAGGCCAATTCTTACTCGTAGGACGTTGTTATCGTCATAAACGTCAATCCGCTGACCATTTATGACCAGTCGCCCATTACCCCCGCTATTACCGTTGATCTCAAGCGTTCCATTTTTGCCGAACCGCCATCCAGATCTACCGCTAACAAAATTGGTAGATTGCAGATCGCCTACTTTTGCATTGGTGATTGTGCCATCCTTGATATACGCACCATTCATATAGGCGATACTGTTTTCGATAACAAATGGCGTGGTGATCTTCCCGTTAACAGAGTTGACCAAACCAAACCTGTCAGCCTGCACCAAAAACTGAGAAAGGCCAGTGGTGTCGATACCAAGCGCAATACCAGCAACATACTTCTGCCCTCCGCTCGTTGAAGTCTCCATTTTCAACGTCCACGCGGTTGACACTTTTTTGTTGGTATCAGCAATAGCTGTTGCCTGCTGTTGAATTGTCGCGGTATTTCCATCCACCTCTGCTTTCAGAGTGTCGATTCGCCCACTTAGAGCATTATCTGCCTGCGTTCTCGCTGTCGTTTCAGTTGTGACCGCCGCAGAAATGTTGGCTGCTGTTTGAGACTCTAAGTTTGTGATTTGAGTCGCCAATGCCGCATCTTGCTCTGTACGCGTTTTCGTTTCGGTTGCTACAGCCGCTTTAATATCCTCTTTGTATTGAGAGGTCAGCTTGGTGATCTGAGACGACAACGCCGAGTCAGCATCAGTTCGAGCCTGCGTTTCAACTGCAACGGCCGCACTAATATCTTTCGCTGTCTGTGCTTTTAAACTTGAAACCTCTTTTGTTAAAGCGGTATCACCATCAGCACGAGCCGTTGTTTCTCTGGCAAGAGATGCCTCGAGATCATTAGCTTTTGCTGTAAGAGACGAAATCTGAGTGGACAATGCACTATCGGCATCAGTCCTTGCCTTTGTCTCTACAGCAACCGCTGCGGCAATATCAGTTCCGGTTTGTGCTCGCAGGCTGTTAATTTCTCGTGAGAGCGCCTGGTCAGCACTTGCTCTGGTCTCCTGCTCCTGAGTGATGGCAGCGGATATATCACCGTCAACCTTTGACTGAAGCTGGTTTATTTGTTTGGCTAACGCAGAGTCCCCGCTTGCTCGGGCCTCCTGCTCACTACGTATTGCAGCAGAAATATCATCATCAACCTTTGCCTGAAGTTGGGTGATCTGGCTTGCCAGAGCCGAATCTTCCGTTGCTCGGGCTTCTTGCTCTTCCTTAATAGCTGCGACGATATCGTTGCTTACTTTCGACTCAAGCTGAGTGATCTGTGTCGTCAGAGCTTCATCGGCAGATGTGCGAGCCTCCTGCTCTGTACTAATCGCCGCGCTGATATCTCCTTCAAACTTAGATTGCAGCTGAGTGACACGCTTTGCCAACGCTTCATCGCCATCGGCACGAGCGGTGGACTCTTCCAGAATACTGGCCTTAATGTCTTCGCCAATTTCTACGCGAATTTCCTCAACCTTCGTGGCCATTGCAGACATATCATCAGCAAAGGTTTTCTGTGTTGTTGCGATCTTCGCGTTATTGACCATCTGCTTGTGCTGGTCTTCATCTTGACGAAGAGCCAGGTCAATATTTGTTTTGGCTAACGCCTCAATGTTCGTAGTCAGTTCTGCACTGGCACGATCGACCTCTGCAACCGTCTTTTTCATTTCTTCAACGGCAGCGGAGCTTTCCTCTACCGTTGACTGCAACACTTCCAGTTGTTTAGCGTTTGCAGCATCGCCTTCAACACGAGCCTCGCTTTCCTTAGCAATAAGAGCCGCCGCTTCATCTCTTGCAGCCTTTATTGCCTCGACTGTATTAGCGAGAGCTTTATCGTGTTCAGATACGGTGTTTTCGATTTCAACAATTGCAGCATCAGTAGCATCAATTTTTTCAAACGCTTCATTGACCTTGTCGATCGTTGCCGAAACCTCACCTTTAAGCTCGGTTTGTGCGTTCTCCAAAGCATCGCTACGCTCGTTGAATTTTATTTCAAAACCCGCGAGGTTATCGCTGAACTGCTTATCTAATTCAGCTATATCTTCCTTAACGTCGTTTACCGACCCCTCCAAAGATTCGACGCTCTGGTTGATATGCTCATTTAACTCGTCAACTGCTTCTTGAGAGGCTTTGCTGTTGATGTCCTCAAGCAGAGCCTGACCAAGCTCGGAAGATGTAATTTTGCCAGCCAGGAACGACAGTACATCGCGAGTTGTCGCCTCTGTACCCAAGTTTGAGTTCGGAGGGCTTAACATACCTCGCTTGTTCGATGCTCGAACCCAGTAATACCACGTTTCGCTATCCCCAAGACCAGCATGTGTAAAGGTGGTGCTTGCAGACTCTGCGATCAGTTTCGCCGTATCCAGATTGTTGGTCTGGGATGCGTAAACATTAATGTGATCAAGGTCTACCGAATCTGGATTAACCCAATTCAGTATCACATTACGATAGTCTCCAACGGCCGTTAATGACGTTGGGGCATCCGGCGGTGTCATTGTGCCCAACACCTGATAAACGGTACTGATAATCTCTGTTTTTTTACCGTTGAATGAAACCGCATACAGTTGGAAGTCGTAGTGTCCATTCTCCGCGACATTAACGATTTCGTATTGCTCTTCGGTTACACGCGCCGATTGCCAGTTCGATACATTGTTTTCATCAGAACGTCGCCAACTGATCCAATACTCTGGAGATTTTCCTTCCCATGTTGCAGTCAGTTTTACTGACAGGTTGCCCGGGCTTGAGAGATAAGTCCCTTCAGTGATTTGCAGATTAGATGGCTTGGAGTAAGTTGGGTCCAATACCGTCGTATTCTGCGGGATCAGCGTTGCGCCATTGTCGATTGCCTCATATTTAGACGGATTGTTCTCAACAGCGGTGATGTCAAAGCTACCCGGCGTTTCCCCCTGCGCGATGTTAACGATGCGAACGCGCATAGGTTCGAGATCTGGTTCTGTAATTGTCCAGACACCGTTCAAAACAGGCGTTTCCGCTGACGACAGGGCTTTTGAAAACGTAACCTTTGTTATGTTTTCGCCAGTTTCAAGAACATCGCGTTCAACGATTGTCACGAACGGTGCAATAGTGATCCACACCCAACGCCTGAAATCAGATCCAGGGGGTAATCTGCTCTCCTGATTCAGGAGAGTTTATGGTCACTTTTGAGACAGTTATGGAAATTAAAATCCTGCACAAGCAGGGAATGAGTAGCCGGGCGATTGCCAGAGAACTGGGGATCTCCCGCAATACCGTTAAACGTTATTTGCAGGCAAAATCTGAGCCGCCAAAATATACGCCGCGACCTGCTGTTGCTTCACTCCTGGATGAATACCGGGATTATATTCGTCAACGCATCGCCGATGCTCATCCTTACAAAATCCCGGCAACGGTAATCGCTCGCGAGATCAGAGACCAGGGATATCGTGGCGGAATGACCATTCTCAGGGCGTTCATTCGTTCTCTCTCGGTTCCTCAGGAGCAGGAGCCTGTCGTTCGGTTCGAAACTGAACCCGGACGACAGATGCAGGTTGACTGGGGCACTATGCGTAATGGTCGCTCACCGCTTCACGTGTTCGTTGCTGTTCTCGGATACAGCCGAATGTTGTACATCGAATTCACTGACAATATGCGTTATGACACGCTGGAGACCTGCCATCGTAATGCGTTCCGCTTCTTTGGTGGTGTGCCGCGCGAAGTGTTGTATGACAATATGAAAACTGTGGTTCTGCAACGTGACGCATATCAGACCGGTCAGCACCGGTTCCATCCTTCGCTGTGGCAGTTCGGCAAGGAGATGGGCTTCTCTCCCCGACTGTGTCGCCCCTTCAGGGCACAGACTAAAGGTAAGGTGGAACGGATGGTGCAGTACACCCGTAACAGTTTTTACATCCCACTAATGACTCGCCTGCGCCCGATGGGGATCACTGTCGATGTTGAAACAGCCAACCGCCACGGTCTGCGCTGGCTGCACGATGTCGCTAACCAACGAAAGCATGAAACAATCCAGGCCCGTCCCTGCGATCGCTGGCTCGAAGAGCAGCAGTCCATGCTGGCACTGCCTCCGGAGAAAAAAGAGTATGACGTGCATCCTGGTGAAAATCTGGTGAACTTCGATAAACACCCCCTGCATCATCCACTCTCCATCTACGACTCATTCTGCAGAGGAGTGGCGTGATGATGGAACTGCAACATCAACGACTGATGGCGCTCGCCGGGCAGTTGCAACTGGAAAGCCTTATAAGCGCAGCGCCTGCGCTGTCACAACAGGCAGTAGACCAGGAATGGAGTTATATGGACTTCCTGGAGCATCTGCTTCATGAAGAAAAACTGGCACGTCATCAACGTAAACAGGCGATGTATACCCGAATGGCAGCCTTCCCGGCGGTGAAAACGTTCGAAGAGTATGACTTCACATTCGCCACCGGAGCACCGCAGAAGCAACTCCAGTCGTTACGCTCACTCAGCTTCATAGAACGTAATGAAAATATCGTATTACTGGGGCCATCAGGTGTGGGGAAAACCCATCTGGCAATAGCGATGGGCTATGAAGCAGTCCGTGCAGGTATCAAGGTTCGCTTCACAACAGCAGCAGATCTGTTACTTCAGTTATCTACGGCACAACGTCAGGGCCGTTATAAAACGACGCTTCAGCGTGGAGTAATGGCCCCCCGCCTGCTCATCATTGATGAAATAGGCTATCTGCCGTTCAGTCAGGAAGAAGCAAAACTGTTCTTCCAGGTCATCGCTAAACGTTACGAAAAGAGCGCAATGATCCTGACATCCAATCTGCCGTTCGGGCAGTGGGATCAAACGTTCGCCGGTGATGCAGCACTGACCTCAGCGATGCTGGACCGTATCTTACACCACTCACATGTCGTTCAAATCAAAGGAGAAAGCTATCGACTCAGACAGAAACGAAAGGCCGGGGTGAACCGCCCCGGGAATCCTGGAGACTAAACTTCCTGAGAAAGAGGTAAACAGGATGACTAAAAATACTCGTTTTTCCCCCGAAGTCCGTCAACGGGCAGTCCGTATGGTTCTGGAAAGTCAGGATGAATATGACTCACAGTGGGCGGCAATTTGTTCCATTGCCCCAAAGATTGGCTGTACGCCGGAGACTCTGCGTGTCTGGGTTCGCCAGCATGAGCGGGATACCGGGGGCGGTGATGGTGGGCTCACCAGCGCTGAACGTCAGCGTCTGAAAGAGCTGGAACGTGAAAATCGTGAACTGCGCCGCAGTAACGATATCCTTCGCCAGGCTTCCGCTTATTTTGCGAAGGCGGAGTTCGACCGCCTCTGGAAGAAATGATGCCACTGCTGGATAAGCTGCGTGAGCAGTACGGGGTCGGACCGGTATGCAGCGAACTGCATATTGCCCCGTCAACGTATTACCATTGTCAGCAACAGCGACATCATCCGGATAAACGCAGTGCCCGTGCGCAGCACGATGACTGGCTGAAGAGAGAGATACAGCGCGTATACGATGAAAATCATCAGGTGTACGGTGTGCGTAAAGTCTGGCGTCAGTTGTTACGGGAAGGAATCAGGGTGGCCAGATGTACAGTGGCGCGCCTCATGGCGGTTATGGGACTTGCCGGTGTTCTCCGGGGTAAAAAGGTCCGTACGACCATCAGCCGGAAAGCCGTTGCCGCAGGCGACCGCGTAAACCGTCAGTTCGTGGCAGAACGACCTGACCAGCTGTGGGTGGCTGATTTTACTTACGTCAGCACATGGCGGGGCTTCGTCTATGTGGCGTTCATCATTGATGTGTTTGCCGGATACATCGTGGGGTGGCGGGTCTCATCGTCCATGGAAACGACATTCGTGCTGGATGCACTGGAGCTGGCGTTATGGGCCCGTCGACCGTCCGGCACGGTCCATCACAGTGATAAAGGTTCTCAGTATGTATCGCTGGCCTACACACAGCGGCTTAAGGAAGCCGGATTACTGGCATCAACAGGAAGTACAGGCGACTCGTATGACAACGCGATGGCGGAGAGCATCAATGGTCTTTACAAAGCGGAGGTAATACACCGTAAGAGCTGGAAAAACCGTGCAGAAGTGGAACTGGCCACACTCACGTGGGTGGACTGGTATAACAATCGACGATTGCTGGAAAGGCTGGGCCATACTCCTCCGGCAGAAGCAGAAAAAGCTTATTATGCTTCCATCGGAAACGATGATCTGGCAGCCTGAGTTCACAGATAAAACACTCTCCAGGAAACCCGGGGCGGTTCAGGGTTATAGCTGAAGCTAATCCTGAGTAAAACGGTGGATCAATATTGGGCCGTTGGTGGAGATATAAGTGGATCACTTTTCATCCGTCGTTGACAACGATTTTGCCTTCCTGATTCAATATCCGAATAAAGCTGCCACTTTTAGCTAACGACACAGGCGCATCGAGAGTGATGCTGTTTTTGGTAAACTCCACAATTCGACCGGAGTTACGTTTACCTGCACGATATTTGTTCTGAATCAGAACGGTTTCACCAGGCATCAGAAATGAGGCGTCTAAGCCGGCAGTAAATGTAATTACATCCGACTCCATTCTGGCGGTATACAAAAGCCACAAACCAACTCGGTGAGCCTGGCCTCGGCTTGTACATCCAAATGCTACGACTTCTGTTTTACGCTCACCATAACGGCGCATTGCGTCCTGATCTTCAACGTATTCGATGTTTTGCTTATAACCGTCCTCCTTGTTGTTGTAGGTTACGAGCGCAACGGATGGGCGATCTTTACGCGCAGAACCTTTATAGGTAAACAGTCCATCTTTGACGTTGGAGTTGGTAAACATCATTACCGGATCTGATGGGCTATCCTGCATGATGTTAACCATGCCACCAGCCCAAAACACCATGCCGCGGAATGCACCGGCAATATCCTGAATTAATCGGTATGCGTCTTGTCGACTGGTGATCTGCGTATTGATTGCAAAGCGTTTCTCTTTACCCCCAAAGCCATCATCGACCTCTTCGTCACAATATCGACCAATCTGGTAGAGCTGGCCGAGGTCAATCATGGATTCCGACACAAATTGCCCAAGACCATACCGAGTATTGGTAAGCAAATCGTAGAGAATCCACGCAGGGTTTGAAGAAGACAACAGCTTAAAAGTACCGTCCCATACGCCGACATAAGTATTGGTGTATTCGTTGTAGTTTGACGGTACTCGGATTTTGATACCGCGCACCAAATACGAACGGGAAGGGATTGTGCTACCAAACTGCTCTGAATTGACCTTCAAGCCAACAAGAGCAGAGTTAGGGTAGTTCATTGGCGTGTCGACAATCTCACCGATGGAATCAACCCATGTGTCGTTGTAGAGGTACTGGCTACTATTATCATCTGTAAGACGAATCACCCTAACCTTGTATGCACGACCAGGCTTAGGCAGTTTCAGCTCATAGCTACGGTAATACACGCCGGTTTTCTTTGCCGTTAGCGTGATATCAACGCTTTTCTCACCTTCTGCCACTACATCAGAAAATGTTGCGTCTGCGTTGGCGATCTGGAATTTGTACTTCACCGTAGTGCCATTTGTATCGCCAGAGCTTTTATCAACGCTACGTAAAGAGGGGAATTTCATGATGACACGAACGCGATCAGCTTCATCGTTATCGATTGAAACCGTAACGTCGTGTGTTTTTTTAAGCTGAATATTTACGGACTTAGGCGTTTCGACAAAATCAAAACCAGCCATTGGCGTCTGATCTTGTGAGCCGTCACGAAAATCCCATGTAATACCGCTGAAGTTGGAAGAGCCATCTTCATTCAAGATCGGTAAATCGTCGATGAAGATCGACTTTGCGCCATTTACCAGGCCACCGATAACCCCCTCGCCAAGAAGGTCGAGGATGGCTGCCATAGCACGAGAATTGACAGTATCATCAGCTTCAACCGGGGTACGGCTGGAGCTTTTACTTTTCTTGCCACCAGCACCGGCAATAAGAAGCGGTAATTTTTTCTTCTTGAACTGTTCCATGTCCAAAAAATCCTTGATTACATAAGCTGGTCGATGGTGATAGAAGAACTCACGACCTGTGAGCCAACTAAAATTTCCTCGCCATAGATAAGCTGTACAGGGTTCCCCTGGTTTGTTGTGTTTTGAGGTCCATCAAAGTAATAAGAGTTCGAGTTATCCGCCTGCCTCACACTTTCGTTAGTGGCTTGCGGAGATATGATTTGCGCTATACCGCCCATCATCAGTGACAAACCGAGAGGCGCAAGAGCGGGCACCCATATCGAGGCAACCATTAATACTGCTCCAACAACCGTCTGAAACCATCCAAAAGCAGATCCACCACTTCCTCGCGGAACAGGGGTAATGCGGATTTTTGCAATATTGTCAGACTGCCCCATCATCTGATATTCACTCTCGTCCACAGACCACTTGTGGCCCTGTTTATTGGTGATCTGGATGTGGTATCTGTCATAGGTTTTGATATTGCGCTTCATCCATGCTTTAAACCCAGGCTTGTTGGCCTCAATTAAATCCAGAGCCTGTTTTGTATTACGCACCTTTAGATGCCAGTGGCGGCCAAAATGTTTGGCCATAGGGCCGCCAAGCTGCACATGAACTAACTCAGACACGTCTCATCTCCCTTGAGCAAGTCTCTGTGACGCAAGTGATGCGTCGTATGTTTCTGATACATCCCGCCGTAATAAGCACGACAACTAAGGCGGTCGATCTGGTGATGAAGAATCATTCCATCGCCGATATAAACCGCACAGTGGTCAGGCATTTTTCCGTATTGGATAAAGAAGACGTCCCCACGTTGAGGTTCTGTTCCGGGCGCAAGCCGTACCAATCCTTCGTTTCGGTAGTTCTGATCGAGAATGTCGTTATCGCCGGTGTACCACGATGGAATATGCAGGTGTGCGTTCGGGTTTAGTTCGACGTTAAACTCACGCTTCAAATAGTCCCGACACAACATCCAGCAATCAAATACGCCAAATACATACGGTCTGCCCAGGTATGGCATTTCGAAACCATCAGGAGTGATCACATTCATCTCGCTAAAATGGAAAGGGGCATCTCCCTCAACATTCTTGCGAATAGCCAGAATCATCCACGGAACTTCCGTCGCTTCGCAGCCTGCACGATCGGCATCAGATGCTTCTGCTGATTCATCAGTATGTGAATGCCAGATTGCGATAACATCACCCGCATCCTCTGCCGCCATAATGTCGTCAACGTGCATTACAAAAGTGTTCTGCGGGTTCTCCGAAACATTCCGCGCTTCCATAAAGCGATATTTGTCGCCATTAGTTCTAACCAGAAAGCCACACGCTTCATTAGGGTAGCGATTTATGGCGCAGAGATAGATTTGCTGCATAACGTCAGAGCCAAGCTCAGGGATTGCTTTATTACCCATACCGCGTAGCTCCAATAAATCCGCCAAAATGGATCACACCGTCGGCAAAATAATTCCGACGCGCATTACAGGCGTCATAACGTTTTGTGCAGTAATCAGCACCAGACATAGACGTCTGCTGGTTATTTTTGTCGAAATATGGACCGGTATAGCCGCATTCTGGCCCTCGGTATTTCCACGGGCAGGTGTTTTTAATGATCTGACGATACGGCAGTTGCACCCCCATCAAATCGAACACACTGGACAATTCAAACTCGACAACCTGATGAGTTTCGAGAGTTTTCTGTTCGATAAACCACATTTCATCCGGGAAATGTTGGTTTGGATCTGCTGTTGGGTTGCCGTCTTTAAAATTAACGGCATCGAGGAAGCGAGCCAGCGTCATCTTGCGAATAATGCGGCAGCCAACAAGATCGTCGTTCGCCTGAACTTCCGCAGAGACGGTTCCGGCAAAGTTCGATACCTGAATTTTTGGACGTGGCAACGTTCCCTGGCCAGTTTTGTCAAAGCCTGATGCTTTGATTGGCCACGGCTCGTATGTCACTCCTTGCCAGACGACCGGTTGCATCAGTTCGTTTGTTCCGGCGTGGAAGAATAGCTTCCCCCCTGAAGTTGTGTTCGACATATCCAGTACGAACAACTCAATGAGTGCAGAGGGAGATAAGCTCTGAATATCAGCTTTAATTCCCATTGTTTCATCCTTGAAATAAGTAGGCGCTGACATCCTGTCAGCGCCACAATGATAGTAAATTAGTACTTACTTATCCAGATACTTAAGCCTCAAATACTTGTCTGAATGTAGCAGTTAAGACACAGTACCCCTGATATCGCTTGACCGTATGACTGTCACATACAACTACAATCTGCTTGCCTCTTGGATTAACCCAATAGAACGATTCAACGCCTGATCGCTCAGTCAGGAAGTCATCGATTGCATTAATTTCGTTGTATGATCTGGTAAAGGTTAACGACCATTCTTCTTTAATACGATTAAGACCTTGAGCCTGTCGCTGCTCGTAGTCATCACCAAAATTAAGTACCGTTACATTCGGTTTTACGCTTTTTTCAGATTCGTAATCTGGATACCAATTAAACGTTTGTCTTTCCATCTCACATCCTTGTGAGACTGCCCCGGTCGGGGCAGTCGATAGTTAGTTACGTTGAGTGTTTGGGTTGAGTGATCCGCCAGGGCGTTTCTCTTGAGCGATAGTCTCAAGCGCGATTGCTTTCATCCGTTGAGCGGCATTGTTCCATATGCTTTCTGTATCGCCGGATTCAGTTGTGCTACCGTCACTATGGACGTTGATCTCAATTGATACCGGAGAAAGAACATTTCCTCCTCCACTCATACCATCGGTACTGAGCGTTACAGGGATTGTTCGACCATCAGGCAATGGAACATACGCCTCATTCATATCGCCTTCCCCAAACAACGCCAATTGAGGTGAGTTGGCGATACCGCCTTTCTGGTATGCCCGGAGCGGGATCACGCCGTCTTTTCCGAATATGCCACCATTTGCAAACTTCGGAATTGCAGGAATACCATTCGTGCCATCGGCAGCAGAACTGGTCAGATTGTTGAACCCGGAAGTTGAGCCAGAAGAACCGGACATCAATCCATCGAATCCACCACCAGCCCATACTGAAACCAAACCAGATGCAACTGTCGCGCCGAAATTCAACCACTTATTACCAGAGCCGGAAGCATTAGCTCCAAGCATTGCAAACGCGGCAGACAGAGCGCCGGTAACAGAGCTGAGGTTCTGCATCGAGAAGATGGAGTCCTTCACTGCTTTTGTCTCAGCATCTTTGGCTTCGGTGCTATCAAATAGCCCCGATACCCAGCTACCAATCGCATTTGTTGCTGTGCCAATTGCGCTGGTGGTCTGCTGTGTTGTTTGCCCCAATCCAGTTACCGAACTGGACGTCTCCTTCGTGGCTTCTCCTACCGACTTGTCGCCATTAACAGTGTTGCCCATTCGTACACCTTGATTGGCAACGGCAGAAGCAACTCCAGTGAGCAAATTGCCACTCTGTGAACTACCAGCTGCGGTGGTTCCCATCCCCAACATGTTCATTAGAGGCAGCGTGATTTGCGACTTCACGACCATATTGGTGATATCTTTCAAAATGGACTGAGATAGGCTGGAGAAGCTCATCTTCCCGTTAATAACGAAATCAGTCAGGACATCAGTTAAGCCACTAAACAAATCAGTCCAGGTGCTTTCGATCTGCTCTGCCAAGTTTTCGTATTCCAGTGCCAACTTCTGCGTCGCAGTCCCCGTCTCTTTAATAAGCGCGGTATTGCCAGCAGCAATCAGTTGATTGATTTTCTTTGTATAAAGCGCCACAACTTTAGGATCAGACGCCTTATCACGAAGTTCTATCAACGCTTTGAGATTGCGGTTGTAGGTGTCTTCGAAATCAGCAACTTTCTCTTCGCGAGACGGCGTATAGCCAGCACTAATAATGGAATCCGCCTCCGGTGCCCAAGTGGAGATCATCTGCTCAACATTGCGGCGATTAAACATCTCGCGATATTCAGGTGTCGCATTTTTGAGGTCTTCAAGACGTTTTTTCGCCTTGTCGATCATCTCTTGAGTGATGAACTCGTTAGGAACCGCATTAGCCAAATCTGTCAGCGATTTCGTTGTATCGCGAAGAGACTGATCAAACGATACCGTAGCCTTAGAGCTTTCACCCATTTGCCCCATAAGCTGATCGGCTTTGTCCAGAGCCTTCTGGTATCCGGCTGCCAGTTTCTGTTGCGCTGCCTGTTCCTTCTTGGCCGCACGCTGCGAGGCGTTAGCTGATCGTTGGGCTGCTTTCTCGGCAGCTGCTGCATCCTGTTCACGAGCTTTAGTTAGTGCAGCAATGGCTGCGGCACGCTCTTCATCGCTCATTTTCTCCAGAGAGCTGGCGCTGGATGCTTTCTGCAAATTAAGCTGCGTCTTGAGTTGTTTAGGCCCAATAATCGGCTTACCTTCGAAGTCCATCATCGGAGTGCCGTCAGGCAAAGTACGCTGATAAGTCGCAGAATCCATCTGGTTTCGCATATATTGCGCCAACGCCTTCTGAGCAGCTTTATCAGTTGTACCTAACCCAAGAACAGTCCCCTGGTTTGACATTACGCCCTTACCAGTTTTGGCCGCGTTATCTCTCTCGAACTCTGCCTGAGTAAGTTCCTGAGCAACGGCTTCCAAATGCTCCTGATAACCACGAATACTGCCTTGCAGTTTCTGGATTTGCTCGGTATTGCCATCCTTTTTGGCTTTTTCAAGCTGATCATTAAGAGTCGCGATTTGCTTCTCGGTCGCATTCTTACGAGAAGAAAGTGAATCAACCAGTTTTTGCGCAGGCTCCAGATAGCTTTTGTTTACCGTTTCACGTAACGGTGCCAATAGCTTGTTCTTTTCGTCATCTGAAAGTGAACCGTCATCATTGATTTTCTGGATCTTGTCCAGAGCCTCCTGCCGGGCTTTCACGAATGTTGCCGCGAAAATCTGGTTTTCCGCTCGAATTTTCTCAATCTGAGATTCGGCAGCCTCTTTAGCCAAACGCTTTGCTACAGCGCCGTCACCAAGAGCTATCGTGCCGGTTATCTTTTGATATTCTTCCTGATTTTTTTTCAGGCGTGCTTCGATGTCAGCCTTCGACTCTTTGTGAGTAATAACACCGGCAGAGTTAGATACGTAATTAACACCCTCACCAGTTTTTAATGCTCGTTGATCAGCAAGAATCTGCTTTTCGAGCTTTTCTGCGCGGTCGGCCATTTGTGCACGTTTGGCCGCCGTCATCGCCTCTGGTATTTTCCTAATCTCGTCAACGACCTTTGAAGTTTCGCTGCGGAGCATGGTCATGTACGTGATTAGGCCAGCAACAGCTACAGTGGCAACTGTAAATGCTGCCCCTATAGGGTTTGCTGCAATGAACGCCGTTAATCCAGCAAAAGCGCCTTTAAGCCCCGTAATCGCCCCACGGATGGCGAAAATAAGAGAGGGGATCGGAGCCAGCCCCATACGTGCCGCACGATTGAATCGAGTTACTGCTGTAGCGCCGAGGTTAAATGGAGTCTGTATGGCGGTCGCCATCGTGGCAAAGGTGCTAACCATCTGGCTCCCAGCGCCAACTACCCCCATGATCCCTGCTCGCATCAGTTTGAACGCAACCATCGCGGCCACGACCTTACCGAGATTAATTACCAGTTCTTGGTTCTTTGCTAACCATTGAGCAAGCTGACGCAACCCATCGATTGCCGTTGTTAACCCCGAACCTAAAGAATTGGCAAACGAAATCCCTTCGGCGCTATTCATGATTGAAGCCAGTTCTTTCATCCCCTTCGATAGAGAATCCAGATATCCGGCCTGACCAACCCGATCAGCAAATAACGTGAATGACGTCTGAAGTTGCGCCAGCGCACCTGTGTAGGTTTGCATCATGTCTTTCGCTGCGTTCTCATTCTCCGCACGCAGACCAACAAACATCAGAGACAACGCCTGTTTTGCCTCAACCGTACCGCTGGCAACGGCTTTAGTCAGTTCCCCCATAGTGATGCCTGCGGCGTCTGCCATTGCCTGCATCGCGTTAGGAACGGCTTCACCTAATTGCTGACGTAGCTCTTCCATTGACACAACGCCCTTACCGGACATCTGCTGAACGGCCACAGCCGCACGTTTCAACAGCTCACTATCACCACCAAAACGAGCAACGGAGTCCACCAGCGCCTTCAGAGAACCATCGGTTGGATCTAAGCCAGCAGAACGAAACTTCACGAAGGAGTCTGTTAACGCCTGCATCGCGAACGGCGCATTTTGAGCCATGTCTACGATGTACTTCATATCATCAGCCGCAGCCTGGCCCGGGTTGGACTTCTCCTTATTCAACCCTCGAAGCATCACCCGCATACGTTCCATTTCGGCCGCAGCTTCAACAATAGGCTTCTGCCACCCAAACATGATGTCAGTAACCGTTCTGGCTGCATCTCCGATCTCGCCAAGCAGGAAAATGTTGCCACGAAGGCCAGAGAACATACCTCCTTCGTTACTTTTACCGCTATGGCCAGAAGCGCCGCTACGCCGCCCGCTACCACCATCGCCACTTCCAGATGTACGAACGCGTACCGGCTTGCTAATCAGTTGCTGACGTCCGATAACTTCGTCCATCTGCTCACGAACCTTTTTCAGTCCCTCGGCAGCCTGACTCGTTGTGACACCCCAATTACTGAGTCGCTTCGTCGTGGTATTAAGGCGCGTATTCATGCCACTCACGGACACAGAGGCTTCTTTGACCTCCGTACCAAAGCGGCTTGCGCTTTTGCTTGCATAGGTCGCCCAATCAGAGAAATCATTTAGCTCTGATTGCACTTTACGTAATGACGCGGTGAGTTTATCTACTGAAGAAGTTGTCGTATCGACGCGCTCAATCAGGGCTTTAAGACCAGAATTGAGGCTGGTGATGTTGCCACGCATTTTACGCGTAGCATCTGAAGCAAGCTCAAAACCGGCAGCTACATCCTGTAGTTTATCTGCCGTAGAATCGAGCTTGCTTTCCAGAACGCCAATGATACGGGCGACCGAACCCAAAGAGCGTTCAAAGGTTTGGATTTTTTGAGCAGGCTTTGTTACCTGCTCACCAAATCGAGTAAGCAGTTTCCCCGCACGATCGATTGACGCTGTAAACTGTTTGTCTTCCAGCGACAGGATAAACTCTACGTTTTGTGACATTCCCTTGTCATCCTCTGCCAAATATTTGCATCAGTTGCTCTTTGGCGTCAGGGTCTGCCTTATCCTGGCTTGGATCGTAGACTTTATCTGTTACGACTGGTCTTCCAATCCTGAGTTGCAAACCCTCCATGAACGCCTTCACAGCCTCGCCATCCGCCTGGGACGCACGAGCGACTTGTAAGTTGCGGACATCCTCTTCCGCACGCAGACGGTCTATATTGCGACTGAGCATCCAGAACATCGTGAGAGGAACGTTCAGTAGCTCTAATGGCGACACGGCGTAGTGAGCAACTACACGACTGAAATAGAATCCGAGATCTATTGAGACGGTCCTTGTCCCGGATTCATCGCGGGAAATTACTTTGCCCCTTCGCCAGCCGCTTTTTCGTTTTCTTCATCAATCACTTCCATAGCGAAGGTGAAGATCTGCTGGAGTTGCGGAACAGTCAGTTTTTCAAGAACTTCGTCAGGTACTGAAGGGATAACCTTACGAACCAGATCTGCATAAGCTGTCACTTGCTCAACAGGAGACATGTTCATGAGATCTTTACCTTCCATCTGCTTGATGGAAACGAACAGACCTACCGTCATTTCAACGATGGGATATTCCTGACCGCCAAATTTGATGCTTTTCTTCGGAGGCAGAATGGAATCGAGATCGAGTAATTTGGTCATTGGTTAAAATCCTTTTAAAAGAGAGGCCCATCCTGAGCCTCTGCTTAATTACTGATTAATCTGCGGGGTTAATCGTTACTGATTTAGTTGCCTTCTTACCACCGCTATTGCTGGTGAAGGAGATATTTGTAGAACCCTGCGCCACACCACGTACCAGACCCGTTTGATCTACCGTGGCCTTTTCCTGGTCTTCGGATTCCCAAACACCGGTTTTGTCTGCGGCATCAGCTGGAGTGATTTCGGCTGTCAGTTGCACAGTTTCTCCAGCTTTTACGGTTGGAGATTCCGGTGCGATCGACACAGTTTTTACCGGTTTAGGGCCGCTCATTCTTCCCAGAACGCCTTCGTCATCAGGGTATGCGCTGAACTGAACAGAGAACACACGAACATCATCAGACTGGTAGGTCATAGTGAAGTTGCCCGCGGTTGCCGCTTTCGGGATGGTCAACACATAGTCGGTGGTGTCCTGCGGAGTCAGAACCAGCTCCTTCGCCACATCAATCAGGTTAACGCCCTGTGCAGATGTGATCGTGACAGAGTTGTCATCTTCGCTCAGAGTAGAACCAGGCATCAGGTCAACCATGTTTTGGAGTACAGACTCAGCCAGAGGCGCGGTGATGGTAATGTTGCGCCCCTGAACTAATTCGGAAATTACGGTCTGCCCCAACTGATCGACGGTGACTTTCAGTGTTTCAGTGGCTACTTCAACCTGAACACCACCTTTGGTGTAACCCAAATCCACACCACCAAACGACACCTTACAGGCACCAAGTTTGATGTTTTTTACATGGGTATTAGACATTGATGGAAAACTCCTTTTTCCGTTAATTCTACGCATTCATTGCGCTAATAGTAAGTATATACTTACTAATTGAGTTAATTCAATAAATAGCCAGCAAATTCAACAGGAATGCCTGCTTCTATTAATGCCCCATCATTTTTGGGATAAATGATTGGCATCGCCATCGGTCGAACAAGTCGAAAATAAACACCACCAGATTCCGTTTCCTCTACTGGAAACATCTCAATGATTTTATTGGCTTTCTCAACCGTCGTAGTAATTGACGAACCACGCACAATTATTGTGAATGATTCGTGGTAAAAGCCCTGTAGCTCATGATCGATGCTGATACCGGTATTTGGGTTAATAAGCAGGACGCCAGATTTCACATTGGCAGGCAAGTAGTGACAGAAAATGTCAGTCCCGACCGTGCCAATCTTTGCCTTCTGCATCAAACTTGCAAACGCTTCAATAAACACATTAACCTCTCGTAAAACCGGCTTTTCTGGCAGCCTCAAGAATCGCTTCTGAGAACTGCTTCTCGCTAATTTCCACCGCTCTTTCCAGAAAGTGTGGCCCAACACGAGGTTTAACACCGGCAATTGGTGGGTTTGTCACGTTCTTCATTCGAGAAAGATAACCGAGTCGGTATTTACCCAGCTCCATGTACTTAGCATAGTCACCTACTTCTACGCCCGGATGCCCCTGACGTGGTTTTGCTCCAGACACAGAAAGCTCAATACGCAGCCCTGAATAACCTTCTTTAATCACCCTGGCAAAGATGGCTGTCTCCAGAGATCCGGTTTCCAGCGGGGCCATTGCACGGCTGAGACGCTCAACCAAACGCGCCAGCTTTTCCATGTCCCGAATAAGATATCGCTTAAATGCTTTCTGGCTGTTGTTGAGTCGATTCCCCGCACGTTTGAACTGATGCGCATCGTATTTCAGACCCATATATTCGCCCCTACTTCAAGATGCCCTGGTCTTCCTCGTAGCCCCCAGCGGCGATGAACACTGGACACCTTTAATTTTTGACCTTCAAGGATCAGTACATCATCAAGTTGTACAGCCGCTTCCAAAGGGACAACTAACACAGCATCAAACAGCTCCAGACTCGCCTTACCACGACTACCAGAGCTATCAGCACGAACTGACGATTTCTCATTACTCTGTTCGAACTTAACCACGCCGACATTCGTCTTCCTGACGAATTGTAATTGCGCCTCACCGTAAACGTTCTTTGCGCCAAAGCGGTAGATCGCAATTTCTGTTTGCCATGAAATATTCATGCTCTCTCCCTGTTGTTGTCGGTCGCTCTCATTACTGGCCAAAAACCCTTTAGACCAAAAGTAAATAATGCGACTGGCGTTACGCACGGCGAACAATCATACGGTTGTTGATGTAACTGACCAGCAAGCGCCAGGTACTGCGAGCCACATGCACGTTTGCAGCTTTACCGGTACGGTACATGTTGGTTGTTTCACCGATTGACTCTGACAAAATGCCATCCTCTCGTGCTGCGGCAACATCATTGCCATTTGCGATCTCACACGCTTCGTTGACAACGGCAAGCATCAACGCTTCTTTGAAGTAGTCAGGGAACTCTTCAAACTTCTCCTGCGTCATCTTTTCCCAATCGACTAAATCATGCCGGTACGCTCCATCTGCTCCCCACGGAATGTCATACACATTCAGCATATTTTGAGGGCGATCGTATCGGTCAAAGTCGATACGTAGAATTTTGCGGATTGAGAACGGTAAAGTTTTAATTCGTCTGGTAGCCTCAATGAGACGCTTGCGCATTAAGCCTTCACCATCCGACAGCAAAGTGTCCCCATTCAGCATATCGATCGCCTGCATTTGAGCATCAGCGACAGTTGCAAACGACTGTTCTGGTATCGACAGTTCAAAACTATTCAGCAGAACATACATTTGCCGCTCTTCATGCATCAGACCCGATGCAACAGCCTTCACAATGACGTACCGCAGATCGCGTTCTTTCTCAGAGAGCTGGTTATATTCAGCCGACACGACAACCGGAATCGACATTTGACCGCTGGTGATTTCTAGCGGCTCGCCATCAACGAGAATAGCCCCGGTGCTGTCCTTTACTGTGTAGGTAGCAGATTCGATATCCAGCACGTTGAAGGCAAATGAAAGGGAAACAGCTTCACCGCTACGATACGAGTCGATCTGCGCCATTACTCACCGCCTTGTGCTTTCAGGATGCCTTCAATCATCTCGACAATTCCTTTCGCTTTGACACCAACCTGATTACCAATCACACGTAGACCGGCAATGCCTTCATTGTCTGCAATTGACTCCAACTCTTCTCGTGTGAAAGTCTGGATCTGTTTGGCCGGTTCATCTGGTGTCCCACGTTTCATTGGCACAATGTCAGGTGCTGCTGGCTCGGTAATCAGGTCTGCGGTCAACTCGCCACGATCACTGTATGCGGCAGACGGAGAAACATTTTTGCCCTCGACTGTTGATGCTCGCATTGAGGCACAAATCCTTTGCTGATCGATAAAAGGCAACTCCGCTACGGACACCCCGTTCTCGAACTGAACGCCGCACAACATTCCCGAATAACCGGAAAATTGCGGTTCTAATAAAACAATTTTTGCTGGTTTCATAACGCATTCTCTCTACATGGGCGGCTTTCGCCGCCCAATATTGATTATTCCTGTGCAGCAGTGACTTCTACGGTCGCTGTCGCTTTGTGGCTACCATCTTGGGTAGTAACCTCGATTGTGGCAGTACCAGCCGCAACGCCAGTTACAACACCGGTTTCGCTATCCACCGTTGCAAACTCGGTATTTTTGGATTCCCAAGTAACGGTTTTATTTGTTGCTCCTGCCGGCTCGACATTTGCGGTCAGCTGAACAGTTTTGTTTGCCTCAACGGTTGTGCTATTTGGGTCGATTTCGACGCCGGTAACAGCCACAACAGGCGCAGTTACTTCCACCGTTGCAGTTGCCTTTTTGCTGCCATCTTGGGAAACGATCTCAATCGTCGCAGTGCCAACTTCTACACCAGTAACGTTCCCGCTCTGGTCTACCGTTGCCTTATCTTCATTTTTGGAAGACCAGGTAACAGCCTTATTCGTCGCATTTGACGGCTGAACATTCGCTTTCAGACTGACTGATTTCCCTTTCTCAACAGACGTTGATTCTGGCGTTACCGTTACGGATTGAACGGCTACCGGATTTACGGTGACTTCCACTGAAGCGGAAAGCTGGGTTTCCTGATCAGTTGCAGTAATTTTTACTTTGCCTGGTGCTACGCCAGTTACTAATCCAGTGCCGTTAACGGTTGCAATTTGGTCATTGGCTGACTTCCAGGTGAATGAACTGGCACTCTTACCCATACTAATACCTGCACTAAGTTGAACAGTTTTCCCAACCAAAACTGACGGTGAAGCCGGGGTTATGTTTACGGATTGGGAGAGGGGAACCGCCTGCAAACAAGCAGATAGCTGACTTTGTTGCCGCTCGGTTAAAGGTTCATCGGAGATAGAATTGGTAAATCCGGCACGGCACATATGCCCCGTAAAATCCGAAAATGCCTCTTCCGTAATCTTCATCTTTTGTTCTGGCATTTCTCGCTCCTACAAAAAGGGTGGGCGTATAGCCCACCCTTTAACATAGATAACTACTTATCTACTACACTGATTAAATTTTTACATTGGTCAGTGCAGCGATAGCCTTATCGTGCTTATTCGCCAGAGAGCAGTACCACTTCACACGGGTACGTACTGCGTCTTTGTTCTGTACAGTACCAATGTTTTCAACAACGATACCTGCGTTGTCGCCGCCATACAGACCAGTAACGCCGTTCTCTTCTGACAGATGCAGGCAGTAGATGCTTGCTTTGCCAGAATCGGTCGGGATGAAGTCGTTGATGATGAACGGAACGCCGTTATGACACAGCATCGGACGACCGAAGTTCTCCATCATGATTTCAGACGGACCTACGTTTACTGTACGCAGCAGCGCACGGTAAGCACGCAGGTGCTCTGAACGCATCATGATGCAGTCAGCACCAAGATCTTTCACCGCATCGACCAGTTCGTCGAACATAGAGAAAGTCATAGATGCACCGGCGATATCGATCTTCTGATCTGCGTGCATCAGGCGTGGAATGCCGTCAAACGCCTTGTTGTTGGAGCTGGAGTCACCCAAAATCAGGTTGCGACGGAACGCACGAGCCAGACCTTTAACTTTCTGACGAACCTGAATAGCCAACTGGTTGTTGGTGTCGGCCATAGTGGTCGCCAGGAATTTATCAACGTCTACGTCACCTGCCAGAATACGCAGTTTCGCAACGCATTCTTCGAAGGTTGCTGCACCTTCAGGGATGGTGTCGTTAACGTCGATGAAGGTAGCTTCACTCAGCGTTTTTTCACGGTTGTACAGATATGCCTTTGAATTAATTTTCATAAAAGGCAGGATGGCAAACAGGTCATCGCGATCGATGATGGTTTCAATCACGCCCTGTTCAAGTTCGTTGTTAGACAGCTTTTCAGCTTCTTCACGCAGTAATGGCATCTATCAATTCCCTTTGATTTAGATGTTACTTAAGTCCAATTTTCCCCAGACCGGAGGCCAACTTATCCATAGTCGACTTGTTCTTCGGTTGGGATATTGTGTAGGTCGATTTGGAATGTGAGCCTACACCCTGCTTGGCTTCGCTACGCATCAATGCGTCAGCTTCCGGATCTGCCCGCACAATGCGTTCAATCGCGGATTCAAACGGCAACGGCTTACCTTCACCGTCAACCAGAACAGCTCGTTCTTTGTGACCTGCCGGTTTGTCATAACCCACTACGCTACCGTCTTCACCCACTTCAAAATGAGAACCGTAGATCACGCGGGCTTTTGCCGGAGTCATCAGAACTTTGTCACGTAGGAAGAGAGAGTTACTGAAGGAAGCGCCCACGGTCATCTCGACTAATTGAGATTTCAGTGATGCGTTTTCACTTTCCAGTGCTGCATAACGTTCGTCACGCTGTGCCAGCTCTGCCTGGTGTGCTTCGATCATCTGTTTTTTAACAGCATCGAACTCACCACGACGCTCCAGTTCAGCTTGCTCCGCCTCACGACGTGCGTTTTCTGCGGCCTGTTCAGCTTCTAAAAGCTGGCGAGCACGAGCCGGATCGATATCACCGTACTGAGCAAGCTGATCGGCCAATGTGCGCTCTTTCTCTTTGCGCTTCATGTTCTCCTTCAGCAGTTCAGCACCAGCTTTCTTGGTTTTACGAAGTTCGGCCAGTAACTCTTCCTGAGTCATGCCAGCGTATTCGTCATCGCCCTTCGGCTGCTCTTTTTGTTCACCCTGTTTGTCAGGATCTTGTGTACTCTGCTCATTATCAGCAGCTACACCGCCAGCGCCTCCACGCTCATGCGCTTCAGCGACATCCATCAGACCACGACGGGCCAAAAGCATTTGCCACAGATTCATAAAAATTCCTTTTGTTACTTATCACTCGTTCTCTTGAGTAGATGAGTCCCCATTCCCTCGGGGTTGATCTTGCCCGCTTTCTTGGGCTGCACCACGATCATAAGTAAGTACTGACTTATTTTCAAGGGTATTTAGATCATTTTTTGGAGGAAAATTCAAGAGATCTTTATCAAATTCCTTTTTCATCGCCTCAGTAATGTTCGGGAAAATCTTCTCAATAAGCATTTCCATCTGGTGACGACGTACAGAGTCCGGTGCCTGAAGTAATGACAGTTTCTCGGCAACAGAAAATTCATCAGTAAGGCCACGAATATCGAAACTTTCTGGATACGCAATTAAAGAGTGGTCTTCGTCCAGATCTACCCCCATCCATTTCGCAACCAGTAGCATGATTTGGCGTTCAGCCCTTTCCAGACGCTCTGCTTTTGTGACAAGCAAGCTATTTACACGCTGGAAGTCATACATTTTTGCGGCACCAGATGAGTTATCGATTCCCTGTGCGTTGTCCTGCTTCGTTCGCTCACCAGCTACACCAACTGAATGGTAGATTTCGTTAATCACCGTCTTAATCGTAGTGATGATCATCTGAGCTTGTTTCGGGTCTGGTGACAGATAAAACGGCTGGTTTCCACCTTCAGAATCGTAGGTGAAGACTCGCTTTGTGCCCATTTCAAGCACTTTAGTGTGGTTTTCATCACCAGGTAAAAGCGACTGTACTGGTATAGCCAACTGGCTAAATGTCTGATCCTGAATAATGGCATCAAGGTTTGACAGATAGTTTGCAACCGCACGATCAAGATAAGCGATATCATCGATCAACGATGGGCTGAAATACGGTGATTCACTTTCTCCAATACAATCAACAGGAAACACAGGAACTACGCCGAGATTATGCTCACCGCTATCCTCTAAAATAACTTTTGCCTGACGGCGACCTGCTCCACCAGCGCCCTTCTTCACTTCCTCACGGAACAGATACCACTCGTTTTGTGTCCACAGACGATAACGTTGGTATTCCTGACCTGTAGAAGTAAAAGGATCTGCGTCATCGCGAGCGACTTCCACAATTAACGCCCATAACATATTCCCGTCGTCGTCCCATGCCACATCCAGCATTTGCTGAGGTGAAATCCAGTAGGCGTAGGCGCGAGCATCTTTCTTTTTCTCGTCAGCTACTGACTCAACATCACCACTCATCGTGCTATCGACAACAACCCATATGCGACCGTAAATAGACGACTGCAAATCAATAGCGGCCATAAATGAGTCAATAGAGGCATTCTGGCGAGTCGCACGTTTCCAGAAATTGCGGATCTGCTCTGGTGCCTCTTCGATATTTCTATGAATGTCTTCTTTAAAGAGATATTTGTTGATGAGGTTTACCACCTCACGAGTGTGGTTGAAGCGATAAGCACGTTCAACTCGCTCCTTAAACTCCTGATCTCCCTCTTTAAAGTAACGAAAGATATTGTCTGTAAACCAACCACGCCCGCCAGCGTAAGTGCTGGCGAGGAAGTCCCAATGTTCTTTTTTCTTTTCGTATTCCGGGTGGCGTCGCGCCACCAGATCCTTAATTTGTTTGTCGTTCAATTCCATTTGAATAACCTTAGATAATTACTTACCTATCGAGAACCACCAAGAATAACACGGTTTTTGACTGGATACCTACGATGTACTGGATAGCCCAATGCGTCTGCACTATGCTCAATGCCACCTGTCTTATCCATATCTCGTGTTCCAGGCTTGTAGATGACTTTTTCCAGTGAATCAATCAAATGCTTGCACTTCGGATCGATATACAGCCGGATATCTCCAGATGCGGTCATCAGCATTCGGTTAACAGCATTAACACGATCCGCAATTGGCGGGTGCTTTTTCGAATAATCGACACGTAAGAATCCCTTCTCTTTGAATATGTCGACGTCAGACTCCCCGCGAGCATGTTGGCGATAAGCACCTGCCGGATCTGGAAATACCGTTATCTGTGATTTCCAGCGCCAGAAGCGTCTCTCAAGCTCATCACAAACCTCTGCCGTGTTAGAGGAAAAGAGCACCAATTCATCAATTGCCCATAGCTCACCATTTGGCTGAGGTTGCAAAATTACGGAAGACATCGGGTCAATGTTGAAGTCCTGCCCTACCCATATAGGCAACCGAGGGTTGAACTGAAGCGGTTTTACATGCACGTTACGATCGAACGGGTAGTAAACGCGCCCGGACATGTTCTCAAAGCTGGCCAGGTACTCCTGAGCGAACGATTTGGGGTCCATATCGTTCTTAGCAGCTTCAATTTCCGCCGTAGGTACAAACGGAGAATCGGCAGTTACAAACTGCCAGCTCTTCCACTGTCCCTTTCTTTGCAGCTCTACGTTCTGGCCTATAGTCCACAGTTTGTGAAATTCCGAGAAGCCTTTTGGCGTACCAATGATCAGTGCACCGCCGCGTGTCGATGAAAGAGTAGGTCGTAACACCTTGTACCAAGTGTCAGCCTTCATATCCTGAAATTCATCAAGCACTACAAAATGCAACGCTACGCCGCGCAGAGTGTCAGGCTTATCAGCACCTTTGAGGGCGATCTCCGAACCGTTCTTCAACACGATTGTCATCGTGGTGTCGTTCTTTTTCCTAACCCACTTACGAGGCAGAACTTCCTGTAGATCGTCCCACAAAATCTGGCGAGCCATCTGGTAAGTAGGAGCGACATACCAGACCCTTTGCTTTTTTTCCTTTGCCGCCGCACGAATAATAGTGGAGATCGACAACCGGGATTTTCCCCAGCGTCGACCAGCACAAACAACTTTAAATCGATGCGGAGACTGGAAGACTTTCATCTGTCCAGAATGCAGTTGCACAAGACTGAGCGAGGACGGGATTGCCATTATTCGTCCTCCCCTTCACTTCCATCATCTGTCGCATCAAATTCGCTTAGAGCTTCTTCTTCCAACGTCTCAAGCAATTCGTCATCGATGATTTCAGGCTCGTCGTCTTCCTGACGTAATTTCGCCACCTGGGAAGGCGTAAGCTCACCAAATACCAGATTCGGAATTTCTTCCTCGTCATTTTCCGCATGATCCATGCCCAATGCTTTGGACGAAACTTCAAAGCATTTTGCAAGGGTATTACTGGCTCTCTGTAAGCTCTTGAGAGAATCCTCAATCGCCCCTAAAGGCTTACCCTCACGTTTGGCCGTAGTGACTTCGACCATCACCATCTGCCCCAACGCATACGCCCAGCCGTCATAACGTGTACGACGTTCTTCTATCTTTTCTGCACGGGCTTTAGCGCGAAGCTCTGCGTCAGATTTAAGAGACTCACGAACCATCTTCCCAACAGAGTCCGCGCCTTTCTCTAATCCTCGCTTTTTGAAATGTCTGGAGAGTGTTTCACGACGAATGCCGTACTCTTCCTCCAGCTTTGAGAGTGTATATTCGCCTGACGTCCATTTGGCTTCAGCTTCGGCCCACTCCGCTGGTGTCAGGCGAGTTTTTACCTCGTCTTTTTCGACCGTCATAGATCCCTCTAAAACACACAGAGCGCGTCCATGCGCTCTAAAACAACTTGTTTACTGCATCTGCTAACCAACTTGTTTTCTGGGGTGTTTAATTAGGTCTGGCATGTCTTACGAAGCCTGCTTCCGTATATATTTAATAAGTTACTTATTATTTATATATACAGATGCAGGTCTTTAAATAAGCTCCCAGACCGATTACATCACCAGTAACTTCGCTTTGGCTCGACCTAAAGTGGTTAACCCAAGAGTTCGGCGGTGATAGCGATTGTCACTGCGTTGGCGCGTATGCCCTTTCTCCACCAGCCCCTTTTTTATCAGAGCGCGAATTGAGAACTGGATACTTTGCTTGGTTGTCTTGTACGGCAAAACTTCAAGCAATTCGTCCAGGTCAAGTAGATGACCTCGCTCATAACCGAGATTGAGCGTTTTGATGATGTCCTTTTGTTTATCGGTTAACGTCATGGCAAATCCTTATGCCGGTAAAGCAATTTCTAACGGTTTATCCAAAGGTTGTTTGTCGAATGCCAGCAGTGGCAGCGTGTCAGGCAGTCGACGGCCAAAGTCAGGGTTTCGGTACACACCATACAACGGAGACGTAAAGCTCAGGTTGTGAATGTCCTTGAGCAGCTTCACAATGCTGGCCTCGTCCACCAGACTGTCGGCAATGTCCTGAATCGTCGTGCCACGATTCCGCCCAGCTTTTGCCAGGGAACTGTTCTTGTGGTAGTCCGCCACCAGATCACGCAGTGCACGGCGACGACGAGACTCGCTCATTGCGAACAACTCTTTGACGATCGCCTCGTTATCACCCGGGTCGGAACGGAAATGGCGCTGGAATACACGCAGTGCACTTTCATAGCTCTTCGGTCGCTCAGGGCGGATGAACTTAAACCCTGCTTTCATGGCGAAGGGATTGTATTTGCTCATCGAGGACTGGATCTCAATGATTGGCCGGTCATGCATCCTGCTAACCAGGTTAATCATTCGATAAGAGACGCCTACGCCACGATACTGAGTATCCACAACTGAGCGACTGATCACCGCAAAGTTGTTATTTACGTACCGACCCCAGTACTGGTTAGCCACGGTGGTATTAGTGGTTGGTTTCAACTTAGGAAACATGCGGTGGCGAGGTGCCAGCAGTAGTTTCGGGTAAGCCATAACCACGACGCCCACCAGACGGTCATCAAGTTCGCAGCGATAGTAAGTTGGCGCGAAAGGTTTGCCGTCTGTTTTGTAGTGAAGCGACTTAAGAGCGTGCCAGTCCTCTACAGTTCCCTTTGTGACAGTCATTCGCTCCAGAAAGTCCAGATGACGCGGAAACTCTTCAGGGCGGTAGCGTTTAATGATGATGTCCGTCATAAATGAACCTCATCATGACTACCATTGTGATATTCCACCTTCACGCGTTCTTTGTAGTGCTTGGTTATCTGCATATCCGGGCGCAGCGCGTTCTTCAGGTCTTCGTGAGTCGTCGCCACCATTACCGTTGCACCAACCTTTCGAGCGGCACGCTGGAGGTTAGATGCCACAACCTGAGCGGTTACACGGTCTAGAACAGCACCGAACTCGTCAGCAGCCCACACTTTAGCGCCTGACTCAATCAGTTTGGCAATCTTGAGACGATATTTCTGACCGTCTGACATTTCAGAAGGCTTGCGAACAAACAGATATGCATCGTTCAGACCAGCCATAGATAACAACCCAAGCGCATCGCTGGTCGTTTTGCCCAACTGATCGATGACGTTAACCTCATTATCGAAGGTAAAATCATCGATGGAGGCTACAGACAGCCCTTCATCCTTCATCTGTCGTTGCAACTCGCGCAGCACAACGGATTTGCCGGAACCGGATTGGCCGGTGATGTACACCACATCGCCCTGCTTCACTTCCAGCTCCAGATTGTCGTAAAGCGTCCACTCTTTTTCGTCCAGGCCAAGCCCGAACGACTCAGCGATTTCCAACGTGCGCGTGGTTTTATTTACGCGTGTCTGAAACGATACGTTGATGATGTATTTGCTCATGCAGCCATCTCCCCGGAAGAGATCTTCTCCGCATATGCCACAAATGCGTCTACCCCGCTTTCTCCCGTCATTTCTTCCATGTGGGCAAGCAAATCACCAACAACAATGGCAGAGCCAGCAGGAAGCGTTTTAAAGCCCAATACGTCGACAACACGTACTTCTTCCGCTGCAACTTCACGACTGATCTCGGTGTGTTCATCCTTCTGTCGTTTAGTTTCTTCGCCAAGA